CGGCGCGATGACACGGAGCTGAACGGGTCGACTTTCTTCGAAGGGCTCGACTTCCGGGGCTTTTCGCCGACCCGCGCCCTACTCGAAGATCCGGGCATCTGGCACTTGCTCGGGTACGCGCTCGGGAACGGCTACTTTCCCGACAAAGAGCTGCGCACGGAGTCGTTCCGGGTCTTCGCGCCCACACTGCCCGATGAGCCTTTGCTCGATGGGTTCGAAGCGATGTGCGACTGCCACGAGATCCCGGCCATGCGCACCGAAGGCGAGCACGCCATGCTTTCGATCTGGGACCGGGGCTTTCAGCAATGGCTGCGGGATCTGGGGTTCCGGTCGAGCGCAGAAGTGCAGACCATTCCGAACCGCTTCTTCCAAGGCCCCGCGTGGATTCGCGAGGCGTTGCTCAAGGGGCTCTTCGCGAGCGCGGGGCGCTGGGATGTTTCGGACAACGCGCCCGTGCTCTACCTGCATCCGCCGCAGCTCCGCCAGTCCGCACTGCGGTGCCTTTGGAGCGTGGGTATCGCGGCGCACGAAAAGCGGGGCGACTACGCGGTCCACAAGATCCGGGTCTCCGATGTGGCGAGCTACATGGCGCAAGTCAATTCGCTTCGAGAAGAGCCGCGTGAGGGTAGGGGCGAGCGCGTACGCGTGGGCCTTTGGGACAAGCTGCCCGTGTCCACATCGCAGACCATCGTCCGTGCGTGCATGGTGAGCCCCGCGTTCAAAGAGCTAGACCAGCTCGACCGCACGAGTCTCATCCGTACCGAAGCGCAAGGCTTGGCGTTCCGCCGGCCGGTGGCCTTCAATTGGCTCAGCAAGCTCGGCTTAGAGATTCCCGACGCGCTGCACTACCACCACGCCAAAGTCGGCGTGGTGGATGCAGAGCCGATCTCGCAAGCGCTCATGTACTACGTGGAAGTAGACGATGATCCGCACATGTTCGTAGCGAACCATCTAGTGCTTGGAGACTCACGCGCGGTGCTGTAGCTCTTTGATAATCAAGAGCTGGTCGACGACCATGTTTCGAAGCTGTTGGTTTTCCGCCTCAAGATGATTCGTCTTCGCGTACTGCACGAGTCGCGTGCTGCGCGTACGCGATTGCTGGCGCCGCTTCTTAGGCTTCGCCGTTGGCGTAGGCGTCGCAGCGGTTTGGAGCTGCGACTTCCACTTGTAGATCAGCGCAGAGCTGAGTTTGTACTTCTTAGCGACCGCAGTTGCGCTCGTGCGATTCGCTTCGGCGACGTACTTCTGCTTCTGTGCGGGGGTGAACTTACGACGCTTGACGTGCCGCTTGCTAGTTGCCTTTGAGGGCATGGGGGTTCCCTTCGGGGTGGTAGGTTGTAGGACTACGGTCCATCATATTCGACGGACCGTAGACGCTTGTCAAGCCGTTCCTTAGTTCAAGGCAGGATCGGTCGTAGCGGGCTTGCCGCAGTTGGGGCAGTCGGGGTCTCCACAAGTCTCTTGGGGGATTAGAGAGTCGTAGTACGACATGATCCGGTTGAGCCCGTCTTCGAGTAGCGATAGCGGCACCTTCTTATCTCGGAAAATGCCCACGATCTCGTCGTCGTCATCGATCACTACCACGTCTTGCCAGAAGACCGGCGTGGGGCTCCCTTCGAGTGGCGCAGCGGGTCCGCGCGTCCAGATGATCATATGCCCTGTGACTTTGACTCTCATGCTTACTGCCCCCATCCCGCACACACGGGGCCAAGCCCGCGTTCGATGCTCTCCGGCACGGTGAGCTTACGACCACATCGGCCGCAGCGCCCCTCGTGCCAAAACTCCGCGGGTGCGAAGTCTTCATCGGTGGTGAAGCGCTTCCAAAGCCAGCGGAAGGCCCGCGCGCTTGGCGCCTCTTCGGTGATCCGGCTCTTGCGGCCGTGCACGAACTTTTCAGCGTCGAAGATCGTTCCGAGAAACGAGTAGTCGGAATCGTTGTCGGGTCCGCTCAGCAAGCCGACGAAAAAGAGTTCCTTGTTCTCTTCGACTTCCTTGCGCTTGATCTTGTACGTGAAGCGGTTGCCGGTCTCCGGGTTCAGCACGGTGAACGTCGCGTTGCCCGCGAGCGCGTACGCTTTCGCAAAAGCTGGGGTGTGAAGTCGTCCGCGCATGCTCACGGGCGCATCGTCGGGCAGCTCTTGCGCACCCATCACGTCTTCGATCGTCGGGGGGTCTACAAACTCGTCGGTGTGGTCAATCATGGTCTTAGTCCCTTCACCTAAAGAGTACGGTGCACCGTATAGAATGTCAAACCGACCGTATAGCTCCGTGTTTTGCAGGGATTTGTAATCGTATACGATGTATGGTATACTTGGGGGATGAAGCGCTCTCAGCTATTCGCGCGTCTTGTCGCCCGACTCCCCGATATCGTGTTCGCGGAGTACGGGCGGAAGGACGTGTGCATTCCCGCCGCGTACCACTGCCAGGAAATCTTACGCGCCAAGGGGATACCCGCGCGCCTTGCGTGCATGGACGCCGTTGCGATGAATTGGCCTTTCGTCGAATGGGTGAACCGGCGCTTGGATGGGCACCACGATCCAATGCCGCACTACGCATGGTCGGTCGGGATCACGCACATGAACCCGGATGCGGAAGGCTACCTGAGCCACCTTGTGTGTGTGTCGAAGGGCGCGGTGATCGATTGCGCAGCCGGGGGAATGTCACGGCCGCAGCAAGGGATGCCCGTTCCCGCTGGGCTCATCGTGAAAGGCGGCAAGTGGCACGACGACACGACGGTGGTCACGTACGAGCCGTCGCCGGAGCCTGTTCCGCCGATGTGGCGGCTCGACCCCATCGCCACGGCGCGCGTGCAAGCGCGGATCAAAAAAGAGATCCTAGAGCAAGGGAGCTGATTATCCTGAGCCCGTGAGCTAACCTTGCGGGGACATGGCCGACCCTTCGAAGCTCGCGCCCCCCGCGCCCGTCGATCACTCCGATCGGACCGTCGACGTACCGCGGACCATCGGGGCCTACGATCCAAGTGAAGACTACCCCGCGAAGCAGAAGACGCGGGCTGATTTCCGGCCCCAAGAGTTCGATCGAGTCATCGGGCAGCACGGCAAGTACGTCACGTGGCGCAAGGCCCTGCTTTGCCCGTGCGAGAACCGCGATACGGGGCAGCCCCAAGTCGATTGCGAGGACTGCGACGGCTCGGGCTACGTCTACGTCGACAAGCACCGCATCCGCGCGCACATGGTGAGCTTCGACAAGGCCACCAAAATCTACGAGAAGTTCGGCATGTGGCTCGAAGGCAACGTGCAGATCACCGTGCTCCCGCAGTACCGGCTCGGCTTCCGCGATTCCATCGAAATGGAAGACGCGCTCATGAGCTTCAACGAGCTACTTCGGAAGGGGAACCGGCGCGGCCGGCGGAGCAAGCTCCCAGACGGCTACGACTCCGCTCGCTACCGGATCACCACCGTGACGCGGCTGGCGTATCATTCGGGAGACTCGTTCGCGCTACTCGAATCAGGCTACCATTTCGAAGTGAGCGATGAGGGGTGGATCAAGTGGCTCGCGCCGGGGAACAACGCCGTGCCTGACGGCGAGACAATCAGCGTGCTCTACGATTTCCACCCCGTTTTCCAGATCATTAGCCACCCGCATGCGACGCGCGATGACGTGCGGGGCACCAAGGTGGCCAAAGACACGTCCTACGCACTCCCCATTCAGGCCGCGGCGCGGCTTGATTACCTCATCGATATCAACGCGGCTGCGATACCGCCGGTCACAGGATAATGGCGCTCGTCAGAGTCGATCTTGCCGATGTGGTAGCCAACGTGGCGCGGGGGTTGCCACGGCTCAGCGACACCCGGCGACTCCAAATGGAGCTGGGTGCATCGGCGATGCAGTATTGGAAGCAGCTCGCCAAAACCAAGCTACTCAGCTCATCGGCTTCCTACACGTCTTCGCTCAGCCATCGGTCCACGGAGAGCCGGGAGTACATCGTGCTCACGGGCGTGCTCCCGAACATGATTGAAGGCGGGTTCAAGGGCGGCGACATGCGCGATTGGATGCTCAAGGGCGCCAAATCCAAGATGGGCAAGAACGGGCGGTATCTCACCATCCCGTTTCGCCACGGCTCCAAAGACACGACGGGCCGCAACGTCGGGCCGGAAATGCCCAGACCCATCTACAACGCCGCCAAGAAGCTCGACGGCACCAAGAGCAAGGCGAAGCGACTCACGGGCGAGGGCGGCAAGAGCGTGCTCTACGGCAAGCGCCTTGAGCCCCACGGGCGCGGCGTGAGCAAGCAAGTCACCAAGATGCTCAACACGAAGGCCAAAGACTGGCACACCACGAGCATCTACACGGGCATGCAGCGCACCGAAAAGCAGTACGAATCGGCGAATCAGACGGGCGGTTACACGACCTTCCGGCGGATCAGTACCAACACGCGCTCAGGGATCGACCCGAAGACCGGGCAGATGCGTAAGAGCTGGCACCATCCGGGGATCAAGGCCGTCAACTTCGCGGTCAAGGTGCGGGAGCGCGTGGAACAGCTCGCGCCTATCACTTTGCGGCAGATTTTAGGGGAATAATGGGGCGCAAAGACAAAGCGAACACCCGCAACCTAGGCGGCACACTCCAAAACGAAATCGAGCCCTTCTTCGAAGGGCCGCTACTCGCCAACGCGCGCACGAGCATCGTGCTCTTGGAGCGTGTGATCTTGGGTCTTTTGCGCTCCGAGGTAGACCGGCTGAAGGATAACGAGGAAGAGCTGACGCGCTTTTTCAGCCATTTTTTCGATCCCACGGCGGGCGCCGAAGAGCGCGCGCGATTCGTCACCAACTTTCAACGCGAGCCGCCGGTCACGGTCATCGGCTACCCGCGCGCAGCGGGCGACTTCCCATGCTTCGCCATTATCCTTGAGAGCGAGGAAGAGACCGACCCCCCGATCATGGGGGACTACGTTGGGATGACGCTCGAAGGCGAGCCCGGCGAAGCGGCGGAGTACGAGGGCGGCTTCTTTCGCAACACCTACGGGATCTACATCTACGCGCAGAATTCCGATGTGGCCGTCTATCTCTACCAGTTTGCCAAGATGGTGATTTTCGGTGCAAAAACCGCGCTTCAATGTGCGGGTTTCACCGACTTGAGCTTCAGCGGCGGCGAGCTGAGCCCGCAGGAAATGTACTTGCCGGATAACATGTACGCGCGCGTCTTGCGCGTTCAGGCGACCGCGCCAATGACGGTGCCGCGCCTCGTGATCGATCCTGCAAAGGTTCGTGTCCTAGGGCTGTACATGGATGATATCGTAGTGGACGGAATGCGCGGGGGCGTGACACCGTACGCTACAGAAGGATCTGAAAATGGCGAAAGCTAGGGGGCGCTCCGGGGGGAGCACACAGAGTTCGTCGGAACCGCGTAAGTCGGAGCCGGCGGTAGAGGATAACGGGGCCACGCCAGAGGCCGCGCCGGAGCCCGGTTTACCGGAGCCGACGCCCGAAGAGAGCCCTTCGGCAGATAGTTTGCCGCAAGGGCTGCCAGACCGAACGCCACGCGTTACGATTCAGGCATTCGTGCGGGGGGCCAAAGATCCAATTCTACGTGCGTTCGCAGGCCAAGAGCGGCTGACACAGGCCGCTCGGAAGCTGACACGGGCTGAGTGGAAGACGGCATTCGAAGCCTTCAAAAGTGAACCTAGGTAGGGGGTAAGGGGTACATGGCTACTGCAATCTTTTTCAACGGGCGGCGAATTAACGTCCCGCAGGTCGTCAGCAAAGTCGACGCAAGCGCGCTGAGCAGTGTCAGCCCGTCCGCAGTCGGAATCGTCGCGCTGATCGGCACTGCCGAAGGTGGCGTTCCGTTGACCGTCGACGAGTCGGATTCCGACATGACACGGGCTGGCCAGGTCTTCGACCGCTACCGCACGGGAGACCTGAAAACCGCGTCGCTTTTCGCGTTCGAACCGTCCAGCGATGACGCCGTGCCCAACGGCGCGCAGAAGATCGTTGCCGTGAAAGTCAATCCCGCCACGCAGAGCACTGCGACCCTGCAAGACGGAACACCCGCCGGGGCCGTGGATCTCACGAGCCGCGACTACGGGCTGTTCACGGAGCAGATCAATATCACGATCGAAGCCGGCACGAATCAGGGCAAAAAGCTCACCGTCGTCTTCGAGGATGAGAGCGAAGTCTTCGATGACGTGGGCGGCGATGCCGTGTTCACCGCGGGTTACGCGGCGGGCTCAGACGGCTACGACACGATCACAGGGCAAGTCACGGCGACGGAGTTCCTTGCTGCGGCCACCAAAGACGAGTTGGGGCTCTCCGCAGAGCGCACCGCCGATATCCCGGCACCGGGCGTGCTCGATGTGGCCAGCGACAATGTAGGCGACACGACTCAGACGATCACCGTCTACGGGCTCGACGCGTCGGATGTGCCCATCAAAGAGAGCATTGCACTGAACGGCACCACGAACGTCACGGGCTCCGTGAGCTTCACCAAGGTGCTCGGGTGCGTGCTCGATGGGGTCGCTCTTGGCACCGTCACAGTCAGCGACTCGCCGATCACCGCCACGCTGTTCGCGCTCGCGACCACCGTGCTTACGCGCGGCGTCGTGCTCACCACCAATACGCCCGTCAACGGCGTGGTCACGGTGACCATCGATACGGACGACGCGACCGATTGCGTGATTCGAGGCACCAACGCTTCGGGCATCGAAATCGCAGAGCGCATCGATCTGACGGCCGCGAACACGTTGCCGGTTGTCGGCACCGTGGTGTTCGCCAAGATCACGCAAATCGAGCTGGGGGATACCGCCTTGGTGCGTACCGTCTCGATTAGCTGCAACGCAGAAGCCACGAAGCACAGCACGTTCGCAACCGTGTCGAAGCTCGTAGACCGGCTCAACACACTCGATGGATTCACTGCCGCAGCACTTGTGCGGAACCCGACCACCTTTCTCATGACCGACATGGATAACGGGGCGGCAGTGAACCTTTTGGCGGTGACGGCCGACTTCGATGGGGATCTCTTCAAGATCGTCGATAAGCTCAACACGGAAAGTGCCTACGTCAGCGCCGCACGCGCGACGGGCGCCGCCGGAGCGCCGGCAGACACCGCAAGCCCGATCTACCTCACGGGCGGGATCGAAGGCGTCACGACGATCAGTCAGTGGCAAGCCGCCTTCGAACTTCTTCGCAAGCGGCGGGTGACCACCATCGTGCCGCTCACTCAAGACCCCGCAGTGCACAACCTCTTGCTCTCCCATCTGGTCGAGCGAGCGGGCCGACTCCGCAGCGAGGCGAACGGCTACGCAGGGCTCGGCACCACGGACGGCGAGGGCGAGACTCGGGCCAATATCAAGTCGCAGATTCAGGTCGTTCAGAGCCGGCATATCAGTGCCATCGGCGAAGAGTGTCAGCGCTTCGACCCAGAGACCGGCGTTGCTACTTGGTATCCGCCGTACATCTACTCAGCAATCGCGGCTGGCATGCAGGCGGGAAGCCCCATCGGCGAGCCGATGACGCGCAAGCGCCCCAATGTCACGGACACCCGCAATGACAGCTCGTGGAGCGTCGAAAACGACGTGGAAGAGCTGATCGACGCAGGGCTCATGATGAGTGAAAAGGTCGACGGCGTTGGCATCCGCTGGGTCCGTTCGATCACCACGCACTTGGCAGACGATAACGTCGTCTTCACGGAAATGAGCGCGAACGAAGCGGCCAACACGGCCATCTTCGAGTTGCGCCGAACACTCGAATTGAAGATCGGTCAACGGGGGTTGGCGGGTTCAGCGGCGGCTATCAAAGGGCTGGCCAACGATGAGCTTGGTAGGCTCATCGATGACGAGATCATCGTGGCGTACCGGGCACTGCAAGTAGAGCAGATCGGCGACGTGTTCCCGGTCTCGGTCGAGATTGCGCCGGTACTTCCGATCAACTTCATTCCGATTACCGTCCATCTCGTGGCGGTACGGGCAGCGGCATAAGGTAGGGGGCATCAATGGCCGGTAGAGGATTGGTTCTTTCAGGCGCGAGAGCGCGACTCATGATCGAGGGTGTGAAGGTCATGTACGCGACGAACGTCTCGTACTCGGAAGAAATTCGCCATGACGCCATCGAAGTGCTCGACCAATTCGATGTGGCCGAACATGTGCCAGTGTCGTACAATGTAACCTTCAGCGCACAGATGGTTCGGGTCGTGACGAATCCCATCAAACTCCGCGATGGCGTGGTGATTCAGCCCCGGCTCGAAGACATTCTTTCGGCCCCTGAGTTGACGTGTTCCATCGAGGACCGCGCGACGGGGAACGTGATTGCGAACATCGAGCGCGTGAAGGCGACTCGCTACACGCAGAACACGGGTGCGCGCGGGATCGTGTTGAACGACGTGGAGTTCGTAGCGATCAGAATCCGCGACGAATCCGAGATCGCGTAGTAGAAGGGGGACATGAAAACCCCCGAAGAGATACTAGAGAACATCGAGCGCGAGTCGGAGCCCGCAGTCTCCGACGCGAAGCTGCCCGGTATCACGAAGTTCCACATCGATGTGATCGGCACGCGTGGAGTTCGCTACAAAGGCGACTTCATCTACCGCGTGCCTCGCATGATCGATCAAGTGAGCATCGGCCGGCTCAAGAGCGAGTACCTTCCGCAAGGGGGTATGGCCGACCCGAACGCAGCGATCATCGTGGAGCAGTTGTGCTACTTGGCGGTCACGATTCAAGACCCGAAGCCCGATTGGTGGAGCCCCAGCGAGTTCTACGATGCAGCGCCACTAGGGGCGGTCTACAAGGAGGCGCTCAATTACGAGCGAAAATTTCACGGAGGGGATGCGGACGATTCCGAAGCTCGAAGCGGAGTTGGAAGCGATGGAATTCTCGAATCTGACGGACCTGACGCGCCTCGTGAAGCTACTGTGGGTCGAAAAGTTCAACCGCCCACCAAACGACGGGAGACTCTTGTCTCTCACTCTGAGAGAAGCGGCTGAACAGGTATTCGAACAGACGGCTTTCAGCACGTACATGAAGAAACGCGCCGACAAGAAAGCCCCTACGTGGCGGGACGTAGACGAGTGGGCAGCCCCCGAAGTCGAGACCGTGACCGGCAAAGAGGCGGAGCGTATCGCCGACGTGCCTCATTTGACTGGCGACGCGGAGTGGGATGCCGTTGAGCTGGCAGAGACCGATCCAACCCGCCCGTTGCTATCTGAACGGTTAGAGGGCTGGTAGGGTTAGAACCATGGCGGGGGAAAGCAGACAACGTACAGTCGTCGAGATCGGCGTTGACGATCGGGCGGTCAAGGGTCTCGGGCAGACCATGGAGCGCGCCTTTGATCCCGCGATCATCGAGAGCTTCGCCCGCAGCGTAGAGCGCCTTGAACGGACGCTGGACCGGCTTGCGGACACCGCGGGTAAGGCGGGCGTAAGCGGCGGTGGCGGCGGCGGGGGCGGTTCAGGCGGTGGCACGAGCGCCCCAAGAGGCCCCGGCACAAGCGCCCCTAGAGGCGGCGGCGGTGGCGGCGGAGAGCGCGATGGTCGTGGTCGCTTCGTTGGGGCTGGCGGCGGTGGCGGCGGTGGGGGTGGCGGCTTCTGGCCCACTTTCGGCGGCGCGGGGCTCGGCTCGTTCATGGGCACGTCCGCAGCGGGCATGATGAACCGCGGCATGGGGGCCGTGGGTTCGATGGCGTCGGGCCGTGGCTTCGTAGGGCAGATGGCGTCAGCCATCCCTTGGATTGGACCCGCGCTTGGGGGTGCCGTGGGGGGCATCGGCGGCATGTACGGGCAGTACGCGCAGCAAGCGGGCGCCATTGCCGGTTCGTACGGCCGTACGGGCGTCGCAGGCGCCGGTAACATGGGCATGGGCACCCGGTTCGGGCTCGCGCCGGGGCAGATGGCCGGGCAGATGGCCAACTACGGGGCGCAGACGGGGCTCAAGGGCTCCGCGCTCCAAGGGATCAGTCCCGATCTCTTGGAAATGGAGAAGGTGCGGGGCTTTGGCTCCGCGGGTGCCGTCATCGGCGGTGCGGGCGCGGCTGGGGGCCGCACGGGCAACGCAAAGAAGCTACTCGAAGATTCGATCGCCACCGGCTTCCAAGTCGGCATTCGCGAAAGCCGCATGGACCAGTTTTTCATGCAGATGGGCGGCTGGGTCGAATCGATGCGCAATCAGGGGATCAACCTGAGCACGGAGAGCGCCAACGCACTCGTGACCGTCATGGGTAATCTAGGGCTCAAGGGGATGGCCGGCGTGAAGGCCGCGCAGAGCACGCAAGGCGCGCTCAGCCGCATCGGCAAGGGCGGTGGCCCCGCATCGGCGATTGGGCTTCGGGCAGCGGGCATGGCCGGCGGTGGCTTTGGGAACAAGAGCTACATGCAAGCTCGGATCTTCGCGGAAGCTGAGCCGCAGACGGTCATGAACAACTTGGGCACGATGCTCCGCGATAACGGGGGCGTTACGGACGCCGAAGGGCTCGCGCTTGGCATGGAGCAGATCCTAGGCGGGCTCGGGATCGATTTCGGGGGACCGAAGGCGTATCTTGACGCCGCGAACCGCATCATGGGCGGGGGCAACCTACTGAGCACCGAAGCCGGCGCCGCAGCCGCCGGAGCGCAAAAGGCGGGTCGGAGCAAGGGTGCCGCGGGGGCGTTCGCTGCACCCGCGCACGAGGCGCGCATGACCGCTCGCCGGGCCGGTGCGGGCGCGAAGCTCGCTGGGACGCAGCGCAAGATCGACGAGCTAGAGATCCGGCTTGCGGAGAAGACGCTGCCCGCGTTCTCGGATGCCGTCTACGCGGCCGTGAGCGGGCTAGAGGATCTAGTCACGGCGTTTTCCCAAGGGGGCATGAAGGGGCTCAATAAGAAGGTCGCCGAAATGAGCGTCAACGCCGGCACCGTGGTCGTCAACGAGCTGGGGGAGTCGTTCAAAGACGCCGTGTTCGGGAGCGACGCGAGCAATCAACCCGGCGGCCCCGGCAGTAGGGAGTGGGGTTCGAAGTCGTCAGACTTCAAAGAGAAGGATCAGAGCATGATCGCGCGCACCGTGCGCGCCTTCCAAAAGGGTGGTGCGGGCGCAGCTATGGATGTGCTGCAAGGGGGCGCAGAGCCGACTTCCTCTAGCATGGCGAAAGCTAAAGCGGCGTACCACGCGCGCAAAACTGCCGAAGCGCTCGAAGAAGACGCGGCCATGAGCCTTCCGTCCGATGCGCAGTTCACGGGTCCGAACTAATGCCCGAAGCCGCTCCCCATTCGAACCGGAACTTCTACAATCCGGGCGCGGCCAACACACGGTGCGCCGTGTCGTTTCATTCGGATGACAACTTTGACGGCACCGTCCTAGACGCGCACCCCGTGCTGGGGCGTATCTCCGGGGTGTCTACGAGCAAGAGCTTTGGCGGCGCGTCGGGCTCGTTTTCGATCACGATCAAAAAGCCGCCCCAGCTCACTACCGCGTGGCACCGGCTCTTCTCGAATCCCGAAGGCACGTGGGTGCGGATCACCTACTTAGCAGACGGGCAAGGTATCCCGGTGCTTTGGGGGATGGTCGACGCGATCCAAGAGAGCACCACGCGCACCGAGAAGGGCACACGCACGGAGAGCTACACGATCACAGGGCGCGACTTCGGCAAGGTGTTCGAAGATTCCAAGACACTGATCAGTCTCTTCGCCGTGCACAATCTCGACTTGGTGCTCGGCATGTACCAAGCGGCGAACATCGATCCGTACGTAGGGACGGCCGATGGCATCGTGAAGAAAGCCATCGATATCTGGCTCGGCAATGGCGGGCTCGCGAGCAAACAGTACCGTTTGCCGAAGTCGCTCGCTGAGTTCGCCAACGCGCAGTCGATCTACGACGCGATCAATTTCAGCACGATCCAGAAGTTCGATGACGGCAACGGGATCACCGAAGCCATGAGTATCATCAATATGGACCAGCAAAGCGGTGGCGCGCTTTGGGATCTACTCCAACAGTATTGCAACGGTGTCTTGAATGAAATGTGGGTCGATCTTGCCCCGCACCCTGAGTTCAACGGCGCCATGCGACCCGCGTTCTACCTACGCGAGCGCATCTTTCGTACCCAAGAGGGCAACACCCGGTGGGATCAGACCCGCGTCCGTAGGCTCGAAAAGACCGACGTGAGAAGCCGCAGTCTTGCCAAGGGTGGGGCCGCGAATCGGTACAACTATTGGGTAATCACAGGCAGCGTGCTCGGCGATCAGTTCGAAACGCAAGCACAGACGCACAGTATGGGCCTTGAGCCGTTCAAGCCCGGCGCCATCCCGATCATCAACGTCGAATCCGTACAGCGCCATGGGCTCCGGCCGTACACGGCCAACACCAACTTCCTACCGTTTTTCAAGCAAGGTGAGGGCACCAACTTCATCCGGCTTGCGGCCAACTGGCTCAAGCGCATCCACGATTGGTACGGCGTTGCGCCCTTTCAGCTCAGCGGCACGATCACCACGTCACGTATGTTCCCAGAGATCCGCATCGGCGAGCGCATCCAAGAGCTGCGCGATGAGGGGACAGTCACGTACTACGTCGAAGGGGTCGACCACAATTGGAGCTACCCCGGCGCTGGTAGTACGACGATCACCGTGACGCACGGGCAGTACGAGTCTGAGCCCGCGCTAGCGGATCTCTATGCGCAATACGAGACCCCCGCAGCCAACGCCGCCGCACTAGACGCCTTCAGCAAGCAGAACAAGATCAGCGCTCGTGCCGCCGATCTGGCTTTGATCGATGAACACCAAACGGTCGTTCCGGGGGATACTGTGAACGCCAAGAGCACCGATGAGGCCGCTGCCAAGGCCAAGAGTGCCGACTCCGGCATGATACCCGGCAAAGATGGGCCAAGCTCCCAAGCTACCAAGGTGGCCACGGGGGCATCCCAAGATCCCGTCGCGGATCAAGAGGTTGAAACGACGCAGGAAGCGGTGTCGCTCCCGCAAGACAATCTCGAAGCGATCTTGCCCATCGCTGTGGCACCGGGGCGCACCCCCAAGGCACCGGGAGCGCTATGACGCGTTTCCAAACGAGAAAGACACGCGGCGGGACCATCGTTCAATCCGGGCTCGATTCGCGCAACCGGGACCACCCAGCAAGCCGCGCGAAGCCGACCTTGGGGCTCTACCGGGCTTTCGTGTACCGCACGTACACGCCCTACGACTCCGAAGGCGAGCGCCGCGAGGATAATCGGCGGGGCTACCAAGTCGAGTGCGATGTGCTCTTGGTACGTACCCAACAGCTCTTGCTGAATGTGCCGGTCATGCAGACGACCTTCGGCGTGAACAACGCGAAGCCTTGGACTCCGAGACCCACCACGCGCACGCTTTCGGGGCAGAACGAAGTGCGATTTCAGGTCCAGGGCAGCGACGGGCGCTTCGAAGGGGTCGCCACGCCGTTCGATGATATCGACGGCGAAATGGTGATCGTGCAGTTCGTCGAAGGCGACCCTGACTTCCCGATCATTACGGGCGCGCTCGTGCACCAAAAGACGCAGCGCAAGGTTTTGCAGAGCCCTGAAGGCCGCGACGGCTGGGCCGAAGGCGAGCAAGAGCAAGGGATCGCGTACGAGGAAGAGCAATACCTTCACCACCAAGGCACCGAAGTGCGCATCAATGGGGGTGGGGATATCTTGATTGATACCACGGGGGCTTACGAAGACGGCGCCACCGAAGACGCTGCCGTTGCGCGCGGGAACGTGCGCATGCGCATCAAAGAAGGCCAACGGCTCACCCTCGCCATGGGCGCCGATGAAGACGTGCTCGAAGTCTACAAAGACGGCGACCAGCTCCGGGTCGACCTAGGGGAAGACGCCGACGAGCGTATGGTGCTGGGGGATGGCTGGCGCGCGTTTTTCAACGATTGGCTCACCAACGAGTATTACAAGCACACGCATCCCACGGGCGTCGGGCCATCGTCGGCTCCGATTGAACAGCTTGCAACGGAAATGAGCGAAGACCTGCTTTCCGACCTGAGCAAGACAAAGAAGAGCTAGTGGACACCAAGAAACGATTCAAGGTGCCCGATGAAGCGCATCCCAACCGCCGCAAGACGATCCAGGCCGTCTACATTTGCGGACACTGCGGGTACGAAGGGGATTTCATGTTCTGCCCGTACTGCGGGGTACGCCGACCGTGCCCGACCCTGCTACCTGACAGCTCGCCAAAGAAGACCTAACCGTGGCCCTTGTCGCCGCAAACCTCGTGACCGCGCTCGAAGCCCTTTGGACCGAACCCACCGATTCGATCGTGATCGAAGACACGGGGGACGCCATCGAAGCCTTTTGGACCCCCGCGCTTGTGGGCACAGTCGGCGGGCCAGCGATCTTTTCAGCGGGCGTCACGCACCCTGCTTTGAAGCTGTTGCGCACGTACCCGCCCACGGGGGCAGCGCCCGACACGACCACGGCCGCGCAAGCCTTCGACGACGCGTGCGTGGCCATGATCACAGGCACCGCGTTCACCCCGATTGCCCCTGCTACAGCGGTGGCCGTGCCGATCCCGCTCACGCAGAGCCCCGGCGCATTGCAGCCGGTCTTGAAAGCCATTTTCGACGCTCCCAGCGAAAGCGTGTCGGCTCAGGCGTCGTCGATCGGCAACGCCATCGCGACGTTCTGCTTAGGGTGGCAGTGTGTCGTCACGTTTCCGACCCCGACGCCACCGGCCAACGTACCTATCGTCTAAAGGATAATCGAGCCGCTAGCATGGCGTACCAACCCCTTGCGAGGGTAAGCTAGGCCAGCGATGGCGAGGGAACGCGGGGCTGGGCTCAACTCTCTGAGCCCAAGGAACATACAAGTGGGGCCGGCTGGGGAAGCCGTAGCGCCGCTTCGCGATGTTCGTACGGGCTTTCGGTCGGGATTCGTCTTCGAGCTGCGCGATCTTTTGCGCCCCGATCGCCCCGTCGCCGTGCACAGTTTCGCCCTGAATCCGCAGCAATACATGCTGACGGAACCGTTTCAGAGTGTACTCACGCCTACGGAGGATAATACGGTCGTGGCCGAAGAAAACGGTCAAATCATCCGTGAAATCGTGATCTCAGGCACCTTTGGGCTCAAAGAGAAGCGCGGCCCCTCGTTCAGCGGCGATCAGGGCTCGCGCTCGGGCAATGAGCACTTCATCCATCTGCGCGAGCTATTCCGGCAGTATTCGCGGATCAAGCAAAACCCGGAGCTATCCGCTCGGCACGTGCTGATCTTCCATTCGATGCGCGACGATGACCATTTCATCGTGGTGCCCCGGAGCTTCGAGACCCCGCGCGACTCGAAGAGCACGCGGTTCCATTATCCTTACCGGATTACGATGGCCGTGGTCGCGGAAGCCGCGGTGGCCACGAATCTCTTGGGGCTCCCCAACGTCGTCCGCGCGCTCAGCGCTGCATTTCACGACGCGCGAGCCTACTTCGCCGAAGTCTCCGCCGTGCTCGGCAGCATCAAAGGCAAGGTGCAAGATATCGAGTCGGTGCTGGTTCAGTCCGCAGAGCTGATCAACGGCGTGGGGGAAGTGCTCGATGGGACACGGGATCTCATCAACTACCCCTTGGAGCTGGCGGCCGACGTGGCGACGGATCTCGCCGTTGCCGCCGACCGGCTGGCCAACAGCACATTGCAGCTCACGCCCGGTTCCATCGAAGAGCAAGCGTCCCGGCAGATGCGACGCCTAGAATCGGCCCTGGACCGCATCTTAGCCATCCCAGAGAAGTTCGGGCCGTCGTCCATCCAAGACACGCTAGAGCGCTACGAGGGCGAACAGGGGCTCTCAGAGGATGATCTGGCGAACAACTCCGCGGGCGCCACCATCGGCTCCCGAACCCGGCTCGCGCTGGGCTCCGGCGGGGAATCGGGGATCGACGCGTCGGAGTACCGTGGGGTGCTTCGAGAACGGCTCGACCGGACCCAGACGATTCTGGGTCTTTCGGTCGAATTTGGGGTGCCCGAAGAGCTGATCATCTTGGTGAACGACCTGAAATATCCGTACATTGCCGAAGGGGGCGGGCCGGGGGTGCTCGCGCCGGGGGACGTGATCTTGATTCCAGTGCGGCAAGGGGTTCAGGGGGGCGAGGTTTCGCCTAGCAATTCGTATCTCACGCCTGAAGAGGCGCTGTACGGAATCGACATGGCGCTCGACCCCGCCATCATGGCCCAACAGGACGAGCTAGAGCTGCGGTGCGCCCAATCAGGCATGGACGTGGACCTGATCCGGGGCATCGATAACGTCGTCCAGGGCACGGAGATCACCGTGCGCACAGAGCGGGGCTCGACCGTCTACGTTCCCGAAGTTGGCATTCGCCGCAACGTCGGCAACAAGGGCACAATCCAGTACATGCTCTTGGCTGCGCTCGCGCTGCGCGAGGGCATTCTCGGAGACCCCCGCGTAGAGGGCATCCACGATTCGCGCGTTGTGCTCGAAGACGACGTGCTGACGCAAGAGATCACACCGCGACTCCGGGGGGATCGCACCGGGATCAATTTCATTCTGCCGTTTGGCACTGCCAGCGGAGAAGGGGGCTAGGTGCCAGTTTTTCAACCCCGTAATCGGGTACAGATTGAGCGCGACATGATCGCGCGCGTGGTCGGGCGCTCCAAGTTGACCGGGCTCACGCGTAATGCCGCGATCTACCATCTGATCGCCGCCGCTTCGAACGAAGACGCGGAGCAATACTTTCAGATGAGCCGGCTGCGCGATCTCTTCGCGATCGACAAAGCCACGGGCTCGGATCTCGATGCGCGTGCTGCGGAAATCGTGCCGGGCACAATCAAGCGGCGCGAGGCGTTGAAGGGGTCGACCACCGTGGTCTGCGGCCGTCCAGGTATCGTAGGCACCACCGCTATCCCATCGGGGAGCATCTTTGCGGCGGTCGACGCCCAAGGGCAGATCAAATTCCAGACGACTTCTGCGGGCTCCATTCTTGCGGGCAGCACCGATTCTCTTCCGATCACCGTGGTCGCCGTCGAAGCAGGTACACGAGGCAACGTCGCAGCGGGCGGAATCGTTCAGTTCGTCAGCCGTATCGCAGGGGTCACGACGGTCACCAACGGGACCGCGGTCTCCAACGCGCAAGACCGGGAGAGCGATGACGCGTTCAAGGCGCGTATCCGCGCCTACGTGCAAGCACTGAGCCGCGCGACGCCCACGGCTATCGAGAGTTTCGCGAACAACGTCACGCTGAGCGATGGCCGGCGCGTGCTCTTCGCGAACCTCAAAGAGCCCATTATCCCGAACGGCACGATCCAGCTTTACATCGATGACGGCACGGGCAGCGTCGAAGAGTTCGATAGTACGTTCGTTACCACGCCCGAAATCGTGGTCGCTTCGGCCGTGGGCGGGGAAGTGCAAGCCTTCTCAGGGCAGAAACCCATCCGTGACGATGGGAGCTTTGTGCTCGAAGTCGACTTCGGCGGTGGCTATCTCGTGCAGACCCTAGGCGTCGATTACAACTTCAACGCTGCGCAAGGCAAGGTCGTGTTCGCCACGGCGCTTCTGGCGGGTGACGCCGTGCGCATGACGTACCGCTACTACACGGGGCTCATCCAAGAAGCGCAGAAGGTCATCGATGGCGACCCTTCAAACCCGCTCGTGTACCCAGGGGTTCGGGCTGGCGGCATTCAAACCTATGTGCTCGCGCCTTCCCTTGTGGCGCAGAGCGTGGCCGCGACAATCAGTGTGCTCGGGGGCTTCGACACCACCACCGTGGCCGCCGCAGTTCGCACTGCGATTCAGGACTACATCAATGGCTTGCCGATCGGCGATGACGTGATCGTGAGTGAGATCATCGAACGCGCGATGGGGGTGACCGGCATGTTCAACTTCCGGTTCCAAACACTAACGGGCTCCACACCGCCCGCAGATCAAGTGATTCTCGATGATCAGGTCGCGCGGATCACGGCCGCCAATATCACGCTCGTGTAGGGGAAAAGCAGATGGCACTCGGAATAACAACGGTAGAACGCGCGAATGACGTAGGGGAACAACCCTTCCTGATCTTCACGGACCCTTCGACGCGGCGGATTCAGACATTCGCTTTCGTAGACGAAAACGGCGTGCACGCGGGCATTGCCGGGAATCCGTTCATCGTCAGTGCGGAAGCTGCGGCGACGCGTTGGAAGTACGATACAGTTGGAGCCGCCGAAGCCGGCGCGCAGCTTCGTACCGGGGCCGGGGATATCCGAGAGCTGCGGGTCTTGCTCGACCCTTCCGTGGTCGCGGTTCGCTACCTCATGCTCTTCGATAGCGCCACGCCCCCGACGCTCGGTGCCGTGCCCGACTGGCGCGGGCTCATTCCCGCTGCGGGCGAGGCAAGCGAGTCGTTTCCAGGCGGCGAGTTTGAGTTCACGGCGGGGTGCTACGCGATGATCAGCACCACGCTGCCCACGCTCACAGTTAGCGCTGCGGATGGGTTTTTCCATGTGCGGGGATTAGAGGCTTGATCGATGGGACATTCGGGCACATCGGGCATAGAGAACGTCAATCCTGAGTATCGGATTCCCCTACTCATCGAAGGCGAGTGGGAACAGTCCGTTACGCTAGTTGAAACGCGGATTGGCCGTTTCGAGCTGGACCCTGACGGCGCGGGCAAGGCCGATCTAGAGCTGTACGTCGTAGGCTTCCTTGCGGACGCGGGAGCGGGCGCTCCTACGGTCGAGCTGCGGCTCTACGATATAGGGGCGCCGAACACGCCGATCACAGGCGACCTTCGGGCCACAATCACGTCTGCCACAACGAACGCCATCGTGCGCGAGAGTGTGGCGCTCACGGCGAGCGGCACGCCTACCGTACCGGGCTCCGACCCCAACGATGGGACGATCTACAACGTCGTGCGCATCTATGAGCTGCGCGTCATTTTCACCGCGGGCGATGCCGGCGACACCATTCGATACGATACAGTCGGCATTCTTTCGTGAGGTAGGGGAACATGGGCGGGACAATAAGAGGCGTCATTGACGCGTACACCAATGAAACCACGGAGTTTCGGAACGCCGCGAATGGGTGGAAGGTGTGGTTCGATTTCCTAGAGGCGCACCCGATCACGACGCGCATCGCGCTCCAATGGGGATCTGGCGGAACCGGAACGGACTTCTGGGATGGGGCCAATCCGTTCGGAAAAAACTGCTTTGCGGTTTGGCGATTGGGGCCAAGCGCGGCACGCACCTATCCGATCTACCTAATGATGCAGTGCGCGAACGGAGACGGTACCCAGGTCACCCCGTTCCAGGCACCGGGAGATCCGGGGGACCACGCCGGAAACAGCACGTCGGGCTCGTACGCGCATATCACCACTTCGATGGCGATCGGTGTTGGGGGCGACGAGAACCCCTGGAATGGGACGACGAACAACGACGGCACCGACTCCAAAGGCGGATCGGCCGCCTTCCCGGTCGGCACCGATGGGAACGGCAATGTTTGGCGCATCCCGGCCGGCGGAACCGCGTATCAGGCTTATCCGCGATCCAATGGCGTGGGTGGCGCCGATGCAGCCACGGGTCGCCAGATGTTTCCGACCATGAACGACTCTAGTCCCGGCGCTGCTTATTACAGCCTGATCATGGATGACGACAACTTCGTCTTCTTTTGGTCCGGCAATCTCGACCGTCAGACTCTTGGCGGGCTTATGACACCGCATCCGGGGCTGACCATCGATCAGCCTTGGCTGGCGTTCTACTCGGGGGGTGACGCTATCAGCACGACCGTCCGTTCGGAGGAACTTGGCGGTGCGCCTAGTCCCGCCAATATCTTCACTGAGCCGGTTCGACAAATGGTTCTCGACGACCCCGACTGGTTCATTGCCGGCCAGCAACCGAACAACCTGTTTGACGTTGCGCAGTTCGATCTGATCCCCCTTTGGGTCCGCATGAACGAAACGCCCTACAACGGTTTGCTTGGGTCGTTCGGCGCCGCGGATGGCTTTTTCCAATTTTGTTGGGGCGTAACTCCGCAGTCGACGAGCTTGACGAAAGACCGCATCGCTCTTGGGGTCACTACAGTCAGCGGCGTGAAGGCGTGCGTCCCTTGGGACGGCGCAACAGTCCCCAGCACGAATGTGACTAGGGCGGGGATCACGTTCTAATGGCTGACGTGGCAATGGGATCGGCTGCGCTTCCCGACGTAGGCCCAGAGGCGCTAGAGCAGAGCGCCGTGTTTGGTACGGCAGCGGCTAGCGGCGGTGCAACCGTGCCGGATACGAGCGTGGTCACGAATCGAGTTTGGGACGTGCAAGCGGGACCGGGCTTTGTCCGGTGGGAAACCGCCGATCCAGACCCAACGGGAACGAGCTACCCCGGCCCCGGAACCTTTGGCGTTGATACGGACGACTATTGCATCGAGTACACGGAGTAAAGCAATGAGCGGAACACTCAGAGGCGTTGTCGATATCAACTCGGCACTGGCGAACGAATACCAGAATGGGGGCGACCTTTTCAAAGTGCTCTTCGATGCGTTTGAGGCGCATCCGGGTACGACTCGGATCGCGCTCCAACACGGGAGCGGTGGAACGGGCGACGGCGCAGGAACAGGCCGATGGGATTCAGGCGCGGGCTCGTTCGCGAACAACGCGTTCGCCGTGTGGCGCATGAACACGAACGGCGGGCGAACCTGGCCTTGGTACTTCACCCTGCACAGCCAATGCGCTGGGGGAAACTCTGCAACGTGGGGGGCCGCTCCCGGTGATCCGCTCGCCAGTGAGCAGAGCACCGCGTCTTCGACGGGCTACGTCGGCTTTCAGGCCGCGATCGGAATCGGCGGCGACGAAAATCCGTGGAACGGCAGCACCGCCAATGACGGAACCGATAGTCGTGCGGGCTCGGCAGCGCTTCCACTTGGCGGCGACGGCAGTGCAGCGGTTTGGCGAACCCCGGTGGGCGGAACCAATCTCATGGTGTTCCCGCGCAGCAACAATCCAGGCGGGGCGTACGACACCGGCAAAGAAGACATGTGCGTACTCATGAATGGGGCTGCGGGGAGCCAGATCCGCTCGCACCTCATCATGGACGACGACAACCTCTGTCTGTATTGGGACTACGGCGACGCCGGCACGTCCAATCAAACTTGGATGTTCATGGGCGTTTTCGATCCGCATCCGGGGATTTCGGCCTACGACAGACCTTTCGTGCAGTGGCGCTCCAACACGTCCATTAGCGAAGCGGCGGCCACAGAGCGGAGCGGCGGAATCGCGGTGCCTGACAGTACGGAGTTGAATTCGGTCATGCGGGTCGAGTTCAATGCCCGGAAGTTCCACGACGCGGCAAACACGCCGAACGCCGTGTTCGTGCCCCCGGAGTACGATCTCACGCCGTTTGACATTCTCATGGCAGACGGCGCGCGGAAGGGCTTTGCCGGAACGACGCAAGACGTGTTTCAGGTTTGCTACGGCGTTCCCCGAAACAGCTCCAACGCCGCAAAGACGTTTGGGATTCTCGGGAACAATACCGTCGACTCATTGAAAGCGGCGTTCAAGTGGACCGGGGTACTTGAGCCGGGTGCGACGAGCACGCGGGAAGGGGTGACATTCTAAGTGGCTGACGAGCTTCTAGCTGAGACCGGACCGGGGCCTTCCGAGAATATGCTGGTCGGCGGGTTCCGGCTGATCGAAGGCGGATGCGTTACGGAAGAGAGCGGGAATTCGTATCACAACCGTGTTTGGGATACGATGGCGAGCGGCTTCGTGCGTTGGGTAACGCTAAACACGGGCGATCCCTTTGGCGCGCAGTACCCCGGCCCCGGTACGTTCGGCATTCACACGGACGACTTCTGTGTGGAGTACGTGGACGACGCGATAGAAGTGGTGGAAGTAGAGAACCCGCTATGGACGCCCGGCACCCCGGATCTAACTAGGGACTGTGAGCTATGGCTTCCCCTTGACGGAGACGCCTTCGGCAAGGCACCGGGCAACTTCACGTCACAGTTCACCCATACCGGCAGCTTCTGTCCTGCCGGCAGCGGTATGGGCCTCGCCCAAGACCCGACAAACCCGCTGCGCGTCACAGGCGTCAACGCGGCACTCGACCCCTCGACCTACGCCCCCGCGTGGGAGTTCACGATTTGCATGGGCGTGTGGATGTGGGCGTATCGGGCTAGCTGTGCATGGGCACGCTGCGACGTGTTCGCAGGCAGCCAGTCTGTTTTCCAGTGGTATCAGGGCGGCGACGGCCATCAGCGAGTCGGTCACGACAAGCCCGACTGGGAATCCGCGACAAGCGTAACGCCCCTGATTCCGCCGCTGTTTCAGTGGAACTTCCTAGCGATGACCATGAACGCGGACGGCATCACCGGCACGTTCACGCTCAACGACCAAACCGAACCGTACGCGCTCACCACCATCGGCACGAAGACGGGGCAGCCGTTTACGCTCGGAGACTCGTGGAACACCGCTCCGATGGACGGCGCGTTCTCGGGAGTGCTCATGGAGAGTCGGGTCGAATCTCCGGCGGAGTTGCAAGTCATCCGTACGGCAATGATGGGGTTGTAGGTGTATTAATGGGCCATTCATCATTTAGACCAGTCCCAACGGGCATTTCCCCGGCGCCAGCCAAGCCCGATCCGGTATGGGCGTGGAACGGGATAGACACGAGTCAGTTCGAAGGGAGCGCGGCATACGACAACGCAGGCGGAACCGTGCCTACGCTAACCGTCGTGCCGACGTTTGCCGACGCGGACAACCCTTGGGTGAACGGCCTTGAAATGCGCGCCAACGGAAGTGGGCTCGCAGTCTGGCTCGCCAACGACACGCTGAGCGGTCTTGGGCTCGCGGAGAAGGGGTTTTTACTCCATTGGGTGGGCGCGGGGATCACTGCCAATTGCAGGGGCGGGCTTGCCTTTTTATGCGACGATAGCCAGCCCAACTTCTACGGCTACGCGATGAGCTGGGGTAACTTTTGCTATCGCTACCGGATCGATAACGGCGTCACCGTGAGCAGCAACGACTCGGTACAGCTATGGAGCACGGCCGCCAGCACCAATCCGGTGATCGGCACAGACCGCCTATTCGCGCGCAAGCCCGCTGCGGCGCAGCCGGAGTTCATCCGGTTCAGTGAGGTTCTTTCGGGTACGGGTGCGGATACCCAGACAAAGTACCGTCAGCGGCAATCGCAGTGGCCTTCGGAGCCGCCGCCGGTCGGTTGGAATAGCTTGGATTGTGACCGATGGGGGCTTTGCATGGGGGAGTCGGGGAACAACCTCATGATCCTTACCAAGCTGGAAATGTACGAGCTGATCTAATGGGCTACGCAGGCTACCAACCTAAGAATCTAGTCGCGGCTGCCCCGCCCGGTGCGCCGTTGTTTCAGTGGAACGAAACGGACACCACGCAGTTTGAAGCGACACCCGCATTCACGAGCGGCGGGTGGGTGCCGACACTGACGGCGGTCGCGAACAGCGACACCGACTGCCCCTCCGACAACGTGCTCCGACTCGAAGGGCACGGCGTCGCCGCGGGGGCCGGGGGTCGAGTCGTGTGGCTCGCCAAAGACCCCTTGGCGTTGGCCGGCGACGACCGCAGTTTCCAGATCGATTACCTCGCGACCAACAATCGCCAGGCTTCGGGGTTCGCCATCATGGCCGACTTGGGGGGTGGCGGATTGCACTGCATGACGTTCCCGCTCGATTCGGTGTCGACTCCCGGCGATCGTATCGACGCGGGAGCCATCGGAGCACCCGCCGTGGGCGTGAATCCGATGTTCGATTTGCTTACGGCTTGGACGTACCTTCGGGTGACTGTGCGGGGTCGGAAAGTGGTCGGCACACCGCCTGAGTTCGCGGTGGACGTGTCTTGCCAGGGAAGGCTGTACTCCACGGCTGACGATCAGTACGTTGGGTATAGACGCATCTTCCGAAGCGGCTACGGCGCACCACCCTCTTCATGGGATAATCTCAATTGCCTTCGTTGGGGGCTCACCGTGGGGGCGTTCAACGCTTCTGATTCCAAAATCGATATCGGCAAACTGCGGATAAAGACGATCTAATGGCAGACACCCTACTATTCGAGTGGAACGGAGTAGACGCCTCGCAGTTTGAGGCGTCCGCGATGTTCGCGAGCGCGAGCTGGGTGCCGTCGCTCAACGTCGTGCCGACTTCGGATGTGGACTGCTTCGCCGACAACTACTTGGAGTTGGTGACCACTGGCCCCGCGTCGGCGGGTGGCGTTGTCTGGCTTGCCAAAGACCCCTTGCCGCTCACGGGCGAAAACCGACGCTACCGTATCGAGTGGGACGGTTTTGGGCTCGGCTCACAGTACGGGGGTTTCTCGGTTTTGAGCGATCCCGCGGGCGGGGGGCACGCGGTCGTGAATCTACTCGGGCAAGCCGGTTGGAAAAGCCGTGTCGACGCAGGGGTGCACACCACAAACGGCAGCACACCCCCACAGGTATGGAACGGTGAAAAGATGGCCCACGGCAATACGTGGGTACTTGGCCGCAAGCCCGCAGCCGCGCGGCCGGAGCTGAGCATCATGCACCAAGTACAACTTGGGACGGCGCAAAATAGCCGCCGATTGAACGACTCGATATGGACGGGGATCTCCGCGTACCCGGCGTCGTGGAACAGTCTTGATTGCCTCTACTGGGGGCTCGCGCTGCAAACGTCTGGCGGAAACCTACCTTCTAACGCGATCATTCAACTCGCGACTTTGAAAGTGTGGTCGTACGAATGAGCTTGCTGATCCTATTCGACGGTGCCGCAGCCGCTAGTGGCGCTCCCACAATCACGAGCGTGAGCGATCCCATCGTGCCCCGGCGTGGCGGCAAGGTCGTCAAGATCCTTGGTACAGGCTTTGAGGCGGGGGCCGTGGTCGAGCTTTTGCAGGCTTCGGTCGTTCAGGGGGCGGGGTACATCTTCGACGCGGACTTCGACGTGACCGCGACGTGTATTTTCGTGGGGCTCCCCCCGCTCCCCGATGGCGTCTACGACCTGCAAATAACCGTGGGGGCTGCGACCGCTACCTTCATCGCCGCGTTTGAATACAGGCTCTTCGCCGAAGAGACGAAAGTTATGCGCGTGCGCGGGAGCTTTGCGCAACCGTGGCGCACCGGGCCGCGCATTCTCACCAATAACATCGCGGGGCTAGCGCTATGAGCTTGGAGCAAGGGCTCTTTTCCGCGATTCTCGATGCCATCTTCGGCTCCGACGAAGACATTGCCGGCAAGCCCGTCACGCGGCTTGTGGCGCCGCTTCTCGACACGGAGACGACCACCATGGTGGTCGAGAGTACGCTCAGCATCGGCGAGAACACGGACGGATCGGGGGACGCCCGGCTCTTGGTGGGTGGTGAAATCATCGAAACCACCGGCCGAACCGATGGGCCGGGTACGTTCACGTTTGATACGCTGAGCCGCGGGCTCGACAATACCAAGGCGATCACGCACCCGCCGGGCTCGCTCGTGTTCGATCTGAGCGACAACGCAAGCGCACTCGACCTTCTGCGCCGCGGGCTCTTGGTGGACTACGCGGTAGGCGAAGACCTGGATATCATCGGTCGGAACTTGGGGCTCACCCGGTGCCCCGGTATCACCGAGGACCAGTGGCGGGCGGTCATCAAAGCGGTGGCCTATCTCCCGAAGAGCACGATTCACGCCTTCGATGAGGCCCTAGAGGCGCTTCTAGGGGCCAGTCAGTACGCCATCCGAGAGAACATTACGGCCGACCCTTGGAAGGTCTTCGTGGACGTGATCGTGCTCTTGGCCACAAGCCTACGGGGCCGCTTCATGCTGAATGGGGGCGAGCCCGCGCTCACCACGGGGCTCACGACCGTCGACGTGGACTACGATGTGATCGAGCCCGCGCTCGCACTCTATCTAGGCGAGGCGTCGCAAACCTACGGACTGCGCACCATTGACTACCCGGCTGGGTCCACCGGGACCGCGACCGTAGGCGTCTATCTCGACACCCCAGAGTCACGGCGCGGTCTTCGGGAAGGGCTCACCAACTACTTTTTGCCGGGGGGCAGCGTTGCAGGGGCCACGATCACGCTCGGCACGAGCCCCGGCGCCGCGGGTACGGCGGTGATCGTGGATTACACGGCGCTGAGCGCGCACTATCTAGCACTGAACGAAACCGTGTCGGAAGACGCGGACTACTACGCTTATCTTTCCGACCCCCTCTTAGCGGTGCGGTGCTTACTCGACCAGATCCGGGCCGCGGGGATACACGCCGAAGTGGCAGTACAGGTATAAAACAATGCGAATCGTCAAATGGAATCCCCAAGAGCGCGTCGACATACCCGATATCACGGCGCAAAACTTTCTCATGCTGGGCGAGTTCCGTCGCACGGTGCGCGGCGCGCTGGGCATTGAAGCGAACGGGATCATCAAAGGCTTCGCAGTCGAGCCGGCCGCCGTTCCTGATTCCACCATCGTGGTCAAGCTCGACGATGGCGGCGTTCTGAGCTTTGCCTTCGGCTCCGAGGCTATTGGCGCGCACACGGACTACGGCCAGCTCATGGGGGGCGACAACTCCGATGGCAACACCGAAGGCAACGCGCAGCAATCCATTGACTTCATTGCGCAGCCCGATGCGACGTACACGGTTGGGATGCGCTTTTCATACACAGATGGCGCCAACGATAACCGGGCCTTCTGGAATGAAGGCACCGACTCGGAGTTCATCGCAGCCGTCAACACTCGGCACCTTCCACAATTCGAAATCGCGCTCAATCCGGTTGGCAACGAGTGGCTTCTGCTTGCTGACGTGGTGTGGAACAGCGGCGTCGGGATCATCAATACCGGCGATATCACCGACTTGCGCGAGGGTGCTTTCGAAGGCCCTTCCCCGTGGCAGCAAACGACCCGGCTCGGAAGCGGCGGGATGCCTGACTTCTCGCGCTCTTCGACCAATCGTCACGACACGGAAGTGAACGCCGTCTACCCGGCCATCAAAGGGGTCGCTCGGCAGATTCAGGATCTCAAAGGCCCCGACGACGCGTTCAACTGGAATTGGTGGAACGACCCCTACAAGCCCGCCGATCCTTCGGGCACGCTCACGCGCGACAATGCCACCAATCTGCGGTCGCTCCGTACGGTGCATTTTACCGTAGGCGATGGGGTGACTTCATGGGGCGACTTCAATGGGCTTGTCTTGGGGACGGGGCTCGATGCGTGCCTTTCCCATATCGCAGCGGAACAAGGCACGCCGACCCTTCTCGGAAGTCACGTCATCATTCAGATTCTCGTGAACGGGAGTAACGGGGTCGCAAGCGAAGCCTTTCAGATCGGCAACTACGTCTTCGATCGTACCTTGATCGAGATCCGCGGCGGGGGCGGTCGCGATACCAGCAACGGCTCGTACTGGCACAACTCACAGATCGATTGCGTGGGCACGCTGACGACCCCGGCTTTCGATATGAACATCTACAGCGGTTTGGTTCTTCGCGACTTGAAGTTCAACACCACTGGCTCCGATACCCGCATCGCTCGGATCGACGGGCAAGGAACCCGCTTTGGGATGTACAACTGCTACGTGGAGTGCCAAAGCAGCGACATTACGCCGTGGCTTGAGCAAGACAATTGCGATTTTGTGGAGATTGCACATTGCGAGCTAGGCGGCACCGCGCTTATTACCGGCAGCCCCCGTTCGGGCGGAGAATGGCGCCACTGCGGTATCAACGGGGAAGTGCGCTTGCTCGGCGGTGGTTCCACCACGTTCGCTAGTTGCGATTTTGACTACCAGGGCGACTTGCACGGCATGATTTGGGCGAGCAATTGCTACGGCGTCTCCTTCAATGACTGCCGCTTCGCGTCGTCCACACAAGAGCACGATGTGGTGCACTTCGAAAACTCACTCGGCGAGTTCGGGGGTATTCGATTCCAAGGGTGCCAATTCTCATGCTTCGAAACCGCGCCCGGCCACGTACCTGACGCCGGAAGTAACGGCGCGAATGGCACGGGGTGGTGCCTCTACTTCGATAACGGGGGCGGCACTGCGATCAACACGGGGCCGGTGATCGTCGATAACTGCCAGTTCAACGGCAGTGGTAACTTCGGCGGCGGGCACATCGATTCGGGCGGGATCTTTTGCGATGATCTCGATGTTTTCCTTGTTACCAACTGTAGTTTTTATACTTTCGGACTGCACCCCGGTGGCACGCCTAGGTGCTCGCACATACGCACGAAAAGCTCGGCAGTCGGGTTCCCTTCGGACTACCAGATCCGAGGCTGTACGTTTTTCGATTGGGTCAATGACGGTGTTATCGCGAACAACACTACGAAGATCCCCGTCTACTTGGATGACTCGGATTCTACGATCGTTTCCAACTGCAAGTTCAGCGGCACGTTTGCCGGGACACTAGTGTATCTCGACAACTCCGATTACGCGCAAGTGCTCGGGTGCAATATGAAAAACGCGGCCTTGTGGGGCGTCGAAGCAATCGCTTCCGCGATCCTTTTGATCGCCAATAACACAATGTTCTCAGGCACCGATGCAGGATTCTTTCTCGATGCGTCTTCGGGCTCTTCGGTGATCACCGGCAATAACATCGATGGGGGCGGTTCGACGGCGAACAGCGTCGTGGGCAACGGCATCATCGAATGCGATGGGCAAGTTATCGTCAGCGACAACCGGATCGACAATTGGAGCGGCACCATTTATCACGCCATCGATTTAGGCGCGAACGATTGCGTGATCATGGGCAACCATTCCGCCGGGATCATCGATTCCAACGGCACCACCGGACACGCCGGTTGGGCGACAAGCCCGAAAATGAACGTCGTCGGCGGATATCTGTAAGGCTGTAGTGGGGGAACATGCTTGAATGGTGGCAAAGCGCGATTGAGCCCCACTGGCCTTTTTTGGTCGCCGCCGTGGTGTTCATGGTGGTCGGCCAAGTCATGAAGCGGAGCGTGTTCACGCGCCCTCGCGCGTATGCGGTGTACGTCGACCAGCTCCCGTACGAAACCAGCTACATGCCCGGCCGGCCGCGCGTGAAGCGCAAGGCCAAGTGGTTTTGGTGGTGGGCCTACAAGACCATGCCGCTGCACCCGGTCATGACCGGCGTCGTGCTCGGCTTCTTTGTCACGGCGGAGCCCGGCATGACGCCGGGGCAGAGCGCGCTCTACTTCGCGGGCGCCGGAGCGATCAGCGTGTTCCTGTATCAGACGGCCAAGGGGCTACTGAAACGCAAGGATATCGAGCTGCCGATGCTGCCCGGCCAAAGCAAGAGCCCGTCGCTTCAGGTACACAGGCCCTTGCCCTTGCCCCCGAAGGTGCCTTCGGTGGCCAGGGTGCTCAAGGAGCTAGACGACAAGGATCTAGACGAATGACTTGGCCGTTGTGGCTCGTCAAAGCCGGGCGGTGGCTCAGCAAGAACACGCAAGCCGCGCTCGCCGGGCTCGTGCTCTTCTTTGGTGCGGGGCTCGCGTACACGTATCACAAACGACGCCTTGGGAGCGTGAAGGATCTCTTGGCGGTCGAGAAGGCCCAAAAGGAGATCGTGGCGCTGCAAACAGAGCGCAAGATGCTCGCGCAGATGGGCAGCACGCTCCAAGGGGATCTCGATGTGGTCGACATGCGCATCGATGAACGCAAACGGACCATCGTCGCGTTGCACGAGGAAGCCGAAGGGCTCGACGATAACCAAGTGGCCGAAGCATTCGCTCGGCTCGGATACTGAGGGGGACACATGAGCAAGCTCGACAAAGTTGATACCAAGAAAATCGCCGTACTCGCCGCCATCGGCGTGGCCGTGATCATCGTCCTGTACGTCGTCTTTTCGTAGTGAAGGCCGCGATTCTGATCGCGATATGGCTCATGGCTTCGCCGGCCGCTGCGGCGGAGCCTGTGCCGTCTATCGAGCTTTGCGCGCCGGGCGTGCAGATGCGCCGCGTTCAGATGAACCACCATGGCAAGCCGGGGATCTGGTTCGATGCCCGCGTGGCCAAGTGCATGATGGTCCAGCTCCAAACCATCGATGCGCTCCGGGCTCAGGTCGCGGACTACGAAGTGCGCACGGGCATGAACGACCAGTTCACGCTTTTGGTGGAGCGCCAGCGCGACTTGGCCGTGCTCGAATCGGAAAAGGCCGTAGGAGCCCTTCAGAGCGCCGTACGGGGACGGCGGGAAGCCGAGGAAGCCCTGAACAAGCCAGGGCGCTCACGGGCCTTGTGGTTCGCCCTAGGCATCGTTTCGGGTGTGCTCGTGATCGGCGTGAGCGCGTACGCGATCAGTGCGACTCGCTAGGTGTTGCCGGGCGGGTTACACACGTGGCGTACGAATTCGGGCTTGGGAAGCCCGTTATCCGCAGAACGGCCCCTGTTTTTAGGGGTCGAGCTTCCAAACGGCGTGGGGGTCGACCGTTATCCCCTACGGCTGTTGGCTGATTACGGACCCCGCAAAGGGCCTTGAAACACGGGTGATACTGATTTCCGCAGGGGTGTACAACCTCTGCAACGCAGCGGCTACCCTGATTGCAGATCCCTTCCGCCGCGTTTCAGTCGTTCCGATAATCACGGCTAAGTGCCCGAACCCACACGGTAATCAACCCGCTACCAACACGGTTGAAGTAGCCAACTCTTTGCCGCTCATAGGTGAGTCTGTAACCGCGATGTACCGGACTACCCGCGCTCGATACGGTCGGCGAGCCTACGGAGAAGCCCCCCGACGAGCTGGCGTGTAGCCGGCCCGCTCTTGCGAATGGTGCGCGGGGGCTGCTTTGGGATGGGCACGCCATTGCTCATCGGGGGGTGGGGCTCGCGCCGCCGGAGGGGGCACTCTTCGGCGTGGTAGCCGTCCAGGCCATCGCACTCCGGGCAGATGCGGCGAACAGGCCGGGCGACCAGCCCGTCTTCGGGAAGGGCGTCCGTAAGCCGCTGCGCGGCGTCGTCATCGGTGCCCGGTACAAAGCCGAGAAGAGCATGGTGGCGGGGCTTCGACATGGCGCTTAGGACGCTTCGCGGGAGAGCCGCAAACGTACGGTCAACTGGTTATCGCTCAGCTCCGCCGTGGAAGCTAGCTCGCCTTCGAACGCGCGCTTCATCCGGGCGAGCTTGGCCTTCTTTTGCTTCAACAGCGTCTTGCTCCGTTTGAGCTGGCGCTGTAGTTCTTTGATCCGATCTTCATTTTTGGCAGCGGCCTTTTGGAGCGCGACGAATTTGCGGTCGAGCGTGGGCTTGCCGCGCTTGCGCTTTTTCTTTTGCGGCACCTCATCGTACCCGGTCGTCGACGCGTCGTGGTAGACGCGGTGCAGACTCGCCTGACTCACATCCGGTTTGGCGCAGCGGACCATGCCATACGCTACAGCGCCTTCGGCTTGGCGCATGGTGAGCGTACTCTTCGGCACCGTGATGACGATGCGCCGCCCTTCGGCGAAGATGCGAAGATTGCGCGCCCGCGCTCGCGTTAGAAAGCGCACGGTGTAACTGGGAGCGGGCAACGCGTGCTGCTTAGCGACCTTCGCGCCCAGCGTGATCGCGCGTCGCAGTGCACGGCCGGAGTAGTTCGTATCGTTGACGAGCGTATGTGCCATACGAGAAGTATAGCATGCGTCGTATACGATGCAAACGCGCCAACCCAGCGTTTTGCCAGAGAAGCGCCGGCTTAGGTGAGCCGGAGCACGAGCAAGATGAGGATCACGATGACGAGAACAGAGATTGCTGCCGAAGCGAGTTGGTTCAAATGCTTCATGGCCGGATCGTACGTGAGGGGCCGAAATAAAGAAGCCCCCGGAATGACTCGTTCCGAGGGCTTCCCATCCTACAACGTGGCTTCCACAACGAAGCGCACCCCGACCGTACCACGGACGCAACTCTCCCGGTATCCCGCGTCCTGGCTCGGCGTCGCTTTACGTTCGGGGCTCCGCTTCGCTCCGCCCCGTGAGTCGGGAGCCTTCGGCCCCCTCCCATCTTTGAAAGAAGTGCCATCGGATCGAAACGCTTAGCGAAAGCGGCGATTTGATCCTCTTGTTGCGCACGCAACTGCGCACACACGCGAGGCGCCCCCGCTGTAAAAATCCGTTCTACTCCAACTAAGACCTAGACGTGCGCGTTGTAACGCCCGTGTACGCTTTTGCCGCTTGGGAACCTTCGATGGCCTACCATACAGTTCCGCTCTGTCTCGCCACGCGCCGCTATAGATGCGCTCGTGTGGCTTTGTCCGTTGTTGGCTCTAGGTGTGATCGTCGATCCGCTATCGCAGCGCGTGTCGTAAACCCGCGCCCCTCTTGCACCCCGCCAAGTTGAATGGGCATTACGGCTCCCCAATGAGCTGCCCCCCGCGAGTTTACTAGCGATGCTTTGAAGTCGATCGATGACCCCACGGTGGGCTTGTAGATCGATCGTTTGGCGCTCCGCAAGACTCAAGAGCGATACAACCGGCGTCCCCTGGTAGGCCAGGGGACGTAAGGCCCGGCGACCCATGTGGAAGTCGACTCGTGCGGGTCTGGCTAGCCGCCCTACCTCTTTTGGTAAAGTGTGGGTGCGCGAGAAGGCTGCCCCATGCAGCACCACATGGACGGCTTTGCTTCTACGTCGATTGCGGCCCGCGGATCAAGAGGGCCGTGATAGAAAAGGGACCGCCCTGGACCGATGTGGAACGACCCAGGGCGGTATATGCGCAAAAACAGGGGTGTTTTCGCTGATAGGTCGAGAAGTTACCAGACGCCCCCTACAAAAAGCAACGGCCTAGGTCTTGGGAACCTAGGCCGCTACCGGCACGGACAACTAACTCTTGACGACACACCCTACACGGATTGGGAAATCCCGTTTCAGGATAACGGCATTGTGCCATTATCCTCTGAGTAGGGCAAGCACATCTAGGCCCCATGATCCATTTGATTCGAAGCAATAGCTTCACCGATATCCTTGGCGCCCCGCAGTGGTTCCTAGACTACACCGCGCGCCATCTGAGCATCCCCATCGAAGTGCGCCAGAAGAAAGGCGCGCGTTTCGGGAAGGTATGGTGGCACGAGGGGGAGCCGTGGGGCTCGCTCGTCCACGAGAACCGGGTCGCCGCGGGGCTCACGCCGTACGTTGAAAAGCTCGCCGCGCACTACGGGCTCCAACACCAAACGCGGGATATTCGTCAGCGCCCCGAAGAACAAGTGCCGTGGTGGAGCCTGAACGTGAAGTGGCGGCCCTACCAAGACGACATTCACCAAAAGACGTGCACCACCCCCACGGGGATCATCAATGCGGTGCCACGCTCCGGCAAGACACTTATGGCTGCGCGGGTCATCGATTCCATCGCGCTGCCCGCGCTCTACATCGCGCCATCGGTCGCCATCGTGCGCCAAACCTACAATGTGTTCGTTTCGCACTTCGGCGAACACATGGTCGCGCGGCTCGACGGCAGTGCGAAGCCGCACGAGCGGGATATCGAGAAGCCTATCGTGATTGCCACTACACCAAGTGCAGTGCGCCAGTCACGCGAGTGGTTCGACACGCGCGGCGTGTTGATCATCGATGAGAGCCACCACAGTGCGGCCGAAACGTACCACCGGATCAATCTGCTCGCGGAGAACGTGCACTACCGCTACTTATTCACAGGCACGAATTTTCGTTCTGGCGACGATACGCTGGCGATGGAAGCGATCTGTTCCCAGGTTATCCACAGGGTGACCGTCTCTGACTTGGTGCCCAAGTACCTCGCGCAACCGCGCGTCTTCTTTGCGCCCGTAAAGGGGCCGAAAGTGAGCGCGGAAGACTGGCGGGCCGCATACGATAAGGGGATCGTCGACTACGAACCGCGCAACAGTCTCGTCGTCAACTTAGCGACGATGCTTTCACAGGATAACGCGTTGCCGACAATCGTATTGGTGCGCCGACGTAAGCACGCGACCTTGCTCGCTGAACGCATCCCCAATGCCGTCGCGGTCCGCGGTGGCGAGGCCGCTCTCACGAATGATTCCATCGAAGATTTCCTTGCGGGCAAGGTGCAAGTGCTGGTAGGTACAACGGTCCTAGGAGAAGGTGTGGACGTGCCGCGAGCGGCGGCTTTGATCTACGCTTCTGGGGGTGCTGAAGGGGTGTCGATGCTGCAATCATATTTTCGTCCGTTGACGGCCCACGAGGGCAAAGACCGGGCGTACATTTATGACTTCATCGATTCGCAGCACCGTACTTTGCGACGGCATAGCAAACAGCGGATCGATTTTGCGCGGTTACACTTGGGAGACTGCGTGAACGCTCCGTGACGAAAGGCACTGGACGACACAATGGGGACAACGGTTTGGGAAACCTTAGAGCACTATCATCAACTCAGAACGAAATACGGACGCCGGAGACCGCGTTCGATTGGGACAGAGAGGCGGAATTCAGACGCGAGGCATATCGAACAGTTTCTCGCATGGTGCACGACGCAACAGCTTCCCCCGCGGCTTTTCATGGAGAAGCGATTCGAGGCGATGTACCGGGCGTCGCACAAAAAAGTCGTTCCCCGAACAAGCCAGCTCGCAAGCGAACGTCTTGCCAAGTGCTGGTCACGGGTCGAGCAAGATCACTACACCGATCAGCACACCAAGCGCGTCACCAAAGCGCAAGGCACAACGGTGCAGATCGATGTGCGCGCGCTCGTCGCTGATCCGATGGCGTACCAAGAGGACGTGAAGCGTCAGAACGCGGGCGCACCCGAAGGCTGCCTCGCAATGCAGCGGTACTCAGGCGGTTACCATCCGAAGAGCGAGTGGTGCAAGGCGTGCACATGCAAAGCGCGTTGCAGCGATCAGCTCAAGACCGCACACGGCTTCGATGTAGTGGCGCTTCGCACAGGCCGTTACCAGCAAGTACCGAATCATATTCTTAGGGCAGCGTTTGCGTAGGGGTGAGTCATGGGGGTGTTCTCGTTCGATGCGAGCTTTCAAAGAGCGATCCTTCGCCTTTGCATGGTGGATGACGCGTTTTGCCTACGGGCTCTTCAGTGGTTAGAGCCGGCCTACTTCACGAGCCCGGCGTTCGGGTGGATCTTCAAAGAGATCGATCGGTACTGGCAAGAGTATCAAATGCGCTGCACGGAGATTCCGCTCCGCCAAGCGCTGCAACAGCTTCCCGACGATAAGCGCGCGCTCTACAGCCAAGAGCTAGAGGCGATCGTCAACTTGGGGCTCGTTCCCGAAGCCCCCTACATCCGCCACGAGCTTTCCGAGTATTGCAAGCGCGCGATGTTCGCCGACACGCATCAACAGGCGGCGGTGCACTTCAATCAAGGCCAGTTCGAAGAGGCGTACTCGATGACTTCGCAAGCGTCGGAGAAGATGGCGGAGATCGACTTCGGTGCCGAAGACCGGCAGTGGTTCTTTGACGAGCTGGGTGAGCGCCAAGTGGGTCGCTGGCAAAACCAAAGCGCGATGCGCCCCGAACCGTTCTTTACGGGCATCCATGATCTCGATGAGCGCACCAATGGGGGCGTGCACCGGGGCGAGCTATGGGTGGTCTTCGCGTACGCCAAGCGCTGCAAGAGCACGTGGCTCATCAATCAGGGCTACAACGCGCTGAACGTCATGGCCCGGCCGGTGCTGCACATCGTGCTCGAAGGGTCGGGCGCGCAGATCGCGGCGCGCTACGATGCGATCTTCAGCCAAGAGCTGTACACGAACGTCAAGCACGGGACGATCAACTCCACGGCCTACAAGGCCATGCACGAGCGGTACGCGCGGCTCAAAAAGAAGCTCGTCATTCGCACCCTGAACGATTGGGATGTGAACGTGCTCCACATTCAGGCCGAAATGGCCAAGCTCAAGGCGCAGAACTTCAAGCCTGAGCTGTTGCTCGTAGACTACATGGACCTACTTCGCTCGCGCACGCGCTGCGATAGTGAGACCCAGCACCAAGTCAACGCCGCTCGTGACCTGAAGCGGCTCGTGAACCAAGAGCAAGTCGCGTGTTGGAGCGCGTGGCAGGCGCAGCGCCCGAAGCCGGGCTCCCAAGAGCGGGAGCACACGCTCACGAGTAGCAACGTCGCCGACGCCTACGCCAAGGTCCGTATCGTCGACGCTTATGGGAGTCTGAACGCTACGGACGCCGAAATGGCGGAAGGCCGGATGCGGGTCTACATGGAAGGGCATCGCGACGCGCCGATTGGCCGGCTCTACACGATTCGCAATGACCTTTCGACCATGCGGATGATCACATCGGTTGAAGGGCCGGGGGAATCGATATTGCCGCCCCCAGATAGCTACAAGGGGGCAACGACATGATCAGCTTCGAGCGCGCGCTCCGGCAGTTCGATGTGGGTGGGTTCATTACCAAGGTCGGCGGGCAAAAGGAAAGCCGATCGAGCCATTCCCACGAATATCTCATGACGTGCCCGAAGTGCGCTTCCGAACGGCTCCGGTGGAACCATCAAAAAGACGCGTGGATCTGTTGGGGCTGCAACCGCCGTGGCAACACCGTGGCGCTCTTGCAGATCGTCTTCGGGCTCGATGAGCAATCGGCGCTTCGCTACATTCTGGACGGCTACGAAGGGGGTGATGGGCAGCACACGAGCTTAGACGTGCAGAGCATTGCGCCGGCCACGCGCAAGCGCGCCACGCTTCGCCGACTTCCAACGATCCCGTGGCCCCCCGATGTGGAACGGCTCGACTACGTGCACGCGCACGCCCAAGCGTGGATCTACTTGCACCGTCGCGGTGTGTCCCAACAGCAAGCGGCGGCGTGGCGCTTGGGCTTCTGCCGGCACGGGTGGCTTCAAGGCTATCTCTTCTTTCCGGTCTACATGGACGATGGGCTCGTGTACTGGCAAGCGCGCGCCGCGTTTGATCCACCCGGTGGTGAGCGCAAGGGGTTCAAGAAGACCATGAACCCGAAGAGCGTCGAAGGTCACGCCACTGCGGGTGACGTGTTGCTCAACTACGATCGCGCACGGACCGAACAGCACGTCGTGGTGACCGAAGGGCCGTTCGATGCGATCAAGGTCGGCACGCACGCCGTGGCGATGCTGGGCAAGGTGCCGACGCCGCACAAGGTTGCGCGACTTCTGCGCATGCGCGCGATGCGGTACACGATCTATCTCGACCGCGGGCAAGAAGAGCGACGGTACGCCGAACAGTTGGCGAGCCAACTCAGCGTGCAAGCGCCGGTCTACATTGCTGAACCCCCCGAAGGTTACGACCCTGGATCACTGACTCCCGAACAGAACGCGTGGGTGATCCAAAACGCCACACGCTACAAAGCACAGTTGAGCGAGCGTCCGCTAGCCCACTAGCGATTCCCACTTGACCCGGTTCCCGGTCGCCTCTTGAATCTTGCGCGCGGTTGCGACCGTGGCTTTGCGTGTTCCTTTGAAAAGGTCGTGGATGGTCTGATAGCGGAGCCCGGTATCACGCGCGAGCATCGCCCGCGCTCCGTGCCCTTGCTTGTCACACCATTTTTGGAGTTCCGTTCGTTTGCTCATCCCTTGATTATGGGTGACGCCCGTTGGACGGTCAACCGTCCAGTTTTTTCAAGGGAAAAGACCCCTTTGCGATTATCCCTTGCATCGTATACGGTCAAGCGTCTATTATGGGTGTGAAGGGAAAAGAAACCATGGCCAAGCGAAACGACCACCACGCCCCCAGCACGTTCGACCCCGCGAAGTACGCTTACGAGGGCATCGTCGATCTCAAGCCCCCCATGCTTCCGCTCGAAGCCGATGAGTGCGCGCTCGCGTACTACAACGAAGCGTTCAAGCAATGGCAGAAGGATCGCGACGCGCTTCGGGATCGCGTCAACGCGGGCGGCTTCAAAGGCAACTTTGTTGAGAAGGCCACGTGCGATCATTGCGGTGCGTGGTTTCAGTACGGCGCGGAGTACAAGCACGACGACGGCGAGGTCATCGTGGTCGGCAATATCTGCGCAGACAACGCCTTCGGTTACGACACTCGCCGCGCTTACGACGCGGCCCGCGCTTCGAAGCTCCACAAGGGCCGCAAGGTGCGCATCGCGAAGTTCATCGCCGCTGCGGCGTTCATCAAAGATCACAGCATCGAACACGTCTTTACGGCCGCGACCATGGAGCACGATTCCAAGGGCGGTCGCATCCTTGACGAGATGCACGATAAGCTCATCGAGTGGGGCACGATCAGCGAAAAGCAGATCGCGTTCGCTAAGAAGCTCGCCGAAGAGATCACGAACCCCGCGCCGCTCGTGTGTGGCTTCTGCGCCGCCGCCGATCACGACCACAAGACCTGCCCCAACCGGCACCCGGTGCCCGTGACCGACGCGCGCATTGAGATCACTGGCATCGTGCGGCACACCGAGTGGCGCGATAACCAGTACGGCGGGAGCGCTCTCAAGGCGATCGTCGAAACCGTGGACGGCTTCAAGCTCTGGACGACGCTCCCCGGCGCGATTCAAGATGCGGTGGACGGCTATGAATACCGGGGCATCGGGGTCCGCTTCATGGCCAAGGTGGAGCGTTCGGACCGTGACGAGACCTTCGGCTTTGCCAAGCGCCCTACCAAGGCGAGCGTCGTCGACGCCAGCACCATCGTTTTCAACCCTCGTCTTCCCGAGCCGGGCGACAAGACCGATGCTGAGCTTCGGGATGCGCTCATCGCCGCACGCAAGGCCCTGTGAACTTGACGACCGTACACGATTCATCGTATAAAGAGATTGAAGGGAGATCCGAATGACCCAAGGAAAAAGAAAGAAGGCTGCGCCACTGCTCGATGACGCTCCCAAGCGCACGCATAAGGACGTGACGATCGCGGGCGTGACGATGCGCGGGCTTTCGGAGCGGCACCACTTGGCGCCCAAGCCCCAGCCGTACCGCTTCCCCAAGGAAGAGGTCGCCGAAGTGGCTGCGGGGCTCACGCTGGGCACGAACGTCATGCTCACTGGCCCCACGGGCTGCGGCAAGACTTCGCTCGTCGCGAGGCTCGCTTCCGAGCTGGGTCGGCCGTTCGTGCGGTTCAACTGCGACGGTGAAACGCGGGTCTCGAATCTGCGCGGCATGATGCGCCCCACAAGTGACGACGGGGTGCTGAGCCTGAAGTTCAATCCGGGCGATTTGGCCATCGCGATGCGTGAGGGCTATTGGGTGCTCTTCGACGAAATCGATGCGGCGCTTCCGAGTGTGCTCTTCGTGCTTCAGCCGGTGCTCGAAGAGGGCAACCGGGCGCTGCACATCCCTGAGACCGGCGAGACCGTGGTCCCACACGAAGACTTCGCGGTGTTCGCCACGGGCAACACGGTCGGCTACCGCGCCATGGCGCGAGCACGCCACGCCGGCACGCACTCGCTGAACGCGGCCTTCCTTGACCGCTTCGGGATCGTGATCGACTGCGGCTACCCGGAGCGCAAAGAAGAGATCAAGCGGATTCAGTGCCACGTGCCGAACCTGAAGATCGACTTCATCGATTCGGCTTGCCGGGTCGCCGCTTTCTTGCGGAAGGATCAGAACTTCATTTCCGACTTCTCGACCCGCCGACTCATTCAGTGGTGCAAGGTCATTGATCTCATGGGCGACTCGATGCGCGCCGCAGAGCTGACGGTCTTGCGCAAGCTCGAAAGCCCCACGGATGCCGAAGTTGCGCGCCAGACGATCAATCGTCAGTTTGGGTACGACAAATGAGCGACCTTCGCCACGTCATGGAGCGCGTCGGCCGTATCGTTGCGGCGGATCAACTTCTCACGGTCGACATACGCGGGGTCCAGGCGTACGCGACGCGGGGCCGTGTCGTGTTGCCGGCCATCGAAAACTACGATTGGCTGGGCGAGAACGCTTCTCGGATGCTGCACGGTATGCTCGACCACGAGTGCGGGCACGCGAGCTTCACCAACTTCGATACCGTTGAAAGGATATGCGAGGAAGAGACGGGGGCGTTCAAGGCGCTTTGGAATGCGCTCGAAGACGCCATGATCGAACGGTTGAAGGGCGCGGAGTTCAAGGGCTGCGCGCAGAACCTTGAACAGCTTCATAACTGGTTCTGGGAGCGCGGTGGTACAGGCGATCAGCCGATTCACGGTGTGATCAGCGATCACCCTGATTTTTGGATCGCGTTCTGCCTGAGCGTGAACACGGTGGTGACGCCGTACGGTGGCCACCCGATCGAAACTATCGAAGCCTTGCGGCCCGATGTAGGGGCGTTGCTGCGCGAAGTCGAAGACGAGCTAAAGAAGGTCGCCACTGCGGAGACCACCGAAGAGATATTCGAGATCACCAAGGCCATCTATGCGCACGTGGCCGATCGGGTGCCGGAAAAGCCGGAGCCTGAAGCGGGCGACGATGAGGGCGACGATGAGGGTGGCGCGTGCGACAATGCGGGCGATGGTGACGGCGCTGGTAAAGGCGGTAAAGGTCGCGCGCGAGCTAGCAAGCGTGACGGCGACGCTGACGATGATGGCGATGACGCTGCCGTTGATCGTGACGCTGACGATTCTGCGGAAGACGACGCCGACGATAAGGGCAAGGCCGATGCGGACCCCGACGCCAAAGAAGAGGCCGATGCAGACGCGGAAGACCGCAAGCCGCCGCCAATCTCCGAGCGCGATTTGGAGCGCTGGACGAATGTCGACGGCACGCCGCTGAGCCCCGATGACGCGGTGCAAGTGCGGGTGCGCAGTGTCTTTGAGCAACCGCGACACGTGCAGCCGTACACGGTATTCAGCCACGAGTTCGATCTCGTGCGCGACTTCTCTGTGGAGACCCACAAGACGGGCGCGAGCTACGATCGCGATATGCGCGCCGCGCGCTCCGCCAGCGAGTCGCTTTCCATTGCCTTCGAAACGGCCCTTCGAGCCAAGCGCGATCTGCACCCGGTCGGTGGGTACGATGAAGGCATGGCCGACCCCGATCTCTTGGGCGAGTACGCGGTGGGCTCGTGCCCGGCCGATCAGCTCTTCCAACAGATGGTCGCCGAAGATTCCGATGACGTGGCGGTGTCCATCTTGCTCGATTGCTCCGGCTCGATGGGCAACGGGCCTAGCTCGAAGGCCCACTTGGCCAAGCTCACGGCGCTCGCGCTGCACCAAGCGCTGAGCACGTGCCAGATCGAACATGAGATCACGGGCTTCACCACGTTTGAGCACCGCATGCCGCACACGTGGCTAGCCGGCGACTTCGGTGCGCTGGCGCGTGAGAACATGAAGCGGCTGGACGCGGCGCTTACCGAAGCCGAAGCGCAAGGCACGGACATATTCAAGTTCGCGCGGTGCGTGCGCGAGTGGCGCGACGAGCGGTTGCTCCAAGTACCGCTTTACGGCGTGTTCAAGAGCTTCGGCTCCACGGATGCCCGCGGGCTAGAGAACGTCGCCGGGCTGAGCCATAACCTGGACGGCGAAGCCGTGCTTTGGCAAGCGAACCGGATTGCGGAGCGCCCCGAAAAGCGTCGGGTTATGTTCGTGCTCTCCGATGGCAACCCCGAAGGGAGCGTCGATAACGCGCAAGGCGCGCGCTACCTGAAAGAAGCGGTCAAGCGGGTGCTCGCATCGGGTATCGAAATCTACGGTATCGGGATGGACAGTTCGGCGGTGCGCTCGTTCTATCCTGAGCATTGGGTGTGCTCCGACATGCAAGACCTTGGCAGGCTTGCCATGACCGCGATGACTGAGGTATTGCTCCGGTCCCGCACGGAGCGCACATGGGTGAAGGTCGCCTGACATGGGAAGAATGCTGGCCAGTGGTCGAAGCAGAAGCCCGGCGGTGGCGCCGAGCCGGCGCAGAGATCGGTCTCGACCGGGACGACTTGACCCAAGAGGCTTCGATCGCGGCGGTCCAGTGCGTGGCGCGCTGGCGGCCCGATGGGGGCGGTCGGACGACGTATGTGCGGACCGCGATCCGCAATCGTTTCGCGAACGTGCGGAAGCAAGCCCTACGTCAACGGCGCGTGCCACACGATGCCGATGGCCGGCCACGGCCGGAGTGGGTGGTCGGTTATGACGATTGTGGCTTGCAGTCTTGGGGAGCTTTCGATAAGGGTCGGATCGAGTCACGGCATGCTCTTCGTGTTCTGCACGATCGGCTCTCTAGGAATGATTGGGAATTCCTGGTTCAGACGTTGGTTCAAGGGGCACATTTGGCGCGGGGGATCGCGCCAGATCAAAAAGAGCGACTACACTCTAGGCTTCGGGAAATCCAAGGCCGCGCGCGACGCATTCTCACCGGGCTTCTTACAGATCATGAGGCAAAACCGATGAATGCAGCTTTGATTCCCCAACCGACCCGCGAAGAGCTTCCTGAGTGTCACGCCAACGGCAGTCAACCCCAAGGCTATGACCGCGAAGACCCGGTGTGCTGGAATTGCCGGGATAAGTTCACATGCTTGCCGAGCGCACTCGACAAAGCGTTGGTCGTCGGCGCGCTCCAAGACGATTCAGAGATTCATGCGGTGCTTTCCGAGGACATGAGCTTTCGCGCCGCCATCGAACGGATGGGGCATCGGCTGCGGGTGACCCAAGCGGGTGGTGAAGTTCCGCCGGAGCTGGACGTACGGACGCCGGTCGTAGAGACCGGAGTGCGGTCGGTGGCGACGACCCCCGAACCGGAGCCCGAGCCTGAGCCCGAGCCAGAACCCCCTGCCCCGGAGCCTGAGCCGGAGCCTGAGCCCGTTGCCGTGGCCCCCACGCCCGTTGCTCCCCCCGCTAAGCGCAAGCCCGCTAAGCGCCCCTCACGGGCCTTGGTGAACGAGAAGGGCGAGCCCACGCTCAAGAGCGGTAAGCCCTTGCCGCCTGTGCGCCAGCTCAGCAAAAAGCAGATGAAGGCCGCGATCGGGCGGATCAAGGTCAATCAGCCGTTCCCCTTGGAGCTGGGCATGCAGTTCGTGCGCAAAACGAAGGATGGGGACAATATCATCGTGAGACTCGTGCCCACGGGCTTTGAGCTAGACGGCGTGATCTACAGCTCGCTCAGCACGGCAGTCATGTACAGGCTCCGCAAGGTGACGAGCGGTAACGCGTATTTCAATTTGGTGACGAACCAGTGCACGGAGATATGGTCTGAAGACGGGGATGTGTTGGCCGGCTACATCGGATGAACGGTTGGATCATCAATCTTTGGGACAGCGCTCATTGCCGCGAAGAGCTGCGGCACGGGCATACCCCCGTGTTCTATTTCGAAGACGGCAAGCCGTGCTTTGAAGTCTGGTTTTGGCATTGCGACTTGTATCGGTGGTTCGTCATGAGCTATCAGTCAGACCCCCGATTCGAAGCACAGGGCGTGGTCTACTTTCACCCCGATGAGACTCCCGATCATCTACGTGCGCGATTCACTGCCCTTGCCATCCATTGAACGCAACTGATCAACTGAGCTTCGTAGGCATCGAGCACCAATGGCCGACGCCTGAGATCATAACGACGCGCACCGGGCGGATTCAGCTCGTGTACCGGCTTGTACAGACGCAAGCCGAGTTACACGCGATGCGCGATCAGCTCGTGAAGACCACGCACATCGTTTACGACTCCGAAACGAGCGGGCTCTTCGTTCATCTAGGCGCGCGCATCATTGGCCACGCGTTCGCGTGCTTCACCGGCCCGACTGAGATCACCGCGTGGTACATCCCTATCCGGCACATCGGGGCAGACAATGAAGAGCAAGCGCAGCTCCCCGTCGACTTGGTAAGCGATGCGGTGCAAGCGGTGCTCGCCGCGCCCGGATGGTGCGGCTTCTTTCACGCGAAGTTCGATTGGGCGCAGCTTCGCGCCGATGGTATCGGTTTTGCGCGCACGTTCGAAGACGTGTCGATCTTGGCGACGGCGGATAATGAGAACGAGCCGACGTTCGCGCTCAAGAATCTCGCTGCAAAGTATTGCGATCCAAAGGCGCGTGAAGAGCAAGGCGCGATGGATGCGTGGATGCGCGCGGACGCGCGCAAGTTAGGGCTCCCGTACAAGAAACGGAAGAAAGAATCCGAGGGGATGCTGGGCGAAGCCTCGTACATGGAGCGCTTCGCCTTCTCACGGACGCCGATCCATCTGTGCGGCAAGTACGCGTGCAAAGACGTGTTCTATACGATCTATCTTGCGCTCGTGAAGTATGAATCGGTCCCGTCGAAGTGGGCTTCGGTGGTCGCGCGTGAGAACAAGGTCGCGAAGATTCTGCACGAAATGGAGTGGCAAGGGCTACCCGTCGACGCGCCGCTCATTCGAGACACGCACGACCGCACAAAGATCGAGTACGCGTATTGGCTCGATGAGGCGCGCGCCTTGCTCTGCGATCCCGAGTTCACCGGCACGGACGCGGAGCTGCGCAAGCTCTTGTACGGCACGCTCAAACTCAAAGTGCCCAAGGAAACTAAGAAGGGCGGGCAGCCATCGGTGGATCGCGAAGCGCGCAAGCTCTTGGCGAAGCAGTATCCGCAGCACGAAGGGCTGATCGATGTGTTGGAGCATCTAGCGCGCGCGCAAAAGCTCTTCACGACGTACACCGCCAACTTCTTACGCTACGTGAGCCCGACCACGGGGTGCATTCACGCGAGCTACAATCAGCTTGAACGCAAAGAGCGCGGCGGTGTGCCCGTCACGGGAAGGCTCAGCTCCGCCGACCCGAACATGCAGAACATCGATTCGCACCTTGTGACGCTGCGCGATGGGTCGACCGTGGAGATCCGGCGCTACTTCGTTGTGCCCGAAGGCTACATCCGGTTCTACATCGATTTCAGTCAGATCGAGCTGCGCGTGCTCACGTGGTACTGCCAAGACCCGGTACTCTTGGAGTGCTACCGCAACGGGCTCGATGTACACCAAATCATCGCCGACCAGTTGGGCATCGATCGCAAGATCGCGAAGCAGGTCAACTTCGGCAACAGCTACGGCATGACTGAGATCGGGCTCGCGCTCCGCATCCCCGGTTACTACGACGACCCCGAAGGCACGCGCGAGTACGCGAAGTCGGTGCTCGAAGCCTATTTCGAGAAGTACAAGAACATCCGACTGTTCAAAGACGCCGCCGCACGCCGCATGCGCGAGAACGGGAACCTCTTTGTTAGCCCGTTTGGTCGACCCCGCCGCATTGACCTACTGAGCGCGGACGAGCAGTGGCTTCGGGAGCGCGGCGAGCGTCAAATGATGAGCAGTATCGTAAGTGGTACAGCGGCCGATCTCATGAAGGAATCGATGATCCGTTGCGACGCGGTGCTCAACTCACATGCGCTGGGCGTGGCCATGATGGGGGCGATGGGCGCCAAGCAGGTTCAGACGATTCACGATGAGCTGGTCTTCGATGTGCCGAACAAGCCGGGCTGGGCCGGGCTACTCGTGCAGCTCGCTCGTACGATGGAAGATTGGCCCATGTTTTCCGAGCCCGGCGATCGCGTCGGTGTGCCGATTGAAGTGAGCGCGGATGTGAGCACCACGACGTGGGCCGACAAGCGCGCTGTACAAATCCTTCCCGACGATACGCTGCAATGGGCCGCGTGATTATCCCCCGCGCAGACGTTGTATAGGAAGAGCATGCCAGCACCCCCGAAGAATTTCGTTCCGGCGAGTGAGATCGTTCGTCGATTGAATCTTGCATTGCCCGTCCACCTAGACGGGCTCGTCGATCCCCTTGGCAATGAGTTTTCGATTCATCGCGAAAATCTCATGGAGCTGTTGACCACGGATATCGACGCACTGCCGTTCGATAACCAGTCCGTCGCGCCGCTCTACATGGAAATGGCGCGCGCGCAGCGCTCGTGTGAATGGGGCGCCGAACAACTCGAAATCAAGTTCGTCCGTTGGAAGGCGCAGCGAAGCGCGGAGTGCCGCGACAAGAGCGAAAAGAAAGTCACCGTCGCCGAAGTCGAGAGCTTCTACCGGCTGCACGAGGACTACAACGAAATGGCTTCGGCCCCGAAGAGTTTGCGCGCGCTTGCGGATCTGTTTTCGGATGCCAAGCACGCGTTTCTTATGAAGGCTCGCGCGCAAGAGCATCAAAGCAAGCTCATGAGCGGGCACGAGTCTTCGATTCGATACGACGATCAACAGCAAAGACTCACCGAATTAGAACAACTCGAAACCGCCACCAAAGACGCCATCGAGCGTAGCGGTTCGGCAGATGCAGTGGCCCGCTACGTGGCGTCGCTGAAATAGGAATGAAGATGCAATTACCCCCAGGATATTTGATTCACCCCCAGAACCCGGCGTACATGTACAACCCGCAGACCGGGGAAGTGCTTGAAGCGCAAGCCGCTGTAGCGCCCGCGGTTCCACCGGCTCCCGCGCCCGCTCCGGTTGCTACGCCGTATGCGACGCCCGCACCGGCTCCCGCGCCGGTTGTACCCGCTGCCCAAGCGGTGCCGAGTTACGGCGCCGTCGACGTGGGTGCGATGGGTCAAGACAGTCAGAGCGTGTTCAGTGGCGGGGGAAAGCGGATCTACATCAATATGCCGCAGACCCCTTCGAACGTCGGCGAGAGCGCGTCGGTTCCCGTGCGCTTACTGCCGCCATGGACGCCGCAGCGCAGCTTTGCACACGTGAAGTACGCGGAGCACCGCTTGAACGCGAGTCTCGTGCCCGATGCAGGTAAGCGCCAGATCGCGTATGCCACTTGCTACGATAGCGAGGGCGGTCCCGGCCATTGCCCGATCTGCGAGGTGCTGAAGAAAGACACGACCGGCGACCTTTCGGCGTTCAAGCCGAAGGGCAAGTACATGTGGCAAGCGCTCGCGCTCGACAATCTGAACCAGCACTTCCGTCAGCGCATGGATGACGCGACCCAACAGCCTGTGCTGCACCCCGATGGAAGCCCCGTGTGGGATGTAATGCCGGGTCTTGTACGCATGCCGCCGACGCTGCACCGCGCGATCACCATGTTCTTCGAAAAGAAGGGCGACGCGACGCACCCGCAGACGGGCTACGCCATGGAGCTGATCAAAACTAAGAAGGGCGCGGGCACGATGGAAGTCGAGTATTCCGCGATGGACATGGCACCCGCGCCGCTCGACCCGAATCTCATGCCGGTGCTCGCGAATCTGATTGACCTTCAGTCGCAGATCCACTTCTACTCTCAGCCCGAAATGGAGCTGATCGCGCGCAATATCCTTGGGACTACGGTGGGGGTGGCCGCCCCGGCGCCCGTCCCGTCGCCCGGAGCCGCGTACGCTGCACCCCTCGTGGGTGTTCCGGCCGCTCCGCCCGCTGCACCGCCGCAGATGGTGCCACCGGCCCCCGCAGCGGTCCCTCCGGCACCGCCGGCCGCTCCGCCGGTCCCACAAGCTGCCCCGGCGGCCTATCCGCCCGCTACGGCCCCTGGCGGCATTCCCGCGGCTGCGCCCCCAACGCATCCCAACGTGCCCCCGGCGCCCGCTCCGGCCCCTGGATTGCCGCCGGGCATGGCGCCGACGCCACCGGCTCCCCCGCAAGGCGGCGAGCCCCCGGCGAGTGGGCTTACCCCGGAGCAATTCGAGCAGAGCGTGCTGGGTGAGAACACAGGCCAGACGCCCTTCTAATGGCCCTAGCCAAAAAGAAAACCACACGGAAGGCCCCCGCGAAGAAAGCGACCACAAAGAAGCGGAAGCCCAAGGCGGGCGCGAAGCAGGCGAGCCCTACCGAGTTCCTGAAGGGGCTCAAGGGGGCCGCCAACGAGGATACCGGGTTCCGGTTCCTAAGCGATTCGATATTCATGCAGGCGCGCGAACGGCTCCCCACGGGGGTGCTCGCGCTCGACAAGCTGAGTGGGGGCGGCTGGCCTTTGGGCTCGCTTGTCGAGATTGCGGCGTGGGAAGGGGTGGGCAAGAGCACGTTGCTCGACCAGTCCATGGCCCAAGTGCAGCGCATGGGGGGCACGGCCGCCGTGATCGACACCGAAGGCGCGCGCGACTTGGGCTACATGGAGCTTTTGGGGGTCGACCCGGAGAAGGTGATCCACATGAGCGCCTACACCATCGAAGAGTGCTTCACGCGTATCGATGAGATCCTGAATCGGCAGCAAGAGCTTGCCAGTACCGGCAGGCCGCTCGCGCCGCTGTTCATCGTGTGGGATTCCATCGGGGGTACGCCGGCCAAGGCGGAGAGCGAGGGCGAAAGCGACTCGAATCACATGGCGGTCGGCGCTAAGCGTATCAAGCAAAACCTTCGGCGCATCATGCTCCGGCTTCCCGAGCTTCGGGCGTGCCTTGTGGTGACGAACCACTTCTACAAAGAGCTAGGGCCGTTCGGCGCGCTTCAAACGCCGGGCGGGAGCGGGCTGCGCTATTTCCCGCACTTGCGGGTGCGGCTCATGCGCAAGGGCCAAATCAAATCAGGGCTTCGCTTGATCGGCCATGAAGTCTCGTGCCAGGTCAAAAAGACGCGCCTAGGGCCGATGCCTGAGCACACCAAAGCAGGGCTGATCTATGGGAGCGGGTTTGATAACTCGTTCACGCTTTTCGATTGGGCGTTAGAGAACGGCGAGGATGCCAAACACAAGTGGGTGACCCAACGGGGCGCGTGGTACTCCCTCGTGGAGCCGGGCCAAGAGCCGGTGACATTTCAGCACGGCTTCGTGGGCTTCGGTGCGCTCATGAACGAGCGGCCGGAGCTTTACCAAAAACTAGTGGCGAGGTATCTGGGGGGATGAGCGATCTACGGAAGGGGGGACCGTCTTGTAAGAAGTGGCGGTTCGTAGCGCGGACGGGGAACACACCCGTTTCGGCGACGGATTTGGGCGATCTCGATGAGTTCGTGATTGCGGATTGGCTGCACGCGGAACGGATGTACGACAACGGATGGTGGGTTCAGATCGGCGACAAGGTGTTCGATGTGGTGCTCAAGAAAAACGGCACGGTAAAGACGATGGTGGAACGCAGTGACGACTAAAAAGAAGAAAGCCCGCGCGCTCGATGACGTAAAGCTCACACCGTGGAAGGCGGTGGTCTTCGGCGATCTGCACGTGTCTCAGAAGACGCTCGACCGCTGCTTAGATACGCTCGCGCGAATACGCGTGCTCGCGCAGACGCATGACGCGATGGTGATCTGTACAGGCGACTTCTGGCACCAACGCGGTGTGCTGAACGTGCGTCAGATGGACGCGCTACTCGATGAGCTTGAGCAGTGGAAGGGCATCGAGTTCGTGATCATTCCGGGTAATCACGATCAAGTGAGCCAAGACGGGACGATTCACGGCGTGCGCATGTTTGGCGCGTTCCCGAATATCACCGTCGCGACTGAGCCGTTGCTTTGGCACCATAGCAAGGTCGCGTTCCTTCCGTGGCGCGAAGAGCCAGGCGAACAAGGCAAGCTCTTCGCGGGGCTCAAGGATGGCGCCCCCTGGACGGTCTTTGCGCACGCTGAAGTGCAAGGTGCGACAACGAACGGCGCCCATATCTCGCCCGGTCGTGTGAGCATTGCCGAAGTCGAAGCGGTGTCGCGCGCGTGTTACTGCGGCCACTACCACAAGCGCCAAAAGCTGGGCAAGCACACGTGGTACTTGGGCTCGCCGTTCGAAATGAACTTTGGGGAGCGAGACATGCCGCACGGTGTGGCGCTCATCGAAGAGGGCCGCGTGGCGCCTCACTTCATCGATTTCGAAGACATGCCGAAGCACCATCGGCTCGTGTACGGCAAGAGCTGGAAAGCGGCCGATGAGATCGCGCCGCACGATATCGTCGAAGTGCACGCGCCCGTCGATATCATGGGCACAGAGCGTTTGTCCGAAGTCATGGGCACGATTCCCGCGCAAGATGTGCGGACGCTCGTGCTCACAGAGGATGAAGATGAGTTGGCCGTGCCGTCGATCGCCATGGGGCTCGAAGAGGCGATGTACCAATGGGTACAGGACTGTGACGGCACCGATCTCGACAAGTTCAGGTTGCGCCAGTTGGGGCAGAGCCTTCTGGGGGAGATTCCCGAAGCGCGAGCGGTACAACCGTTAGCGCCAGAAGTTGCGATTGACCGGGTGACCGTTACGGACTTCTGCGGGGTCCGTGGGGATCGCACCTTCGAGTTTCCCGATGGGGTGACGCTGATCAAGGGTCCGATGGGGGCCGGCAAGACTTCCATGATGGACGCCTTGACGTGGGCATTCTTTGACACGACCACACCACGCAAGGCCGGGAGCCACGGCGCGAGTCTTCGGGCCGATGAAGTGGTTCACGATGAGGCCAAAACGTGCACCGTGCGTGCGGAGATTCGTTTAGCCGGCCGGAAGCAGCCTGTGATCGTCACGCGCACTAAGAAGCGGGGTTCGGGCAGTAAGGTCAAGATCACGGGGATCAAAGCGCCCGATGGCATCGCCGATCAAGAGTCGCTGATCCAGGCTGCGCTGGGGATCAGTCATCCACTTTGGCGCACGTGCGTCTATCTAGGCCAAGGGTCCGTAGGTAACTTCGTGACCGATGCGGACAAGCGCCGTAAAGACCTACTGAGCGCCGCCTTCGGGCTGGACGCATGCCCGGCCGCCCAAACCTACACGCGCGCCCGTATCAAAGAAGTCGGTGCCAGTATCGAGCGGCTTCGCATGCAGATGGTCTCTGATCAGCGCGCTGTACAAGTGCTGCAAGAGACGGACTACAAGACCCAGATCGCGCAGTGGGAAACGCAACGCCAAGCCTCGCTCGCAGCCGCACAGGCGGAAGGCGAGCGCGCCAAAAAACTCATGGCGGAGTGCGATGGGCACATGGCCACGGAACAGCAATGGCTTGACAGTAAGGCGGGCCACGAGGCGCACGTCGATACACTCACCAAGTCACTGGTCCGGTCTTCTCCGCAGAACAAGGCTGCCGACCTACAGCAACAGTTCGGTGCGCTCAAAGCAGAGCAGGCGATCGTGGAGCGGGATGAAGCGCTCGCGCGCGCAGAGCTGCAACGGCACTACGAGGCGATGGAAAAGGGGTCGAGCATATGCCCCACGTGTGAACGCCCCTTCGACGCGTCGCACCAAGAGCAACACGCCAAGGCCCTGGACGACAAGGTGCGGAGCTTTTCGGCGAGCATTCAGACGTTCGATGTGCGCATAAGTGACCTGGCGGTGAAGATGGGCGAGCTGGACACGGGCGTTGACCAGCAAGCCGAGCACATCGAAGTGCAGATCAAAGAGAGCCGTGCGGCTCTTGAGCAGTGCGCTCAAGCACTCAACTCGCTGGCGGTGATCAAAACGAACCGGGTCAACGCGGAGAAGCAGCTTCACGAGGCTCGCGCGGAGTACACGCGCCGGGAGCGCGAAGTGAACCCCTTTGGCGCCAAGCAAGCGGAGTGCGATGCCAAGGTTGCCGGGCTCACGAGCAAGCTCGCTGCGGATCGCGTCGAAATGGACGCGTACGACGAAAAGAACAACGATTTGCAGTTCTGGGAGAAGGGCTTCGGGGCCAAGGGGCTCCCGGTGCTCGTGCTCCGCGCAGCGCTTCACGAGCTAGAGACCTACGCCAACACGTTCATGGCGCAGCTCACGCGGGGCCGGATCTTCACCAAGCTACTCATGAAGGGGGATGAGCTGAAGATTCACTTCTACGCGGTAGATCCCGTGAGCGGGAAGGTGCACGAGCGCCGTTATGAGCAACTGAGCGGGGGCGAGCGCCGTTGCGTGGAGCTGGCCTTCAATCCGTTCGCGCTAGGGGAAATGGTGTTCAATCGTTGCGGGGTCCGCGTCAACACGCTGATCGTGGACGAGTTGACCACGCACCTAGGGCAAGACGAGAAGCCGCTTGTGTGCGATATTCTGCGCGATCTCGACCGGCGGTCGGTTGTGGTGATCGACCATGACTTGTCCGTGCAGAGCGAGTTCGATCAAGTGTGGGATCTGGGGGCGGTTGTCGAAGCCGAGCCCGAAGCCGAAGCGGGGGCAGCGTGAAGAACGATCTACGAAAAGACCGGGACCGATTGAGGCGGCAGAACGATCACCTCCGTGAAAAGGTCCGCAAGCTCGAAGCGCCCGATGAAGTGCGGCGCGACTATGAGCATTGGTACGAAGTGGTCGAATACTTTGACGCGAGCGAGATCAAGCGGCTCCCGGTTGACGGGGGCAGCGCGTTCATCATGGGCAAGCTCGATGACGTGACCATCGTCGAAGTGGGCAAGGGCACGCCGATGGAAGCGGTCAAGCGGTTGGGGGAATGGCTCAAAGAGAATGGCATTGACGCCTTGCTGGTTTCGGAGGGCGTCAAGTTCATGAAGCTCCGACCGGCGAGTGAGGATCAAGCCGCGAAGCTCGATAGGTACGAGCAAGTGAAGCGCGAAGCCGAGCCCGACAAGCCCCCAGCGCCGGAGGGACCACCGGAGCCTGAGCACATTCCCGAAGAGTTCGAAGGCCGCGCGTGACTCCGTACGTCGTCTACATGGGCATAGACCCCGGTAAGAGCGGGGCGCTCGCCATGCGCTCGCTAGACGGATTGTGGCGCGGTGTGGACTGTCCGCTTGTCGAGACCAGCACCGTGAAGCGCAAGAACAAAAAGACGGGCAAGGTCACCACGACCGTCAAGAAAGAGTCGAGCCCCGTGCTCATGGCGGGGCTGATTCGCGATGTTATGGAAGCCAAGGTCCACAAGGCCGCACGATTTGTCGTCTACATCGAGAAGGTCTCTGCGATGCCGGGCCAGGGGGTCACGAGCATGTTCTCGTTTGGTCGCAACTTTGGGCAGTGGGAAGGCGCCATCGCGGCGCTGGGGTGCGAAGTGCACTACGTCACCCCGCGCCGCTGGAAAAAGGTCATGCTCGCCGATGCCCCCAAGGGGAAGGAATCTGCGCGCATGAAGGCGCTACAGCTCTTTCCCTACCTTGCCGATGAGCTGAAATTCAAAAAGAACGAGGGCCGCGCCGAAGCGCTACTGATCGGGGAGTACGGCCGCCGCACTGAGAGCACGTGAACAAGGAACAGATTACCAAGGCGATTCAGCTCCGTGTCGGCCATCTGTTTGGGGTCGAGTCGGAGCTGGTTAGCGTCGAATGGGACGCTCGCCGGGGTAAGCCGTGGGTCAAGGTGCCGAGCCGGTTGCACACGGTGCTGTTCACACCGGGCCAACAGAAGCGGATCATCGGCGACGCTATCGATACCGTGCTCCGCCAAGAGCTGTGTGGGCTGGGGGACACGACGGATCTCACGGATGCAGAGTTGACGGCGAGATTGCAGGCGCTCCGTGACTGAGCCCGCCCCTAAGAAGCGCCGCCGGCTGAAGCGAAAGAAGGTCGCCACCGTACCCCCGCCGGCTCCGGTGAAACGAACGGCCCCTAAGAAGAAACGAACGGCGCCGAAAAAGAAACGAACGGCCCCTAAGAAGAAACGGAAGCCCGCCAAGAAGAAACGCGCGGCCAAGAAGACGGCGATCAAGGCAGGGCTCAAACGCGACCTTCCGAAGACGCACGTGGTTCGCCAGCAAGCCTACGCCGATTACGTCACGGACCCGGAGAGCCGCGATGAGGGCTACCACTACATCCGCGAGGATCGCGCGTTCAATAAGCACGTGAACATCCACATTTTTCGGAAGTGGAAAGAAGAGGACCAGTGGGAGCTGCACCGCGCCGCGTACTGGACCGAAGCCCAACGGATGCTCTTGGAACGGACGCGCAACGATACGGTGCAGATGCTTGCTGATTCGATGAACCAGCTAAACGAGCTGCGCGACTTCGCGTTCGAATGGTGCGACCCGATTCGCGATGAAGAGACGGGCGAAGTGCTCCGTTATCCTGAGAAGGACGACAAAGACCGCCCCCATCGGTTCGCGGGCAAGCCCATGCTCGCCGTGCCCATCCGCAACTACGAAGTCGCCGTGACTTCCGCGCTCGCGCTCGATGAGGCGGTGCGTGACCGACGCGATGAAGTGCTGCGGCTCACGGGCCAGGGAGAGAGCGCATCGAAGGCCGCCGTTGATCCGGTGGTCGAGCAAGTGAATCTCACGCCCGCTGACTTGCGTTCAATGGCCGCCGCACTCATCGAACGCCGACAACCGGAGCTAGTCGCCACCGCGCTTGACGTTACTCCCGAAGACCATAGGCCGCCTGATGACGAATGAAGGGCCACGCATTGCGGGCGCGATTCATCCCGCAACGCGGGACGGCTTTCGCAAGCTGTTGGAGGAAGCGAACCGTGTGGAGCGTGACGGTTATGAGCTTGTGACGATCGTGCAACTCGACACGGGGCTAGGTGCCGTGTTCCGTCGACGCCGAACCGGCGCGCAGTCGGAGCCGATTGTAAATAGCAGTTTTTTCGATTAGCTGGTCACGTTACGCTGGGGCGTGCGCAAGGCCACGCTTCGTAAAATAGAGCGCGCGAGAAAACGCTTGCTTACTTTGATCTCGACATTGGACCATACCGATGACTTGAATGCGCGTGCGGGCAGTCTCTTGCAAGAGTTGACCGCTGAGACGTTGCGCCAGTTACCGATGCTGGTCGACGCTAGGACCACGAAAGCGGACGCGATCATTTTGACGCGTGCGCAGCTTCACGATCTATTGGCGCGCTTCGGTCTTGACCTACTCATGGTACATACCGGGGGCTTACTTCAAGAGGACGATCAGGATTAGCTTTACGGGGGTGGGGGAGCTGTGTACCAGATGATACGCGCACTCGTGTGCGACGGATGCTTTCGCTATGAGCGGGTGCCCGAGGTGGAGCCGGGGCAACAGACCCCGCTGCCCGAAGGGTGGGAACGGCTCAAACTCGACGGGTGGGTAGGCAACTTCCACGTGTGCGGGGATTCATGCGTGACTTTGCTGACGGATCGTATACAACCGGCCCACAATGGCTAAATGGCAAGCAGGGGATTTTCAACGGCGCCACTACACCATCGAAGGCCCCGCGCTCGATGAAGCGCGCAAGGTTCGGCTCATGGTCGCCGTGGACGGCAAGACGCTCGTGGACGTGACCGGCATGGAGCCCGGTATCGTGGCGTTCGTAAGCCGGCCGACTGAGCAAGGCTTCGATATCGAGATCGTATCCGGTGGGGAGCTGGCGAAGCGGCTCGTGCCGGTGGGCGAGGAAATGTGGCCCGTGGCGGATTGGCAAAAGGATGCGCTAGGGGTCGAATGAGGGTCGAGCACCGTTCGAAGCGGGCCGACCACGAGTCGCCTGAGAGCATTCTGAGCCGGGTGCGCCAGATTGGCCCGATCGTGCTCGACCCGGCGACTCGCAAAGAGAATCCGGTCGGGGCTGAGTATATCCGTACGGTCGACTGCGATCCCGATGGGCTCGCCACGCGCTGGCGGGAGTTCAAGGGGCTCGTCTACGTGAATCCGCCCTACGGACGCGCCTACAACCGCGTGTGGGCCGAGAAGATCGCCAGCGAGGGCAAAGCAGGGGCGGAGATTGTGGCGCTCGTAGCGGCCCGCACAGGCTCGCAATGGTTCGATCAGATGTGGAGCGCCAACCGGATCTGTTTCGTGCGCGGGCGCATCCGTTTCGTAGGCTCTGAGGCCGGGGCTCCGTTCGATAGCGCGCTCTGCTATTGGGGGCATCGGGTGAGCCGCTTCGAGACGGCGATGGACGGCTTAGGGAAGCTGATCCGGCCGTGAGATAGGGCTACTCTATGCCCCGTGAGCAAACCGCCTGATATTGCGAGGCTCCCTTGGGATCAGCCCCGCAGCCATGCGTGGACGACCCCGCAGCAACGCGCGCTCGTGATCGGGTATCTCAAGGGCTACGTTGCCGGCCGCAATTGGGGCCAGGGCTGGGAAGTCGAAGAGCGCTTCATGGACAATGGGGTGAATGTGCACGTTGCCGTGGGGCCGACTGGACCCCCGCAAGAACGAACATTTCACCAACGGCCAGGAATGCCTATCCTTGTGCTGGCGGTTCTGCGCTCAAAGGATAATGAGCGCTTCGAGTGTGGTTTACACTTCCCGCGCGGGACAGACACGGACGTAGGAGAGATCGCGGTGAAATTGGGACTGGCGGCACGCTCATTAGACGCACTTCACCGTGAGGTTCCGTGGGTGTACTGAGGCGAGGTAGCCGGGGGCGACTTCCCTTCGATTCGAGCGGTGCACTCCGCCCCGAAGGGTATGGGCCGCTCCCTGAGATCGATGACGACTCCGACCTAGACGGCTTGCCGTGGCATCGGCGTACGGAGGATGCGTGGACGGATCTCGCTTTTCGTAACGTCATCCGTTCGCAGCTCGCGCACTACATCAAATGCCGTCCCGTCGTGTCGAAGTGGGAGCTTTGGGAGATCGCGACGGTGGTCAAAAGCTCGTGCACTCGACTCCCAGCCGATGAGGCGTATCTGCGGCTTCGGATCACGACGTGCGTGGGCGGGGATGGGTGCGGGTGTTCGCATGAAGGTTGCCAGCAATGTGAGGTCGCGGCGCCGTTTCCGGTGGAAGCGCGCAATCCGGTCGACTCGAATCAGATATTCGCGAGGATGTTCAACTCGCTCGATATCCTGTGCGGGATGGTCGTGAGCGGACCGGGCATCGGGATTCGCTTCTACAACGATACGCCAAGCGGGGCGATCGATGGGGTCAACACAGACTTCAAAGTGAGCCAGAAGTTCTTTCCGAACCGGGAGTCGGTGTATCTGAACGGTGTGAGGCAAAAGCCCGGTGCCACATGTGACTACGTACGCATTGAATCTGGCGGCACGGGAACGGGTTTTGATACCATTCGTTTTGTACACTTTGCTCCGATACCGGGGGACAGTATTTTGGTGGACTACGACCTTCAAGGGGTCTGAGGGGAATCTAGGGGGATTTTAGATGGCACGGACATTCATACGACAAGACATTCAGATCGGGAGTACGAACGATACTCTCATCGGATTCAATGATGCGGTATCGCCCGCAGCAACAATGGAATCGGGCGCCGGCACGGTAGCGGACGACCTGAACAACTTGCGCTCGATGGTTTCGAACCTGATCGATGTGCAAGCGGGCAATTGGTACACCGATGCCAACATCCCGGCCACGTTGGAGACGGGCGTCAAGCGAGGCGTCAACGATCTGAACAGCGGCCTTCATGCGGTCGAGAAAAAGCGCATCTTGCGCGACGTTCACAATCTGGTCGATGTTTGCGCTGGCGCTGCGGCGACCGGAACCCTGACCGCTGGGGGACAGCCGGCGAATGACGATACGGTCACGATCGGCTCGCAAGTTTACACTTGGAAGACGGTCCTGACGGGCGCGGCCGATGAAGTGTTCATTGGCGGTACTGTGGCGCTTTCGCTAGAGAACCTACGTCGCGCCATCAACGCCGATGGCGTCGCGGGCACAAACTACGGCACGGGCACAGTCGCCAATGCCGATGTGACCGCCACTGATACGGCCACGACCGTAGTCGCGACGGCGATTATCGGAGGCACGGCTGGTAACTCGATCGCCACGACCGAAAGCGGAGCAACCACGAGCTGGGGCGGCGCAACGCTCTCCGGTGGTCTGGATGCCAACTTTTTGATCCTTGGTACTGGCGAGCTTCCGACGCAGACCATAGCCGCAGTCGGTTTGGTTTCCACGCTGGGCACCGTAGTCGCGGCGCACACCGGAACCTTCGGTACACACTCGCTCGATGAGGTGGCGGGCTCCAACGCCTTGAGCCCCTTGAACCTCATGCTCATCGTGGACGGCGACACTCGCGACCCGATCCTATCAGCCGGTAGGGAAGTCTGGGGTCTGTTGCAGTCCGAAAGCGCAACGGATGGTCATACCATTACGGATGCCACCACGACGCGCGTTCAGATTTCATTCGTGGTCGAGAACGCTACTGGCGACGATCTCATAGCGTGCCCAGTGGGTGACATTTCGGGCAAGTGCGTCGACTACACGACTCGCGAGCGAGTTCGCTTCGAAGACCTGAACGAAGCCGACTTCTTGCGCGGCGCCATCGTGGATATCGGTGCTGGCACTGGCACCGTGGACCTGCAAACGGCCTACGACAATCAGGGTTCTACCCCGATCGACTCCACGACGAACGTGTTCGTCGATTTGGAGGGTCCAGGGATCAAGCATTGCTGGCGCGACGACCTAGAAGCAGAGCTGTTCTGCATCATTGAGGGCAGTGCGGGTGGTACTACTCAGATTGCGATCTCATCGGACGTTGACACTTTCAACGTGGATGCGGTCGTCAATGACTTCGCGAATGGCGTGACGGTCAATAGCGATGGCACAAGGCCCATCGAGGTCGGCGTCACCGATGGCGTCATCGAAAGCACGGCGGGCAATCTTCGGGTCAACTCCGCGGACGAGCTGTACCTAGATGATGTAAACCAGACGGGCTCCACGTGGGCACAGACCGATGGTATCAAGCTCTCCGAGACCACGGCGGAGTGGGATGCCTTCGAAACGGCGTTCGGCGAGGTCTCGCTCTTGAACGCAATCACGCAGGCGTACGCCGGGCAGATTCGTACCAAGGTCCAGGCGACCGTTACGAGCAATATCACGGCGAGCAACGATGTGAACGGTCCCGGCACCGCGCACGCCAACACGGATGTGGATCTTGCGCCGTTCCAGAACGTCACGTTCAACACGGACGTTGACGTGTTCCTGAATGGTGAGCTAATGAGGCACACCGATGACGTGGTAGCGGGGGGTACACCGGCAGACGGCGACTTGCAGTTCCTTTTCAATCTGAAGGGGACCGGCACCAAGCCCGACCAAATCACCGTCATTGTGAACGGACAGTAAGCACATGAATGAACGCGTTCTCGGTAAGATTGAGGTTTCGGGGCTGATCGGGGAACAGCTCGATGCGGCGCTTCAGCTTGCCGAGAACGAGGTTCAACAGCGTAAGGGGATGCAGTTCGGTTGCCAGTCCGCGGGCAAGGCAATAGCCGGGCTGCTTCCGCATATCGACAAGAGCTGCGATGAGGGTGAGTTCGATGGGCTCGAAGGGGTCGAGCTGCGCAACGCGATCAAGAAATGGATCGTGCGCGCCAACGATGCGGTCGAGAATCTGTACAAGCGCGCGCAAGCCGAAGAAATGGTGGCGCATGGGAAGGCCGCGGCGATGAAGACCGCGGTCACGATCGTCCAGCGTTATCACGACTCCGCAGCCGCGCGACACGCGCAGCTCACGGCGGAGCCTGAGCCCGACGATGGGACTGGGGATAACAAGGGTCGACGATCCGGCGAGCGCCCCGGCGTTAGCTCGCTTGACGAGCGGCGGGAGCAAGCCGCGCGTGAGCGTGCGGCGAAATCGGAAGCTGACGCAGAGAAGACCGTCGACGCTGCGCTCAAAGCTGCGGCGCCTACGAAGCGAGCGACTAAGAAGCGAACGACTAAGAAGCGCGCACCAAAGAAGACCCCGAAGAAGGGCAACTAGCACGTGGCGGGCGCGCGCGATGAACGGGTCAATGATCTTTTCTTCTGCGATCAGACCGCGGAAGGCAATCCCAACGAAGAAGGGATGGTCCGCTATGTGAGCGGCGATCTCGTGGCGCTTCTAGGCGGCGTCGTCAAGAGCCTCACGGCCGGCGTGGGGGGCGGGATCACACCTAGCCAGCACCGCGCGCTCGACCAGCTTGTTCACGGCATTGCCGAGAACAGCTTCGATGAGGTCATCTACACCGGCACCAAGGTCACGTCGATCATTGTGTGGACCAGCGTCGCCAAAACAACGAAGATCCGCGAAGAGCTATTCACGTACACGGGGAACCAGGCGACAACGATCGTCACCAAGCAATACAATGCGGCGGGGACATTGATCGTGGGCGAAACGATGACTGAGACAGTGAGCTACACGGGCAGCAAGGTTGACGATATCACGCGGGTCATGAGCTAATGGCTGGCGTCGTCGTTCTGAATCAAGTTCCCGTCACGCTCTACGATTCAGCGGGTAATGAGATCGCGCCGGCAACGCAGGCCACGCTCGAAGCAGCTCGCGTGCTGTTGGCGTCGCTCGAAGGCAAAGACTTTGCGACGCAGGCCACGCTCGCGACGCGCGCATCCGAAGCCACGCTTGAAGCCGCGCGTGTGCTGTTGGTATCCCTAAACGCCAAAGACTTCTCGACCGCAGCGAACCAAGTGGCGCTGGGCGTCATTCTGGGCGCGATTGAAACCAAGGTCGCCACGGAGACCACGCTCGCCGCTATCAAAGACACGGACGGGATCAAAAAGATCACCGATCCGCTGCCCGCCGGAACGAACATTATCGGCGGCACTCGCCTCTACGATCACAATGGGAATCCGCTATCGGTACAGGATGGCGTGGCCTATCCCGCCGGCAACGATCACTTGCTGATCGGCGGTGTCCATGAATCAGACGGCAACACGTACCACGCACGGATGAGGGACGACTTTGTTACCCCGGCGACCAAGCGCATCCTGGTCGAAGCGGCCATCGCTCCGGGGTCATCCATCGCCACGACTACCGGCGCAAGCGCGGGGGAAGGAGCCGTCGCAGAGCGGCTTTTGAATGGCAGCTCTTACGATATGGTGGTGAACGGGTCGGGTACGCCAGTCACTTTCCAGTTCGATGCGCTTCCGGTTGACGACGTTGTGCTCAATAGCTTGCGGCTCGTGTTCTCTGCGGGCTTTTTTGACTTCACTGGCAACGCCTTCGGTAAAGGGGGCGGTGCTTTGAGTAACGGCGTTACCGCAAGCATCGTGTCAAACAACGGCGCGTTCTCTGGGCAGCTAGCGGAGCTGATGGTGAACGAAGATTTCCTTCGCTTGCTCGACTTCTCGGTATCGCAGGCGGGTTCTACGGACGTGATGGCGGCGAGCGTTCCCTTCACGGGGAATATCCGATTGGTGGGAGGGAGCAGCGATTACGTTCGTGTCACCATCAACGATAACCTGACTCCCGGCTCGCGAGGTATCACCCACTTCACGGCCACGGTTTACGGCACGGAGATCATGCCCTAATGGCTCATAAGTTCAACGAAGACCGCTCTCTTGTGATTGCCGATCGCAATCTCACGCTAGGCCAAGCCGCGTTCACACGGCAGGACAACGGCACGGAGCCCATGAATATCAACGGGTCGGCTTCTGGCGCTCCCGTCAATCTTTGGAATGGCAGTGGCGGGGCCGGTGACGCAGGCGCGGATTGGGCTGTGTCTGGCGTGGGCTCTGAACAAGCGGCGGCAGCGTTTGCTGGCGACGATGGCTGGGACACCGGGGTGACCGCGCAGAACGACATAACCACGTTTGACAACGGCTCATTGCTGGACGTGGACGCGCTTTACGGGGACTTGCAGTTTCAGATCAATCCGCAGGCGTGGCCCGTAACTTCGCGGCTTCGAGTCGGATTCCTAGACGCGGCAAACAACCTTGTGGGCCAGTGGCGTCGGGTCGAAAACTACACCACAAACATGGACCTTGGGATCTGGCAGCCGGTGTCGATTCCGATTGCGGACTTCGCGCTCACTGGCCAAGTGCAAAAGCTCCGATTCGAGTACCGGGTAACCAGCGGGCAACGGCACTATTTGGACGATATCAAGCTCGTGCCTTCCGGTGGCAGCGGTCCCTATCGGTTCCGGGTCGCTGCGCCCGATGCGCTTACGAAGTACCACGTTTCCATGATCGTGTTCATCGTGAGCGGGCCTAGTGCGGGCTGGACTTCGACGACGTTTGCGAACATCGGCGCGCTTCCAAAGGGGCTCATCCTTCGGCAGCGGCGGGTCTCGGATGGTGAGATATTGTGGAGCTTCAACAGCAAAGACAATGTAGAGCTGTTCGGGCGCTACCACCCCCAAGACGATATCGAGTTCGCCGATGGCACCTTGCTTGTCGGGTTCATGGTGAAGCCCGGCAAAGCGAGCATCGTGGTGACCGATGACGATGTGTTGGAGTTCGTCGTGAGAGACGACTTGAGTGCGCTGAGTGCGGCGCGCGCCTTTGCGCACTTCGGCACGGAGGTAATTGAGCCATGAGTATCAGCATGAAGCGGGCGCCGACCACGAGCGACGGCCGGCCGATTTCGCTCACAAGCCGCTTTCGTGGCAACGTCGATCCGTTCTTTGCGGGCTCAGGGGATAATGAGAACGGACGCGGGCAAGACGCGCTGTTTTGCATCCATTGGCCGAGCGCGCCTAGCGCCCCCGAAGACAAGGCGTTCGACTTCGGGTTCTGCGACTGGATCTACATCGCCAAGGGCACCATGCGCTGGATCAATGGTGGGCCGGGGGACTTCATTAGCTTCTACGCGTACGCGCCCGCCACTACGGTCACGCCGAACGCGGGGGCCGGTAACTGCAATCTCGTGGCCACGGGAATGGGCTTCAATATGATCGTCGCTGCGGCCGGCAATGGGAGTCATGACTACTCCGATGAAGTGCCGGTGCCGGCCTTCGATGCAGACGGCGAGCCCAACGGTTACTGGGCGTGGGACGAGCCTGACACGGGCAAGGGAGTCATGAGCTTCGTAGGTGACGGCAAGAGCATGTACAACCTGTACGACGCCACGTTGCCGCTTGTGTACTGGGTCAAGAAAATGCCGATGCTAGGCGACGGGCAGACGGTGCTGCACCCCGAAACCAAGGCACGCAAAGTGCTCCCCCATTGGAAGTTCAAAGTGACCGTGCACAACGAGGCGCTTGGCCCACTACAAGTGAGTTGGCATCTGGATTGCGCACGGCGGAGTACGTTATGAGCACGCAAGGGGGGAAATATGCGCGCACTGGTTTTAGGGGGCGGGGGTAGCAAGGGGCCGTACCATTTGGGTGCGATCACCACGTTGCTATCCCAAGGATATCGGTTCGATCTATTCGCGGGCGTGAGCGTGGGGGCGCTCGTCGCCGCGTATCTGGCGCAGTTCGATGATCGCGAAGTGCTCATGGGGCACCGTGCGCTGGTCGATACCATGCTGCGCGTGAACACGCGGGATATCTGGCGCAACTGGAAGTTCTGGCGCCGCGCCGCGGGCATGTGGAAGTCGAGCATCTACAACTCCAAGGGGCTTCACCGGCTCATCGATAAGAGCATCGATCCAAAGAAGGTGCGGGAGAGCGGAAAGAAGCTGCGCATCGGGGCCGTGGATCTCTACAGCCGGGGCTACACGATCTTCGATGAGAACTACGTTCCGCTCACCAAAGCCATTGCAGCGAGCGCATCGATTCCGTTCGCGTTCAGTCCGGTGGCGATGGGGGAGAGCCTTTGGATCGATGGGGGTGTGCGCAGTGTCACGCCGTTGGCGTCGGCCATTGAAGCGGGGGCCACCGAAGTCGTCGCGATCACCTTGCAAGCCAAGAACCCGAGCTTGCGGTTCGAAAAGAAACCCAACGCGCTCGACATTGGGCTCCGCTCGATTGATCTCATGAGCGATGAAATCGTCGCCAAGGATATCAAGATCGCGCAGCTCTACACGAAGGTCCGAAGCCTTGAGCTACAGCTCGCCGGGGCCACCGGGCGCTCGCTCGATAAGACCACGAACAAGCGGGCCGTGCATGTGCTCCACATCCGGCCGGAGTTGGGGCTGAACGAGGATAGCTCTGTGTTCGATCCCGCCGAAGCGGCACGGCTCTACCAGCAAGGCCAGGAAGACGCGCGTCACGCGGTGCTTGCGGACGTGCCCTTGACTACCTAACCGACCGTATACTATCGTGGGATAATGACCGCGGAGCCATACCCTTGGGAGCGTGAAGCCGACGAATACGAAGGCGAGTCGGGCGGGTTCAAGGTTCGGCTTCGGCGGAACACGGAAATGGGCACGTGGTGCGGCTACATCATTATCCCCGAAGAGCATCCGTGGCATGGGCTTTCGTACGGCGATCTCGAAGAAAGCGGCGTGACCGTGCACGGCGGGGTCACGTACACAGGCGATGACATATTCCATGAAGAGTGGGCGGTCGGCTTTGACTGCGGGCACGCCTTTGACCTGATCCCCATGTTCGTAAGCGGGAAGTTCGCGGGCTCCGCACTCGAAACCATGAACGCAGGCACGTACCGGGACATGGCGTACGTGCTCGATGAGTGCCGGCAGTTGGCCGTGCAAGCGGGCAAGGTGTTCACGCCGCCGCCGTTACCGCGCTCGACCGATCCGCTCGACCGTTCCGATGACGAGCTGCGCCAAGCCTTGCGCGCGTTGCGTGGGGAAGCAGAGCCCGAGCCCAAACCGGAGCCCGTTCTCGATCCCGTGACGGGCACACCGCTTGAGTACACCCGCGAAATGGGCGAGACCGATGCGGAGTTCAAGCGGCGTATCATCGAAGATAACGCGCGCGTGGCTGCGGGCATGGCGCCCCGTCGCCGTCGTGTGGAGCGCAAAGACCCATGGTAGAGGAAGACACCACCGGGCTGAGCGATGACGCGCTGCGAGACCGCTTGCGGGTGCTTCGTGGGGAGCCTGTACCCGAGCCCGCTCCAACGCCGGTTCCGGCTCCGATGCCCGCGTTCGCAATGCCTGATTTGCGCCCGTACGGGTTGCAGCCCTTGGAGATCACCGCGACCAAAGACGGCGTGTACGATTCGATTCGCTACGAAATGCGGGCGCGCGTGGTGACCGATGAGGGGCGCAACCGTGTTTTGGCGTCCATCCGAGGGAACACCCCGATGCACATGCCCGACGTGTTCCCGATTATCGAGAGCGATGGGGTGATCGCCACGCGCTACGATAGCGACAACGAGGAAGTGACCTTGCAAGCGGTGATCAGTCTCGAAGAGATCGTGGACGCGGCGACGCCGCCGCGCACCCGGAAGCCGAGCCCCAAGCCCGCGGGATGGCCGATGCTGATCGTGGGCCGGCGGGAACGGGCCGAAGACTTCGCGCGGTCCCAAGGGCTCGACAAAAAGGATTGGCGGTGGGTCCGCACGCCGCGCGATTTGCTGGGCTTCATGGGGCGGGACGCGCACATGCGTGTGCTCGATGAGGGCCACCCGCTTACCTCGCGCGAGCTAGAAGAGCTGTTGGAGCTTGCCAAGGATCGCGGCATTCACACGGAAATGGTGACGTTCGGTCCCGAGCACGAGCGCGACCCCCTTTCGTGGGCTCGCAAGCTGTGATTATCCTTTGGCCGCGGCAGTGGCTTGGGTGCCTTGCACGCTTCGTTCAACTCCCCCCATTTGCTCATTCCAAACAGTGTGCCGTATCCTGAGCCCCATGCCCCCCGATGAGAGCACCGAAGAGCTAAGCGACTTCGAGCTGACGCAACGGCTTCGCGCGGCTCGTGGGCAGCCCCCACTGCCCGACCCTGAGAGCATCGAAGCCAAGTTGCGTGCTGGCGCGGAAGCCATGATCGAAGAGCACCGCGGTATCCGCGGCATTGACTACTCGCGCATCGTGATTGACGATCCCATCCCGATCGCCATCCCGGCGCCCTTCGTTGGCACACCGCCGATCCCCTACAAGTGGCCGGTCAAGTACAAGCACGGGCCGGTCAAGTACAAGCACGGCACGATGAAGATTGGCGACGGGCCGATCGTTTCCATCGGCAGTACGAGTGACAACGCCATCGCGCTCGCCGCCGGGCCGATGACGAGCGGCACGGTCACGGGAAGGCTCAAGGCGTGGACCGGCAAAAAGTAACCGACGCGGCTATCGAGCTAGCGGAAGCGACGCTCGACATGCTGAGCCATCGCAATGCGCATCCGGTGTTGCACGTGAAACGAGCCTATCGTGCCGAAGTGACTGCGGACAAAGAAGCGCTGTTCCTGCAAAAGCTCGTGACCTATCAACAGCGCAAGCGGTGGCTCGCAAGCAAACCCCCTGAAGAACGTGTATAAAGCCCGCGGGGGCCATGGAATTAGAGACGTTCGTGGAGCATGCAGGGCGCTACGTGCACTTGCAGAAGAAGCTCACCCGAAAAGCCTTGCTGCAAGCGCTGGACGGGCACGATAGTCTGCATCCTGACGATGCGGATGCGTTGGCTGATTTTCTCGAAGAGCTGAGTGCGGACCTAAGCGATGAGGGGGCCACGCTCCGTTTGGCTGACGTGTTGCGTAGAGGATAATCAAGAGCCGATGACCGAAGTGGGGATATTGATGGTCGATTCAACCGAACCGTTGCGGTGCCTCGTGACGAACAATGCGTGTGGGACCGATACCCAACACGCATGCGAGTGCCCGGCGTGCCAACTTCATGCGAAGTTCGATGAGACCTTCGATGACAGCACCGTGCCTGAGCCGCCCATTGAATGGCAGGCGCCAGGGGGCAGTCTGTGAGTCATCCGGTGCAAGACGCCTTCGACAAGATCAATGACCGCCGCGTGGCGCTGATTGCGCGCAAGCACACGCCCGGTGTCAAACTTACCCCGGAACAAACGCGGGAGCTGGCGGCGTTGGAGCCGCGGTGCCTTGCGGTGGTCAACGCGCTGTTCCCGCTCCCGAGTCTCGAAGAGCGGGCCAAGCTCTTGGGGCTGCCCGTGCCGGATAAGCACGTGGACGAGCGCCAGCTCGAAATGCTGTACGCATGCGCGCCGCCTGATTGCGCATGGTGCGGCGAAGCGCACGAGGGTGGGCCGGAGCATTGCGCGAGCCCGTTCTGCGAGGATAATCAGAGGGAGCCGGAGGGGGCTGCCGGGGCCGAAAATCGCCTAGGCTGCCGATCGGGACCGTCTTAGATGGCCCGAAAAAAGATATCGACGACCGTTTACGTAGAGCCCGAGCAAGACGGCGCGCTCAAAAGGTTGCGAGATCGCACAGGAATCCCGATGGCCGTCCTTATCCGCGACGCCATCGATTCGATGCTTCGACGCTGGGAGAACGACCATGACGTGCTCGACCACGTTGATCAGCTTCTCGCCGAAAAGCGCCAAGAGGCTGACGATCAAGCCCGCCATCCCGATCTCATGGTCGAAGAGCTAGACGTGCTCGCCGAGCATTGCCGGCAAGTTGAGCTAGAGCGGGATCAGTGCCGGAACCTCGTGGAGCACTATCGAGCCGCGCTCAGAGGGGTCCAGAACCGCCTAGGCGAGCTTCTGACGGCTTCCCCGAGCTTCTACCTAGCCCAAGACGATGAAACCAAAGAGCCCTGAGAGCGCCTTGTGATACCCCCAGAAGAGATTTTGCGAGAACGCATTCTTCGGGCCAAGGAAATGGTGCTGCGCTTGCAGTCCCAAACGGCGAATCAACAGCGATTCATCGAAGAGCTAGAGCGTATGTATCGCGAGCACTACATGCCCGAAGAGCCGGAGCCCGGCGAAGCCGACACGGCACGGCACAAGATCGTTCCGAAACGGTAAAGCGCTCGCCCATACCGCCGCTTGCGTGGTAGTTCGGGGCGATGGCAAAGCAGCTCGATCTGGACTTCACCAAAGCACGCCGCGATCAAACCCTTCCGTACGCGAAAGGCGTGGACACGAGCAGAGCCGCGGCGTCGGATGCGCGGCCTACAGCCGGGGCGATTCGCGTGAATATATTCAGGGCGATTCTTGCGAGTCAGCGTAGGGGTTACATCGCCGATGAGCTGGTAGCCGAAGGGCTTGCCTATTCGCAGTCTGCATCGCCGCGTTTGCAAGAGCTGCGCAAGATGGGGCTCATCGTGCGCACCAAACGGATGCGACCAACGCGCACGGGAAAGAACGCCTACGTGCACGTAGCCACGGAGTTCTATGTGCCCGTCGAAGACGACTGAAAATCTCCCTTGGCGTCGCCCGTGCTTGAATCTGATCCCGTGTGAGGGGGTCACGCTGAACCCGACCTGTTTTTGCGCGTCGGGCGACCACCAAGGAAGGGGGAATGACCCCACACTAAGCGTGGGCCGACCTAGTGTCAACGTGTGTGCTGGGTACTAAGATCAGTGGGTTTTAGTAGCAGGCTAGTACCTAGCAGCTCGACACGAGCGCGTAGAGGATAAGGCCGGCGGCCAAGGCCAAGCCGAGCACGGTTTCGAGGTCCATGCGCCAAGACTACGTGAGCCGGCGGGGCCGCGCAGCATACGGTAAGCTCTTGCGCTGGGGGGACACAACGCATGCCTACCGAAGAGCGGAACGCATTAGCCTTGCTCATGATCACCGGCATGGTGATCATCGCGTATCAGACCGTGGCGCTAGGATGGTGACGGCGTGTCGCGGGTCGTCCGTATATCCCCGGTCTCAATGAACACGAGGGCCAGATCGTCGGAACATTCTTCGGCGTAGAAGCCTGAGACGCCATTGAGACCGGGGCGGAACAGAAGCCAGCCGCGTTTGGTGTACCGGGCGAAGCGATCGCCGTTGGTAACGCTCAAATGCGGTGTGCCGATTTGCACGCCACCACCCACGTCCGTGAACGCCTCTTGGAGTTGGTGCATGCGGTCGGGGGACATGACGGGGATCGCCTTTCAGTCTCCGTTCTACGTCCCGCGCATAAAATGCGCCAGACCCTAGTTTGCGGACCCGCCCTTGATCGGGATGGTCGCGCCGTCCGCGTCGCCTTTGGATGCGGGGCACAAGCACTCGAAAAACAGCCGCCATCGCGAGCCGCTTTTGGTGACGTAGCTGGGCGTGTAGTTCGCGTACTCCGCGATCAGCCCATCGATGGACGAGTGGCCGGGGAGGGGCTTGCTCAAGTCGAGGGGGCTCATGACTCTTCTGCTTTCCGCAGATCGTTGATCAGCGCATCCAAGTGGTTCAGCTCAGCCCAATCGCGATCCGTGAGGATATCGGCGGAGCATTGCGTCGTGAGCTTGCGGTGCTTGAGCCAGGCAAGTGCGTCGTGATTGTCGCCGCTCACGTCGCCGTCTTGGGCGATCAGCAAGGCGTTGCGCACGAATCCGGGCAGCCCGTTGAAAAAGCGAATGCGCTCATCGGTGGCGGCGAAGCGGGTTTCGTCTTCGTTGGTCCAGCTTTTGTCGATCATGGTCTCGTCGTCCCTTCACCCTAAGTATACGACGGACCGTATAGTTGTGTCAAGGGACCAGGGTTTTGGCCCCTTTGAAGCGGAATTTGGGGCTCAAATTGGGGCGCAGCGTCACTTCGGTCATGCCCGCAGCGAGTAGGACTGCGCCGTAGCCTTCCGCCACATCGGTGGCCCATCCCCATGTATCAAGTGTGGGACGCGGGTCGCCGTAGTCGCACCAAAGCCGCGCCGTACCGCGCTCGAAGACGCAGACGACGTGCCCCTTGCCCTTCTCGCCGGGCTTGGCGTACCACGCCGACGCGAACCACGCGCGGTCGGCGATCCCGCTTTGCAGCAAGGCGGTGCACCAATACATGGCGTGGTCATCGCAGTCACCAAACTCCGTGGCGCCTTCGTTGATCCGCTTCTGAAACTTGCGCGGGTCCATGAGCACATCGAGCACGCCGCGAAGTGGATCAGGCCGCCAGCCGTCGCCCCATCGCAGTGCTTCGGCGATCTCGCGCGTGTTCATGTAGTGGTCGATCTCCGGCCATCGCCGAAGTCGCGTAAGGTTCATGGTGAGCCCGTACCAAAGCGGCACGAGCACGCGGTAGAGGCGCCTGTAGAACAAGCGCGCCAATCTGTTGAGCATGGAAAGTTCCCCCTAGGCCAAAGCCTAGCGGGTGCCGGGGGTGTATCGCCACGGACTAGGCCGGCAACCGGGGCCGATGGGATCGATCGTGTCGCGGTGCGCGAAGGTGAAGGTGCAGCGCAAGTCGGGGTGGCGGTTGTACCAATCGAACGCTTCACGGATCGGTTTGCCTGTGAAGCGTTTCAAGCTGGGGACGGTACGGAGGATAATGCCGTCGAGCACCATGCAGTCGACCTTGAGCGAAGCTGTGCGGAAGTGGGCGACGCCTGTGAAGTTGCCCCAACTGAACGTGCCGGATGAAGGGGGTCCGAAGTCTATCTCCATTATCCTTAGCTCCCATGGTAGAGGCGTTCCATCTGCCGGCTTCGGTCGATTTGGTGCGGGTCATCGAGTGCGGGGGCGAGCCGCATGATGCCTTGCTCGCGTTGGATGAACAGCTCGCTCTGCTTGTCGGGCCAGTCGTCCGGTACGAACATGCGGAAGCGCCCCGCGGGGCCGTGCACGTGTAGGGTTTTCAGTGTGCGCCGCGTGTACGTAGCGTCTTCGACGGGGAGTGCGTCGTAGCGCTCTTTGAGAAGCGGTCGTAGGCCGTGGAAGTCGCGGTCGGCGTACTGGTAGTGCCCGCCGTACTCCCCTTCGAGGATCATGGCCGTGCCGTTGTGGCGGATGGCGATGTAGCGGCCTTTGCCCATTATCCTTCGATGTGCTCTAGGTTGTCGGGTTGGGTTAGGAACGAGAAGCCGGGGGTCTCTTGCGGCTCGCCATTATCGTCGACGCGATCGATCTGCACGAGCACGGCGGGCTTGCCGCGTAGTGTGCTCGTGCGCATGACCGTGCCGCGCAGCTCGCCCGCGACGGGGTGCAGTAGGCGAACACGGTCATGGGGCTCGAAGGTTTTCATTATCCTTTGGGGAGCATGAGGGTGGGCATCTTGCCGCCCTTGTATGCGGCTTCGAGCTTCGGCCCCATGTGCTCTCCGAGGGTCGAGCCATCGGGTAGCAAGAGGTCGGCCATAAACTCGCGCTCCGCCGTGCTCCCGCCGCCTTCGATGAGTTCTAGCTTCGCCTTGATCACGAGTAGCGTCGATCGCCAGCGTCGGCGCGTCTCTTGCTCGATGGCGGCGCTGAGCTGCGCTTCGGTGCGCTCACGTCCCGCCGCGGTCTCTGCGAAGTCGTCACGCTCCGGGTCGTCGACCGTCATTTTGACCATGCGCTCATCGAGCCGAAACTGCACAAGGCTCGCCCCTTGCCGCTCATCCCAAGCGGTCAGAAAACCGTTGGCGCCGTGCTTGCGTAGCAGGCGTTCAATCTCGCTTTTGGAGCGTTCGATGGGGACGCTGGTTCCTTCGGCGAATCGACGGGGCATGGTTATCCTTTGGCGAGCGTTTCTAACTCAGCTTGGGTCATGAACGCAATAGCCGCGACGGGCTCCGTATCCGGCACGAGATCCATGCCCAGATCGTGCTCGACTTGGGAGCCTTCCCCGTCTTCGCCGCTTAGGTCGAAGAGCACACCGCAGCCCCGCGCTTCCATGCCCTTGGCGACGGTATCGCAGCGCAAGCATCGGCGTTGCTCGTAGAAGCTCCCAGACTCCCGGTCGAGCCCCTTGCTGAAGCGGTGGAGCTGGCCCTTTTTGATGCCCGCGAAGCATGCCTCACAGGCGTGGTCTTTGCGCGCTCTGCGGAGCTTCCAAGTGAGCTGGCGCCAGTCGCAGTCGTCATAGTCCACGTCGCACATGGTTATCCTTCCTTAGCGAAGCGTCGATTCTTTGTCCCACGGTTGGTCAAGCTCCCAATGCGCGAGCTTCACCTTCTTTTTGGCGCACTTCACGTTATCGAGGCGATAGCCCCCGGTTGGTCCTTTGTTGATCGTGACTTCCCACGTTTCGCCCAAGGCGCCGGGCTTCGGGATAACCAGTTGATCCCGCAGTGCTGCCCATAGCGCTGCCGCTGCACCGCGTGCGGCGAGCTGCCCAAGGTGATCAGGGACTTGCAGGTACGTGTCGTACTCTTCCCCAAACGCATTTTGGGTTTCGAGGATAACCTTACGCATGGCGTCTTCGACTAGTAGCGAGCGAAACTCTTCGTATTCGGGTAGATGCGCGGGGAACACGTAGACCTGAATGGTCTCCCCGAATGGGGGATCGGCGTCCCACATATCGACGGCTCCGAGCACGGCAGCAACCGCCGCGTCGTGCTTGGTTTCGTCAAAGAAGGCGAACGGCGTATCGTCGCCTAGCATCGATGCGGTTTCGGGATCTGGGCTCAGCGCGGGGTAGACGCTAGCGATGAATTTAGGTTCGGCGCTCATGGGGGATTATCCTTTGGGGGTTAGTTGTCTTTGGCAGCTTGCTCCGCGTCCAGCTCATCGGCCCACTTGATCAGCCGTAGGCCGAGCGCACGCGCTTTGCGGGTCGTCATGTGGAAGGTGTGCGGCGTCCCGTCTTTGGTCTTGAGTTCTAAGCCCACGAGGGGCACATCCAACGCCACCTCATCGGTGGGGTCTACGGGGATCTTGTCGCTCATGGTTATCCTTTCCTGGCGTGTGGGTTGGCGGTCTTCGTTGTAGCCGTCACGGCCCCGCTTGTACTCGCCGCGCTTCTGCTTAGGCACCATTATCCTTTGGGGGCTTCACCGCGATGAAGTCGGCTTCCCATGAGAAGTACGGCGTGCGCGCCGTGTAGAGGCTCATCGCGTGCACGGTCTGCCCTATGGGGAGCGGTGTCCCGCAGCCGTCGCAGATGAAGTCTCGGAGGGCGCTCCCTTCGACGAGCTTGATATGCTCCCCAGGATATTTGCCCACCATCTTACGCCAGCGCTCCGTGCACTTCGCGCATGTGATCTCGCACTTCACGACTCGCCGTCCTTATCCTTTGCGCTCTCCGCGACGTACTCCACGCCCGTCATCATGCGCCCGTCGACCACGGCCATCGAAGGGGCGCTCCCCGCGTGGATCATGCTGAGCCATTGCTCATACGTGGAGTTGCGGGTGAACCAGCCGTGCCCGTCGCTCTTCTGTTCTGCGAGCCAAGTCGCGAGTGCTTCGGGCGTGGGGAACACCGGGGATATGGGCGTGCCTTCGCTGACGTTCTCGTACATCTGCCAGCCCGGCGCTTGCTCTTCGGTCCAGACCGGCATGTAGTAGTAGGGCGTCGGGCGGTAGGTCCATTCTTCGGGCTTCGCAAAGAACGCGGCCAAGTCGACTTCGTAGGCCGGCTTGCCTTCAAAGTTGATACCTTCGTGCAGTGGCATGTGCGCGTCTTCGCGCGTGCCGTAGCGGTAGACGGGATGGTGCCAATCGAGCGGCACTCTTCGGACTTCACGACCCATGATTATCCTTTGCTTTCTTTGTGCCGTTTCACAGGCACGTCTTCATCGCCGCGATACCACGTGCGTACCTCTTGGAAGTAGGCGCCGTGCTCCGCCGTGAACCGCATGACGATGATCGCAAAGGCGCCGGCCAACGTGCTCACACCGTCTTTGCCACGGTAGTGGCCGACGTGCGTCACTTCGGTCACCACGTGCTGATCAATCACGTCGTGCTTTCGGATCTGGTTCGCTTTGATAATCGGCATTGTCGACCGTGTAGGGTGCCGCTTCGGGCGGCGCTGCCAGGATAACGGGGGGCTTCGAAGTGGAGCACCACGCCACGGCGAGTAGTAACCAACAGAGCGCGTGTAGGTCAAATGGGAGCACGGAGCCCGAATTCTCTGCGCAGCCGGCGCGCGAGCCTTTCAAGGTCGGTCGCGGCTTGGTTCCAATGGGCTGCGGTCTCATCGTTCCACGGGCGCATCCCGCGGCTGGTTTCGTTCTGGGCGCGCTTCTGGCGCTTGCGGAAGAGCTTGGCGTTGTAGTCGATCTCCCCGATCACGTAGATGAGCGAATCGTCGTGGTGGTTGGTCATGGTCGCTCACTTCACGGTGTGGGATTCGATTCGCGTGTCGGATGTGTTCATGGCGTTCTGCGCAGTGGATGCGGCTTCGCGCGAGCGGTACACGTCCACGATGTACGTGTCGGAATCGTAGGTGCGATTCTTGCGCAAGAGCACGTGCACCCTTGGGGCGAGATCGGTGCTGCTTTCCCGCAAGAATTGCGCCACAAGCGCGACGATGCCCGGCAGTGCGTAGGCCGTGGCGTCGTCGCCCATGAGCTTGCGCAGCTCGATGGCGGCTGCATCCATGCGGTCGTTTTCGTCCATCGCTTCGAGGGGCACGGTGTAGCGGATGCCCCAATGCTGTTTGTCCATGAACGCACGGAGTCGGTCGGCGATCTCGCCAATCTCACTCATGGTTATCCCTTTCCGCGCGCAGCTCTTCGGCCCGGTGCTTCACGATTACGGCGCACGGGTCGCACAAGCACGGCGACTGCCACTTGCCGTCCATTTCCATGCGCATGCACACGGTGGCGCCGCCGATACCGCACACTTCGCAGTCTTGCGCTTCACGCAAGCGCACGAAGCCCCGGCGCAGCTCTTTGGCGTGTTGCGCCGTGCCGAGCACGAAGCCGACGATCAGCGGGATGGCGAACAGCGTCGCATCCTCTTTCATTATCCCCCGCGCTTCGGCTTCGGGGCTTTCGTAGCGGACGACCCAGCCGCGCGCCTTCACCATCGCGAGCACGTGCTCCGCGATCCCGTAGATATCACCCATCGCCATTATCCTCGCGCTCTAGCACCGATTGCCCAAGCGGGAAGCGATCGAAGAGCCGATCCATAAGCGCTTTGATCTCGTCTTCGCTTAGCGTTGAATCGGGGCTCGCCGCAGCAAGGCGCTCTAGGGCGCCCCCATCGTCGATTTCCAGACCGTAGTGGAAGCGCAGCAACAGGTCGGCGCGCGCGAGCGTTTGGTCCCGTAGCAGGTCGGTAGGCGCACGGGATAACAGCAAGGTCGCGATCGATACGCATGCCGTCACGGCCGCGTCGGCGTCGGGCTGTTCCTTGACCCACCGGCTCAACTCATCGATGGCGCGCTTGGCTTCGGCGAGTGAGGCAAGGCCCGACTCGATCAGCGTGTCGGCGTCAAAGGGTTTGGTGCTCATCGGCGCACCGCGACTACGGTGTCGGGCGCCATGAGGGTTCGCTCGCCTGTGTCGGTCTCCACGAGGATCTTGCCCTTGTGAAAGCCGACGCTCGTCACGCGCGAGTAGCCGCCCGTCGACACGAGGATTTCATCGTGCTGCCCGATCTCACGGGCTTCGAGCCGATGCACTTCTTTGAGGGGTCGAAACGAGGGCCGCTTCGAAGGGCGCTTTGTCATGAGGGGGGCCTTTCGTTGGCGTAGGGGTTGGGCATTTCACCAAGGTGCATCGCTTCGGCGAGCTGAAAGATCAGCGCTGGCACGATGTACTTTTTGAGCACGAGTCGGTTCCGAGCATCTTCGGGGGTTAGCTCACGGAGGGTGTATCGGATCACGACGTGTACACGCTGTACCTTGACGAGCGCAATCGCTGTTTGGCCCAAGTAGACGTAGGGCAGCCCGCCCGTGTCTTGGAGGGCCATGTTCAGCCAGACCATCCATTGGCCGTTCCGGTCTTCACAGTGGGCCTTGAGGGCCTTGGGGCTCCGGTCGGGGTAGAGAATCGCGTACGTCGCTAGGCAGCCTGTGAAGGCCAGCTCCGAGCGCAGAGCGTGCTCTCTGTAGGCGATGGGGATGCGGTTGTAGTTGCTGCCGGCCGCTTCGGCGCTCACTTGGTACTGGCGCTTCATCGATGCGAACGTCCAGCCGGGGGCGCCCTTCTGATTATCCTGAGCGATGGCCACCGTCGCCGTCACGAGGCTTGCGAGGATAATCCAAAGGATAACAGCGACGGTGCGCTGTACGGAGTCGTGAGGGAGTCTCATGGGGTTCCTTTCAGTGCTGGGTTAGACGGTCTCCCCGTCGAGAAACTGTGAGACCACAAGGGAGCCGTTGGCGGGGTCGCGGTAGAGCGCAGCCCAATCGCCAAGCTCGCCCTTGCAGACGGCAAGGCAGGGAAGATCCTCGCCGAGTCGTTCGGCGGGCTCGCCTTTGAGAAACAGCCCGCAGTAGTGGTTCAGCTCGACCGTGACGGGGGTGCCGCCATTGGCCTTGGCCGTGACGCAGAATGCCGTGACGGCGACGCGTTCGCTGGGGGTGAGCGGGGTCTTGCGTGGCTTGACTTGGATGACTTCGATTTCGTTGCTCATGACGCCTTCTCCGTGATTTCGATGGTTCCGATCGCGGCCAACGCGGCGATCCCCTTCTCCGTGACGGCGTAGTGGGCTTCGACGGCCCCTTCGACGGTCACGCACTCCAAGGTCAACAGGCCAAAGCTCATGAGCGCATCGCTGGTTCTCCGCCGACCCCCGCAGACCCGGCTTTCCAGGCCCGCAGCCGTAGCCGCCAAAATCTCCACTTCTTTCTTGCTCAGCATTGGTCCGTTATCCCTTCATCCTAAGTGTACGGTGTGTCGTATACGGTTGTCAAATGGCGTCCCACGCGAGCTTCATGAGCACGAGTGAAACGCCGATGTAGAACGCGGTCATGGGGGTCATGGGTCAAATCTCCCTTGGGCGGTTGTAGTGGCGGCCGGGGCCGAGCACGGGGCTCGTGTGTCCCTTGGCACGGTACTCCCCGTCTTGGCGGCGGGTGAAGCACTGCCATTCGCTCTCTGGCACTTCGCGGGGCTCGTAGAGCTTGGCGCGGGGGCCAAAGCTCTCATCCCATTCGGCCTTGGCGACGCGATCGTTGCTCACCCAGACCTTGTGCCCGCTCTTGCTGATCTTGCGGACGGTGGCCGGGTACACGTCGTTCGGGTGGCTGTAGTGCACGCCGTCGCCGACGCGGTAGCGGTTGCGCATGTGTTGGTCGAGCTGGCTCTTCGAGACCATGCCGAGCACTTCTTTGCTGCCGTCTTCGTTGAGTCGGGTCATCTGAAGGCAGAAGCGAGTTGCGGCGCCTTGGTACTCTTCCACCGTGACGACCGTGCGCTTGTTGACGCACCGTTCGGTCATTTCGCGCGCGAAGCACGCGGGGCGCCCCCAATTCTCGAAAACCGCTACGTCTTCGAGGGGTGGGACGGTCTTGCGCACGGTCGGTGCGTCGAAGTCAAAGGGTTCGGTTTCGTCTTCGCGTTGCATGGTCTTGTTCCCTTCAGATGTTCCGGCAGATGGCCAGCCCTTCGGCGGCGTGACGGTTGTGCGCGCGGAGCTTCGTCCAATCGTTGATCGACGGCTCCCCTCCGAGCTTGGCGAGCACGGCAGCGCGCTCCGCCATGAGTGCGCGGATGGCTACGAGGTCGCCGTGCGGCGTCAGCGTGCCGTTGCACTCGATGCTTTCGACGCGCAGCTCTAGCGAGCTGAGCTTGTTCATGAGCGCGATGCGTTCGGGGGTCATGACGCACCCCCGTCTTCGGCTGCCTTCCGCTCCGCTTCGGCCGCCTTGCAGGCGTCGTAAAAGTCGTGCGCGGCTTCGGTGAACGTCTTGCCGTGGCCGGCGAGCTGCGCGTCCCCGTCGATATCGAGGTAGATGACGAACGGCATTTTCGCGCCGCCGTGGTGTGCGATCGTCACGTCATCGATACTGAGGGTTTTGCCCGTTGCAAACTCAGCCCAATTGCACGCGCCGTTGATCGCCGTGATTCCCTTGCTTGTGATCTTCATGGTCTCTTTTCCCTTCACCCTCACAGTAGACGGTCGACCGTATAACGGGCAAGTGAGCTGCCTCACCAAGTGAGCGGTTATCCGTACAGCTCTTCGAGCGACGGTTCCCGGCCCAGCTCCGCGATGAGCTTGCGGCGTACGGCGACGAGCTTGCGCTCTTCGCGGCGTGCGGCGGTGCGGCTACGCTCGCCATCCATGAACAGGTTCTCCGGGCTCAGCCGGCTCTCGACCGATTGCAGGTCGTACAGGATCGCTTTGTCGGTTCGCTTCGGTTCCGGCGCCGTCAAAGGCAAGCGCACGAGCTTCTTGGGAAACTCGTACTTGCGCACGAGACTCTTGGCCACGCGCCACTTCCCGCCCGTGGCGTGCGCACGCTTGGTGCCGCGCTCTTCGAGGGCTTCGATGGTGTAGGTCGCCGCGTTGATGCGGACGACTTTGCCGAGTGTCTTCTCGCCGCTGGGTCGGCCGAAGATCACCACGTCACCTTTTTCGCAGCTTTCAGCCACGTACCTCACGACGCACCGCCGTTCAGGCACGGGACACAAGCGATTTCGCCGGGTTCGTTGCCGAGCGTGCCGGCCGGGTAGAGCGTGACGCCTTTGACGCCGCAGCTCGCGCAAGATTCGAAGTGCGTGAGCTTGGCAAGCACTTCTTTGTACTGCCCGGTTAGCGCACGGTGCGCGCGGATCTTTTCGGGGTCTTCGGGTTTGCGCGCGAAGCAGTCGTGACTGATCGCAAGCTCGATACGTTCAAGATCGCATTCGATGCCGCGCAGCGCGCTCGTGAGTTTCGTTTGGTCCATGGTCTTGGCTCCCTTCATTGCCCCTTCAGCGTAGACGATGGACCGTATAGATGGGAAGTGAGCTACCTCACCAAGTGTGCGATTATCCTCTAGCTGGGCACCTAGCGCGTCGGTTCGCTAGGCTGATCGGATGGTCAAGCCACGCACTCCGGTGATCCACGTTCAGCACCGCGGGCCTTGCGATTGCTTCCAAGTGGGGCACTCCGAAGGGTCGTGCCTTGTGTGCCCATGCGGCGCCGCGTTTCAGCTCCAAGCGGTGGCGGCGTACGACTTCTGGCGCTGCCCCGATTGCCACGCGCAAGCGGACATGAAGCGCGTTCGCCAGGCCGCCGACTCAGCGGCCTAAGCGGAGCGCGAGCGGGATCGAAGAGAGCAATCGAGCCCCATCGGGTGAGACCGCCACCGCCGTGAGCTGGCCCCCTAGGTCGGGCTCGTGGAAGCAGAGCACGGGGACCGATTCGCGCACAAGGTGCCCCACGAGCCCGCTCAGGGCCGTTTCATCGGGGACGGCCAAGCACACGAGGTTGTTGCTCCGCGTGTGCCAGTGGGCCGCCTGAGCGGGCTGGGCGAGCACGTAGCCCACGAGCGCGTGCCCAAGTTGCGCCGCTTGGAGCCCCGCGGGGAGATCGTCGCGGGTTACCACGTAGAGCTTGGAGGAGAGAGCGGGGTTCGAACCCGCGCACACGGGGTCATTAGCCCCGCAGCTCTGGCCATCTGAGCTATCTCTCCGTGTAGTCCCGGCAGAAGGTAGCGCGCCTTCCACGTCCGGCAGTCCACCAATAGGAGCGCTGGACGCCTCGCTTGAGACCGGGGAAGCACAAAAAACCCCAGGCCGCGAAGACGCGAGCTGGGGAGAAGCTGTTTCGAAAAGCGCGTCAGTCGCGCGACCGTCAATGGGAGCTGGTCATGCGGGGAAACTAGCGATGGCTCGCGCCCTTGTCAAGACTGCGCTCTTTGATTGTGCACGTCTTGCCGCACTTGCCGCACGTCACGACATACGCGCCGTAGCTCTTTTCGAGCGCGATACTCGCGACGAATCCGTGCACGGGGCAGATCGCATCCACGTCTTCGGGCGGCACGATGTTCCGAGACTCCGGCTCTTCGAACGGTGGCGGTCTCACCATGCGCAGATGGTACACAAAAAGTGACCCCCCAGAACACTACGCTCTGAGGGGTCGGGTGGGTGGCCGTAGAAGTTTGAAGGGAGACTACAGCCGCCCGGTAGACGCACGCGCCGAACCAAGGCACGCGCGCCCTTAGTTGGTTAGTGCCCGAAGCCCCAAGGGGTTTCGTAGTCGACGGAATCGACGGTGCATCGGCTCGTGCGTCGCGAGCTATCGATTCGAATGCAAGGCTCGCCTTTGTAGCCGCTCTTGATTCGCTTCCGGGTGAAGGTCTCATCCAATTCGCTGTTTGGGCTGGGGGAGACGTGGGAGTCGTCGACTCGAATCTTGCCGATCTTCACCAAGTCTGCGGTGCACTTCGTGACCCGCGTGACTTTGTAGTAGTCGACATTCGTTTGGTCGTAGCCCCATGAGGCGGAGAAGATATCGCCGATCTTCACGTCGTGTTCGGGGGTCTTGCGGCTCGCAGCCACTTCGGCCTTGTGCTTCACAAGATTGGTAAGGAACCCAAGCACGCAATCGCTGCGCTTCTCTGGCGTGCTGAAAGTCTCGTACCAATACGAGTTGCGCTTGGCTTTCCAGCCGTAGGCTTCCGCCGTGTAGTACATGCGGCTGCGGATTTCATCGTCACGAAAGAAGACCGCCGCGACGCCTTCGATGTAGAGGACGTTCAGCGCTTCGGGGGCCGTGTAGGCGCCGCACACTGCGGAAATGAACGGCAGCGTTTCGCCGTACTTGGCTTTGAAGTTCGTGTAACTCGTGAAAACTGTTTTGGTCATTGGTCTCTTGTCCCTTCATCTAAAAGGTACGGCAGACCGTATACTATGTCAAATCGACCGTCTAGTTTTCCGAGGGGGCTTGGAAAACGCAGGGGATTGTGGTCATTCTAGGGGGTGGCCTTCACGGTTCGTTCACTCCAAGAATCGGTGCTCGCGTGCCACGGTGTGCTCGAAGCTGAGATCACCGTCGACGAGCCGCGGAACACGGTGAACGTCGAGTTGAAGCTCGTATCGCGCGGCTTTGACCTAGAGCTATTCAAGCGTGGGATGCGTGAGCGCATGCCCGCGGCGATCGAGTTCACGGTGACGGTCTCCGGCCAAGTACACCCCGACAAGCCGAACCCCTTCGAACACGTTACGTTCAAAGAGTACGACGCGGACATGAGCGACGCGGAGCTAGCGCTTCGATTGAAGACACTGAGGGGGTGAACCATGGAGGAAGTGCTCGCGCTGACTGTCACGCGCGACAAAAAGGGGAAGCGGGATGCGACGCGCGCGTTCATCCCAGAAGCACGTAAGTTCGCAGAGCATTGGGAAGCTCAGGGGTACAAGACGCAGGTCGTCGGGATCGATAACCGAGACACGACATGCCATCGCCGAACCGAAGTGATCAACGCGATCAAGAGCACGCGCAAGCTCCGGCACTTGGCGATCTTCGCGCACGGGTGGCGCACGGGGATTCAGATGGGCTTTCGCATCGGGCACCTTCGAGCGCTTGCGCGCCAGCTCGATAAGGTGGCAGCCGATGAGGCGTTGATCGTGTCGCTCTACTGTTGCTCGACTGCCCAAGGCGGCCCCGGAGGGGATAACGGGTTTGGCGATGAGCTGCGCGATGCGCTTTGCGGCGTCGGGATCGATCACTGCCGAGTCGACGCGCACACGAACAAGGGACACACGACGCGCAATCCGCACGTGCGGCGCTTCGAGGGCACAGGCTCCCCATTTGGAGGTACAGGCGGCTCGTTTCTTGTGGCACCGCGCAGCAAGAGCTGGAAACTTTGGCGGTCGGCCTTACGCACCGATCTCCGTTTTCGCTTTGGGCAGATGACCGCCACGGAGATCGTCGAAGAGCTGCATGGGGCGGTGCATATCGTCTGAGCTTGCATGACGGCCCATTTTGCTCGCAAACTGCTACCTGTGCCCGCCCCGAAGGAATCGAAGGAAGAGCAGGCGCGGATTCAAGCCGTTCGCGAGCTGCGGTTGCTCGATACGCCCGCGCATGAACGCTTCGACCGATTCACGCGGATTGCCAAGAGCGCCCTAGGAACCGAGATCGCGCTCGTCAGTCTGATCGACTCAGACCGGCAGTGGTTCAAGAGCGCCCAAGGGATCGGGGTGCTCGAAACACCGCGGGAGATTTCGTTTTGCGGGCACGCCATCTTGGGCGATGAGATTTTCGTGGTGCCCGACGCGAGCAAGGATGAACGCTTCTCGAATAACCCTTTGGTCATGGGCGGCCCGAAGATCCGGTTCTACGCCGGGAGCCCGCTGCGCGGTCCTACGGGGCACCGTGTGGGAACGCTTTGCGTGATCGACTCCAAGCCGCGCCAGCTCAACTTTGCCGAGCTGGCCATTCTTCGCGACTTGGCATCGATGGTCGAAGGCGAGTTGCGTATCGATCAGTTGACGATCTCGGAACGCACGCTTCGGAAGTCACTGAACGATGCGGAGATCAAAGCGACGCTCGATCCGCTCACGCACATGTGGAACCGCGGCGCGATCCTTGAGTTGCTTGAAATTGAAAGGCAGCATGCCGAAGCGTCGGGCAAGCGCTTGGGTGTGGCGATGGTCGATATCGACCATTTCAAGGCCGTCAATGATGAGCACGGGCACGTCGTCGGAGACCGGGTGATCGCAGAAGTGGCGGCCCGCATGCGCCACGTGATTCGCGATCAAGACTTTGTAGGCCGCTACGGGGGCGAAGAGTTCCTGATCGTGCTCGAAGCGGCCAACGCGGTGGAGCTTCGCGTCGTTGTCGAGCGCATTCGGCGTGCCATTGCCGTCAGCCCCATTCAACACAATGGGCAGAGTCATACGGTGACGATCAGTGCGGGGCTCTACATCGCCCCGGTGACCATCGATTGCTCGAATGAATCGATGGTCGAGGCCGCCGATAAGGCGCTCTACAAGGCCAAGCGAAAAGGCCGCAATTGCACGGTCGTGTCGGAGCGCGGAGATTCGATGTTCCCCCCGCCCGGCTAGCCGCTTGACCGTAGCCGATGCGTTGGGGTAGGGTCGGCGCGATGACGACTGTAACAACCCCCCACACCGCAGTGCGCGCGCAATCGCAAGACTACATGGCCATCATGCCAGACGGTACGGAAGTCTTTTACCGCACGGCGCGTGAAGCTCCGATCGCCATGCTCGTGGGGATCACGTACGACGGCAAGCAAGCGGTCTACCGCTGGACCAGCCAAGAATACTTGGTTCGCATGGGCATGAACGCGCTGCGCCGCTCCCACAAGTGGGCCGTGTGCGTGCGTGAGATCACGCCCGTCGACAAGCGTCCGCGGGGCGCCGTTCAGGCGTACGGCCACGAAGCTACCTATCGCCGGCTGCGCACCAACTAGTCAAAGTCGCGGTCCAGATACCAGCGCAGAATGTGCGCCCACCATGGATGCGGTCTTTTGAATCGCATGCCTCTAGGGTAGCGGTGCAGCCGCCTAAGTGACCAATCCGTAATCCCGCTCACTTTCATTATACGATGCGTCGTATACTATGAAGGTGAAGGGAAAACGAGTTATGGCTACTACGACACCATGGGGCAAAGCGAATCACAAGACCCCAATCACACGAGGCATCAACTTCTACAGCACGCCGGGCCACGGCGGCTACAGCGTCAGCAAGGGCCTGTTCGCCAAGATGAACCCCGCGCTCGCCAGCATCGGCGAAGCGTACGGCAGTGCCGTTTGGTTCGAAGAGGATTGCGCGTACGGCGCGGTCTACTTGGCCTTCCCCGAATACTTCGAAGCGAGCAAGGTGGAGTACGCGCACGAGTCGATCAAGAACTACTACCCCGATGCCTACGAAGCGGCGTTCGGTGTGAAGCTCACGGCCGAAGAGAGCTTGACCTTGCGCGAGCGCGAGCACTACGCCCGGAACGTCGACAACTACGTCGTCAAGGCCGCATGGGGTGCGTGGTACGAGAAGTGCCCCGAAGGCTTCGTGTTCGTGGTCGCAGAGCGCGCCGCGGACGGCAATCAGAAGGCGTTCCTTGTCCCAGAGAACGACTACATCGGCACCCGCTTCGTGGTCGACACCGCAGTGCACACGGAGGTGACGGCGTGAACTACGCGAAGATCAGAGCGCGGCTCACGGCCATGGAGATCAAACGGTTCGTGCACATCCACGGCTGTTTCGGCGAAGTCGACATGAGCCGCGCAGACTCCGAAGGCTACGGCTTCTGTCTCGCGTGCGAGCGCAAGGTCGACGAAGCTGAAGTCGTGTCGCCGTTCCCCAAGTTCTACGACTACGACAACGACGTATCCACACTGCTCACGGCGCTGGACGCGGCCGAAGAGCGCCTTGCAGACCTAGAGGAAGAGAGCCGAACATCATGAACAAGATTGCCAAACTGAACGACCACGCGCGTAAGCACGGCGCTTGCCGGCTCGTGGCTACCGTGGGCGTGGACGCGTTGCCTATCGATAGGCTCAGCAAGCTCATGAAGCTCGTGAAGGCGTACGACGCCTTTGACCCGGCTGGCCAGGAAGACGGGAACGACCCGCACGGCGAGCACGACTTCGGCGCGGTCACCTTCGAAGGCGAGACCTACTTCTGGAAAATCGACTACTACGCGGACACGAGCTACAGCGCGGGCGCGGAGAACCCGGCCGATCCCAGCACGGCGCGCGTGCTCACGATCATGCTCGCGTCGGAGTATTGATCGCGATAGGTTCCGCGGGTGGCGAAGACCCCCACCATCGAAATCGATATCGACAAGGTAGTCGCGAAGACCGACGCCGCCTTCCGCGTCATGACGGAAGGCAAGGTCGTGTGGCTCCCGAACAGTCAGCTCGAAGCGTTGAACGTCGCCGCGCTCAAGGAAGCGTACGGGAACCGTGCGGCGCTTTGCTGTTTGCAGATCCCGAAGTGGCTAGCAGACAAGATGCAGCTCAAGGGGGTCTAGTCGGGCTGGCCAAGCCGTGCCGCAACCGCTTTTGCGGTGCTCGTGCCGAAGATGCCATCAACCTCTATTGATTCGCCTTCGCAGTTGAGCCAGGTTTGCAGGGCTCGCACTTGCGGTCCCCGGTCCCCCTTTTGAAGAGACCGAATAAAGGCTACGTCCCCGCACTCTTCGCTCTTGAGAGTGACCGTATCGTCAGCGGCTTCGACGGCTTCGACGGGTTCCGTTGGTTCATCTGCGGCGGGCTCCGCGTTGTCGGGAGCGAGGTCTCCAAGCACCTCGCCCACGGTATCGGTCACGGTAGCGGCCTTCTCGCATCCGAAGCCACGGAGAAGCCCGGCAGCGGCTACGGCGATAACCACGAGGATGCCTGAGATCATGATCCACTTTTTGCTCTTGATTCCGCTGTCAGTCATGGCCGGAGCCTAACACATAGAGTCGACCAGTCCGAAGAGGGGTCTGATTTGACCGTATGCGGCCCGTCGTATAGGGTGGATCGTCATGCACTTCGACTTGGTACGCCCGTGCTCCGATTGCCCCTTCCTGAAAGAAGGGGGCATCCGACTCCGGCCAATGCGCGCTCGCGAGATCGCCGACATGATGCTCTCACGCGATGGCGGTACGTTCGCTTGCCACAAGACCACCGAGGCCGGCGGTAGCGAGGGTCCGGTGCGCCACTGCGCGGGTGCGCTCATCTTCGCGGAGAGCCACAAGATCATGACGCAGGCCATGCGCATCGCAGAGCGCTTGCAGATATACGATCACACCAAGCTCGAAGAGAGCGCCAAGGTGTTCGTCACGCGCTCTGAAATGCTAGAGGCGCAGATGAAAGACTAGGTGCCGAAGGCGGAGTCGTCTTCTTCTTCCGCTTCACCAAGCATGACGCTCTCCCAATCGCCACCGCTCAAGTCGTCGTCTTCGTCGTCGTCGTTTTCTTCGTCACCGAACGCGAAGCTGAAGCCACCGGCCTTGGCGGCTTCGCAGGCAAACCAAAATGATGTAACGCAATCGTCGTGCGATCCGATGCCTTGGAGCTTGCCATCGATGTACCCGAACATGCTCATCTCTTCGATCCAAATATCGGTCATGCGTCGGCTGTACTCATCGCCGCGCGGGATAATGACCTTCTCGTTTTCGAGCAAGATGCGGAGCCCCGGAATGCCGCGGTCGAGTGGGTACTTGTTTGTCGCGAGCGTAATGAATTCCTTCACGGGAAGGTCGGTAAGCCGACGCATTTCGTCCGTGTAGATTTGCTGCATCGCATTGCTCTCGATGAAGATCAGACCAGGGTCGTAGTTGAGTGCGTCTTGCGCGATCTGTTCTAGCTGAGTGCGAAACTGCAAGCCCTTGCTGCGGTTGATATCGCAGATGATCACGTTGCCCTTTTTGTCCTTGGCGATGGTGTAGATCACGAAGTAGTCAGCGCCGACGTTGGCGGAGCGTGCGATATCGACGCCCATGTACGTCGACCATCCGCGCTCGCGAATCTCGTTCAGGCTCGGGCGCAACTTGAGCATGGGATCGTAGAGCGGCGGGAACAGGTAGCTCGGGAAGATCGAAAGCTCGTCACTGATCGGGTCGCACAGAATCTCGCGCGTGAAGCTGACGCTCCCGATCTCTTCGCGCTTGTCTTTGAGTCTCTTGAGCGTCCATCGCCAAGGGAACAGCGCGCGCTCATCGCCGGTATCCTTGTCGCGGATAATGCCGGGGTACTTTTTGAACGTGTACATCCGGTTGTGCCGGAGGAAGCCCCACAGGTCGGCCATGTGGTACGGCGTCCCGACGCACACGAGTTGCCCTTCGGGCGTGAGCATGTTCGTGATCGCGCTCTTGAAGTATTCGATGTTCTTTTTGCGGACGGTCTCCGACCACATATCTTCGTCGTTCAGCACGTCATCGCAGACGATGTACTTAGGGTGACGACCGCGGACCTTCTTTCCGTAGCCGATGGCCCGTATGCGGGAGCCGTTGGTGAGCCGTGCGTCGCTCCGGTTCAATCGGGTGCGTGAGCCCTTCCCCTCGCTCTGCGGAACCAAGTGTTGCAGCTCGGGGATATCGATCATCCCCTTCAGGTTGTCGCGGCCGTAGATGATAATATCGAGGAATTCCATCGCGCCATCGAGCGTCGCGCTGAAGAGGTAGACTTCGCATCCGGGCTCCGACCACGCGCGCCAGATGGGGTAGGCGTACGAAAAGAAGGCGCTCTTCGAATGGTCACGAGCCGCGTTGATCGCGATGCGTCGCTCGTCGTGAACGAGGTTGCCCCAATCCACGAGGTGCGGCCCGATCTCTAGGCCGAGAATATCCTTTGCGAACAGGCAAAGGTCGCTCTTCAGAAGCTCTTGGTAGAGCGCTTGCCAGTAGGGGTCGTCATCCGCCCCCTGCATTTCGAGGATCAGATCGTCAACTTCGGCGGTGCTCAGACTTGCCACGGACTTTCGTTGTACTCGCTATGTACCGCTCGATCACAGCCTTGGGTGGCTCTGCGGTTCGCAGGGGCAAGTGGTCCTTGCCGTACCATCGGTCCCAAGACCCGATGCGGAGTAGCGCATTCCCACTGCGCGGATCTTTGTACACTATCGTGGCTCGTGCCATGACCGTTCGTTCCTTCTAGTTGTACAGTGTGCCAGCTTAGACGCGGGGCTGTTTCAACCCTACGTACAGAGGTCGTGGGCGTTTCGGTGGCTTCTTTTTGTAGCCATCGCATCGGAATCGTGCCCCCACGAATTTGTTGGAGCGTTCCATCCAACAGAGTTTGCAGCGGATAACGCCGCCGTGAGACTCCCACCAATGAGACGGGTGGAAGGGTTTGTCACTCCAATGAATCCCCACGGCATTCTGTGTAGCCAACGGCAATGGCCACGTCCAGGGATGACGGCATTTTCCGTGTTTCCAACTTGTAAGATCGTTACGGGCGCACGCCGCTCGACCCGCCCGTAGGCGTGTAGCGGCTGAGCCAACGCTCTTCGACCGGCCGGTGATTCGCGTGTGCGTGTGCGATCCCCTCTTTCATGCCGGCGCTGAGCCCGTGGTCCATGTACACGGCCGTGAGATCGGCGCGGAGCATGAACATGCGCGCGGCCCGCAGTCCCATTTCACGGTGCTCCGGGTTCGTGTCGTCGAGCACGCGGGTGTAGAGCAAATGGCTGGCAAACGGCGACTCGCCGCGAAGCAGGCAATCGAAGAGACACGCTTCGGCGTACGCTTCATTATCCTCTACTTCGCCGCTGTAGGGGGATTCAATGATTACGATCTTCATGCGGGGTTCGTCAGACATTCGACACGGCGCTCCATAACGTGGTCTTTGGGGTGGGCAGCGAGCAAGGCGTGACTCGTGATCCGCCGGCAGCCGGCAGAGCATGCGTATAGCTCAAACATCGGATTGCTTTCCGCCCAAAGCGCACGCCAGTCTTCGGGAATATCCGGTTTCCCGTCGTTGTCGGTCGCAGGCGCTTCACCTTTGCAGGCCGCGCATTGCACGTAGATGAGTACCACGCGACTATCGTGCCTCAGTTGAGCGGGTGGGGTCCAGTTGTGCACCAAAGGATAACGAGCCTTCGACGTTGCGCTGAAGTATCCTTGCGGGCAGCATTGGTTCAGTGCGAACCACAGTTTTTTCATCGGGGGATCGCCCGTGCGCGTGCTTAGCAAATTGGATTCGGGGGAATCTAAAACGCTATCCAAAGGCCGCGCACGGGCGGTGATTTCACGTGGTCATACGCAAAGCTGAGCGATCTAAGTGGCACACCAATGCCTCTTCGGGGTTCCCTTCGATGGTCTCGCCCGCCAAGGTTCGCGCTCGACTCGTCGCCGGCAAAGGCGAGCTGCTAGCGCAACAGCTCGCCGCCAATCGCATCTTCCGTGAGAACGAAACCACCGAAGACGCGCCGCTTCCCCGGCATATCATCGCCATCGAAGACGTGACGCACGGCTTGGGGCTCGATGCAGCCGACGAACAAGCGGTTCAGCGCATCATTCTCGATACGAACGCGCACTTCGATCAGACCACGCAGACCCATCGGCTGACATTGGCGCGCGCGAGCTTTGTCACGACGCTTCGGGCGATGCCTCATATCAGCTCCGACATTCGCATGGAGCTGACGAAACGGGCCATCGCGTATTGGCGCCGGAACACGCAGACCGACTACGGCAAACCGCCCACGATCCGCTCGATCGCGGTCAAGAGTGAGCCCGCGCTCGTGATCAAGGCGGCCAAGCGCTTGAACGGCTCCGAGAAGCGCGTCGAAATGCCGCAGATCATCGCCCAAAAGCTCCCGGCGTTCCTGAAAGAGCTGCGCAAGGACGGCACCAAGTGCAAGCGCAAGAGCTACGACGCCAGCAAGCTCAAACCGATGCAAAACAAGCTCGATACGTCCAAAGTTGAGCGGTTGAAGAGCACCCCCGAAGCCCTGAAAAAGCCGATCGTGGTGAGCCATGACGGCTTCATTCTCGATGGGCACCATCGTTGGGCCGCATGCAAGGCGTTGGGGCAAAAAGTGCCGTGCGTAGAGGTCGCGCTCGACAAAGACGAGCTGCTAGAGCAAGCCCGTGACTTCGATGGGGCTGAGTTTCGCAAAGCCGGGGCCTACATCGGGCCTAGAGGCGGCAAATGGGCCGATGCGAAGCACACTATCCCCTGGAAAGACCCCGGCTTAGAGCGCAAACGACGGCTGTTGACGCAGATCGAAGGCAGTCTGACGGCTGCCACGCGCTCCGCGTCCCGATCGCTCGACTCCCGTGACGACGACGCCATGCGCGCGGCCGGCCATGACGTGCGCAAGGTCCGTGAACGCTTGTCGCGCGTCGCTGGGGAGCACGAGATCCACGCCAAGAGCCCCGGCGCGCTCGGAAAGCAGTACCGGACGCTCGATAAGCGCATCGCTGGGCTCGAAACGGAGCTGCGGAGCACGCCATCGAAGCAGATGGAAGCCGCGGCGACGAAGACGATCCGCGCAGAGCTGGCGGCTGACTCGCGTGACGAGCAGTACCGTACGCAAGACGCGGATTTCATTCTTGGCGATGGGTCCGTAGACAAAGCGGCGCTCTACCAAGAGGCCGGCATGGCGCTCCGCAATCTTCGGATGCTCCCTGAGCGCGCCGATCTCAAGTGGCTCGTCAAGCTCGTCAAAAAAGAGGCGAACCTACACGAGCGCAACGTCACCAAGCCGCTTCACCGGCAGCCCAAGAACAAGTACCGCAAAGCCGACAAGATCCCCGGCGGGCTCGCCGACAAAAAGAAGCCCTCCGACTTCGACAAAGCGAAGCTCGAAGCGGGTATCAAAGTTGAAATGGAGCACACGAGCGATCGGTCCATCGCGACTGAGATCGCCATGGATCACTTGACCGAAGACGCGGACTACTACGAGAAGCTGAAGACTATCGAGAAGTCATCGAAGCCGCCGCCCGGCTACGTCCTGGCGCCGGGCAGCAAGAAGGGGGCGTACCGCAAGAAGGTCGCCGGCAAGTGGGACCATTGGTATCCCGACGCTAAGAAGCCCAAGCGCAAGGCCAAGGCCAAGAAAAAGCCCGCTCGCGAGCCGCATATCAACGGCTGGGCGGGCGTGGTCGGCTCGGAGCTGGGCGACCATCTGCGCGGGATACTCGTGCGCTACGGCAATCTCGAAGCCCTGCAACAAGAGCTGAAGGAAACGCTCGACCCGGAGAAGCAAAAGGAGCTGACGCAGGGGATCGCCAACTATCGGGTCAACGAAATGACCGGGATTCCGTCGAAGGCAGAGACGCACAAGCTCTTGGAGCAGTCCATGAAGCTCCGCACGTTCGATGACGTGCAGAAGTTCACCGAGACCGTGGTGGATCTCGGAGACCACAAGATCCAGGTTATCAACTTGCTCGGCAACTCGCTTGGCTGGGCCATCCGCGCCCCCGGAGCACCCCCGAAAAAGGGTGACGACGGGTATTCGCAGCACCAAAAGCTCGTCAAGAAGGTCAAAGCCTTCGAGCAAGACACCTCGTGGCGCCGGCCGAAGAGCACGGACCCGCAAGAAGTGGCCGACACCTACAACTTGGCCATGATCGATATCAACCCGACGCTCCCTGAGCCTATCCAAACGCACATTACAGGCATGCTCAGCAACGCGTTCGAAGACTTGGCCGACGTGCTGGGTGCGGTGAAGCTCAGCCACGGCTCGCTTCAGATTCGAGTGACGGCCCAAGAGGCGCTGTACGCTCCCGGCTACGCGTACGGAGCGCAGTACGTGCGCCCCCGGAGCCGCAACCCCGAAGATTGGGACCGGGATTGGAACTTCGGCGGCGAAGAAGCGACGCCTTCCATGGGCTCGCACGGGCTCCAAGAGAAGATGGAACAAGCGCCCCCGATGATCCGCATTTCCATGGAACGAGCTTCCGCGCTCGCTCATGAGTACGGGCATGCGCTCGATGACGCGACGGCCATCGTCAGCGCCAACCCGGCCATGAGCGAAAAGCACGCCGATGAGATTGCGGCCAAGGAAGCGGTGCACATGCTCTTGCTCCAAAGCCCCATGCGGGACCGCGCAGAGCGGGTCGAGCGCAAGCGGGGGCCTAGAGGATATTGGGGCTCGCCGGCTGAAATGTGGGCACGCGGTTTCGAGCAGTACGTGCACAAGAAGCTGAACGACAAGGGTCGGTTCAACTCGCTTCTGACGCACCACACCTATGACGGCCGGGTGGACGATGGGGTTTTCATGGCCCCCAAAGAGTTCGCTCCCATCGAAGCGGCCTTCGACAAGTGGCTCGGCATGGCCAAAGAGCTGGGGATGCTCGAAAAGGCATTCCGGCTTCTCTTCGGCGACCCGACGCTCGTCGTGAAGGCCCGTTCGATCCTCACGCCGAACATCCAAGTGGGCGAAGCGCGCGGGGCACCCCGCTTCGACACGCCCCCGATGCCCGACTACCAGAGCATCTATTATCCCCCAGAGAACGCTGACTCGCACAAGCGGGAGCGCGCGCAGTCGCAGAACCGACGCCGCGCCGATGCGGAGCGTGTGCGAGGCAAGTGGGGCTTTCACGGCAAGGTGATTCCCGACAAGCCCGTGCTCCGGTGGAAGCTCGACCGCGAAGAGAGCGAAGATCCCTTCGACCACACCGGGGTCAAGCAAGAGCACAAGCCCCGCAAGAGCCCCAAGCTCATGGCGCGTGCCCGGATCAAGGCCGGCGCCACTACCTATCCCGAAGAGGGCACGGAGCTTCCGGGCGATGGGAAGCGAAAGCGAAAGCGGAAAAAGAAGAAAAAGCAAGTTAGGCTCACGGCGAGGAAGCAATGAGGGGTAGACCGCCAATTGGAGACGCGGACGCGCTTCGCGCCGTCATGAACAAGGCTCAAGCCCGGCGGGCTCGTGGTGAGCTGTTGCTCACCAAGGCCATCTTCTACGGCCCCAAAGGGGGCAAGTGGGCCGACTCCGCCCACACGATCCCGTACAAAGAGCTGAAGGGGCGCCGTAAGGGGGCCAAAGACGAGCCCAAGGGCCGAAGACAGTCTGGCGTTCAAGAGATCCCGAAGGGCCGTAAGAAGGGCCAGGACGAGCCCGCAAAGGGACGCACCAAGGCCGCTGAAGATACAGCGGGGCGGGAAAAATCAAGGCCAGAGGATAATGGGAAGCGGCGACCCGGATCGGCCGTCGCGCCCAAGGGGCGCGACAAGGCTCAGCCTGAAGACAAGGGCAAGCCCAAGGGGACCGAAGAGGCCGCCAAACCAGCCGCTACGCGCGAGTGGGTCAAGGGGGCCGACTACGGGCTCCAAGAGACCGACAAGCAGCACAAGGGCGAAGACGGCGAGTACACCCCCGTCCGCAAGAAGCTCCACGAGCAAATCTACGCGAAGTTTCTCGACCACGTGCCGACCGTCCCTGAGAACCAGAAGCCCACGGCCATCGTCACCATGGGCGGTCCCGCGGCGGGCAAGACCACGCTCGTCAAGCACGTCCAGAGCAACTTCAACGACTTCGCGGTGGTGAACCCCGATGACGTGAAGGAAGAGCTTCCTGAGTACCAAAAGGGGATCAACCTAGGCGAGAAAGACGGCAAGACCGTCAGCGCGCGCGACGCTGCATTCCTTGTGCACCAAGAAAGCTCTGACGTAGCCATCGAGATTCAGAAGCTCGCCATCGAGCAACGCAAGAACATCATTCTCGACGGCACCGGCAAGAACGTCGAGAAGTACCGTAAGAAGATCGCCGATCTCAAAGCGGCCGGCTACCACGTCCAGGTCATCATGCCGCACGTCGACATGAACGAGGCGATCGATCGCGTGGAAACGCGCGCAGAGAAGACCGGCCGATACGTCCCAGAGGATATCGTGCGCCATGCGCACACACGCATCCCTTCCAACTTCGAAGCCATCGCACGCACTGCCGATGAGTTCGCACTGTTCAAGTCGGGTCGACCCCCGAAGTCGGTGTGGTCCGGTGGCGCTGGCAAGGGCGACGTGGTGCATGATGCCAACTACGTTCGCGATTTTCTACGGTTGGGGAAGCGACTCACAAAAGAGGTAGAAGCAGGCATGCACAAGTCAGAAAACGGCGGCGGCGACAAACCGCCAAGTGTGTCACTCGATGACTTGGTAAAGCGCGTTGCGAGCTTCGATGCGCCCGAAGAGGATAAGGACGCGGAGCAGATCCAGGGTGGCGACGGCGATGGCGTATGGTGGCCCGTCGAAGACTACGAAGACGAGATCCGCGAGCAGATGGACAAGCAAGGCGGCGTGAAAAAGAGCGGTACGTTCACCGTGCCCACCAAGCGCTTCGTCGTGAAGGGTGGACCGTACATCGGTCCCCGTGGCGGCAAGTGGGCAGACCCGCAGCACAAGATCCCCTATGAGAGCGCGAAGCAGCACCACGCGCGGGTGACCGGGCGCGGCAAGCGCTCGCTCGGGCCGGGCGAAGAGGTAGGCTTCCCGTGGAAGCGCTACGAAGCGCGGGCCAAGGGCATGAACAACGATCAGCTCGCAGGCGCCATTCAGGACGCCCTATCGACGCTGATCCACGCCGATGCGATGGACCGGGAGAGCGGCGGAGACCGGGGCGGGCATTACCGCGATGAGATCAGCGTCTACCGGAACGAGCAGAAGACGCGCGCGAAGATCACCGAGAAGATGGGGGCGTCGCAGAGCAAGTCGAAAGCGGCCCGCAAGAAAGCGCGCGAGAAGGTCAAAAACGCGCTCGTCGCGGAAGGCATGGAGCCTTCCGAAGCCAGCTACATGCTCAAAGAGCGTGCCCAAAAGTCGCCCCAAGACGCTACCGTAACGGCGGCTATCGGTGCAGACCGTTGGCATGCACTGAAGCTCCAAGGGAACATAGCCGGGGACTTCACCAAGTGGTCGGGTGGCGCGGTCGAGCAAGCGAAAGCCTTCAGCCAGGATCTTGTGGACTACGGGGTGATCACGGAGAAGGAAGCTCAGAAGCTCGCAGAAGCGAAGCATGGGCTCATGAACCGGAACATCGTCGACGCGCAACTGGTCATGAAGCAGCACGGTGCTGGCGCGTTTTCAAAGTACAAAGAAACGAAAGAGCCCGCGATTCGCGCCATGGCGTTTGCAGAGCGCGCACTCCGTTTGGGTGGTGTGAGCAAAGCCAAGGCCAAGGCGGTGGTGCGCAAGCTCCGAAATGAGGCGTACGAGAAGAGCCCCGGCTACTCGATGAAGCTGAAGGAAGTTCGCAGCATTCTCGGGGACTACGGCTTCGACACCACGAAGTACGTGGCGATCGATGCGACCTATCGGGAGAGCATGAAGTACCGCTCCCGCAAGCCGCAGACCAACGGTCCGGTGAAGGACAGTAACCTCGCGAAGCAGCTCTATAACAAGGGGATCAAGCTCGTTCGCAAGAGCAAGCTAGACGACTCGCTGCGCAAGGGTGGGCCTTACATTGGGCCGCGGGGTGGGAAGTGGGCCGATGCGGCGCACACGATCGCATGGTCGGATGAGAAGCCCGCAGCGCCAAAGGCCAAGGGCGTCGGCGACGAGATCGCCATGCCGCACACGCTGAGCCCGATGAAGTTCGGCAAAAAGCCTGAGCTTCCCGAAGGGGCGATGAGCACCGATGGGTACGATGCCGCAGACGTGGTGAACGGCGACGCGCCGTACAAGCCCGGTGACGCGCTGCATCCCGACCACAAGTCGGCAGAGACGGCCTACGTGATCGAAGACTACCCCTACGGTCGGCTCCGCACGCAAATGCGCGTGTGGATTGACCGGGACAAGAACGGGCGCGGTCGACTCATGCGCCAGACGCTAGACCCGAAGCGCACCGGCCATTGGAACAAGCCCAAGGGCAGCACGTACAGCGATGTAATGGTCGCTGTCTTCAATGAAGACGGGCACATCGGGAACCACGGGGCGAGCTTTTCGTGGCGTGGCGAGAACACTCTTCGGCCGTACGCGGAGAAGTACGGCGGGCACATGAGCGATGAGCAAAAGCTCGATGCGGCGCTCATGGTCGCCTACGACGAGCTAGGCGCCAAAGGCATCCCGCGCGACGAAGCCAAAGAGATTGCGTTCAAGCATTGGGCCAAGCAGCGCAAGGCCACGGGCGTTTCCGACGCGCAGCAAGCCAAGGCGAAAGCCGCCAAGGACGCGAAGAAAAAGAAGGCCGCAGCCAAGGCGGGGCCGCCGACTGGCGCTCCGACGCCTATCAGCGAGCGACTTCGGGCCAAGGGGCTCCGGTCCACGAGCGAGCTGGGGAAGATGAGCGTCGACGAGATCGACAAGCACTTCGGCGCGATGGAATACTTCGAGTCGAAGGGGATCAGCTCGGCGTACAAGATGCTCGCGAAGCAGGCCGCCGAAGTGAACCGGAACAAGCTCGCCACGCAGTACAAGCACTTGGCGTCAGCGGTGAACCTAGCCGGCCCCTACAGCGAGGGTCGGGCCAAAAAGGCAATTCAGAAGTTCCTGAACCATGCCAAGAAGCACGGCAGTGACGCGGAGACTTTGGACAAGAGCTTTGTGATTCGGAGAGAACAATGATGGATGCAATCGAAAGCCTAGTCCGCATGGTCAAGGGTGGTCCCTACATCGGTCCGCGCGGGGGGAAGTGGGCAGACGCCAAGCACACGGTCGCGTGGAAAGACGACGCTGCGCCTAAGAAAAAGGCCAAGGCCAACCGCAAAGAGAGCGGGGCGCTGGCGGCCAAGCACGCGAGCGCGATCACCACTGCGATGAGTGCGCTCCACGATCCCAACAATAAGACCAAAGACAAGACCCCATCCGGGTACGTCGAAGTGCTCCGCGACGCCATGAACGACGCGCCCAAGATGACTGGCGCAGACCGCAAGCGGCTCGCGTCGACGATCACACGGCACCTCAAGGCCGCTCGCGTCCACAACCGGAACATGAGCCAGCGCCAGTACGGCAAGCAGCCCAAGGATGAGGCACGGCGCGTATCGGGTACGGACGTGGCCAACGCCACGCGTCTTCGCGACAACTTGGAAGTCACGGCCCGCAAGCTCCGTGAGCACGGCCAAGACCCTTCGAAGAAGGTGAAGCAGCAAAAGAAGAGCGCCACCAAGTACGCGCAAGATCAGTTCAAACACTACGAGCGCAAGATCAAGGGCGCGACGCGCGACGGTATCCGCGCGAGCTACGAGCGCGACATGCGCGAAGTGCTTTCCAACTACAAAGAGCGCTTCGGCGAGGATCTACCGGGCTCCGAAGGGTGGACCGCTACTGAGAAGGCTCGCGAGACCGCCCAAGGTGGTCCCGACATTCCAGCCAAAGAGTTCAACGCCTTGATCGCCACACCCGAAGGGCAGAAGATCAAGACGACCATTCAGGCGGATCTCAAACGCAGGCTCGATGCAGGGGCCGACCGTGAGAAGACGGTAGCCATCGCAGAGACCGCGTTCCGCAACCGCATTCACAAGCTGTTCTACAACGCCAAGCAGGAAAAAGAGACGGGCCAGCAACGGCTCGCACTCTCGAAAGAGGCCATGGGATCACTCAGCAAAGGCGGTCCCTACATTGGGCCACGCGGTGGCAAATGGGCGGATGCCAAGCACACAATCTCGTGGGACGACCGGAACAAGAAACCCCGAAAGAAGCGCGCCAAGAGCAAGGCGAAGGCGAAGAACAAGGGTGTGGACGGCATGGTTCAGCCCGCGACTGGCAATAGCCGGGGCGAGCCCCTTGCGGCCGTACCGGGACGCATCTACGGCGTTTGGGCGCAGCACGTCGACGAACAGCGCGCGAGCACCGGACATTCGTTGACCCAGACGGTCACACATGTACCTAGCGGGCTCAGCCTTCAAAGGTTCACGTCGCAGCGGAAGGCTCGCGCCTTTGCGCAGTTCATGGATGAAAAGGTCGGCGACGTAATGACCGATCTGAAGATCAACGAGTCGCCGAACACCATGGACAACGCGGAGCACAAGGCGGCGTACGCGAAGATTCGTGCAGCGATGGACGACTACGAAGTGGCGGAGAAGGCCAAGAGCGATGCCGCACGCGAGAAGCGAGAAGCCAAGAAGGAAGCCGTCCGTGCTGAGAAGCATAAGAAGTCGCGATTCTCAGACGCGCAACGGCAGTACAAGGTGGGCTCCGATGAAGCGCGAGCCGCGGTGGCTCTCGACGAAAACGGCGACCACGACGGCGCCGCCAAGAAGTACGCGCGTGCGGCCGATCTCATGAACCTCGCAGCGGAAGCAGCGGGCGACGCTGGGGATAAGAACGCTCAGCGCGCAGCGAACAACCGCTACGAGAAGTACCATGGGCTCTCTAAAGACGCGACAAAGAAGGCCGCCGACAAGCGCGCCGCAGCGAACCGCGCGGAAGAAGCCGCAGCCGACAAGGCGCGCGAGGCCGGCAAGGTGGTCAAGCCCGGCAAGGTCGAAGGTCACCGGATGACCGCGGACGGCAAGCACATCGCAGACACCGGGTTCATGAACCGAACCGGGGGCGCACTGCCCGGCTTCAGCATGGAGCACATGGGCTTCGGGGAGTTCTACCTCAAAGGCCCCGGCGGGCGCATCGATTTCGCGCGGGGCGGCCCTGAGTTCGAAGGGCAGTCGGGCCGCAGCCACTACATGTACGATGACGCAGGCGGCGAGCTAGTGGAGAAGCTACTCGATGCCATGGCCGTCAAAAAGAGCGGCGACGCGATCGACGGACTGGAAAGATTCACGGGGGGAGAGTACATGGCGAAGAGCAAGGGAGACGTGATCCAAGAGTTGATCGCGAAAATGGAAGCCGGCAATATCTCGGAAGAGTTGATCGGCAAGATGAAGGCCGTTGGCATTCAGGATGACGTGATCCAACAGCTCATCGGCAAGTGCAACACGCGCAAGAGCCACTTCGAGCCGTCGCTCAAAAAGGGGCTCTACGCCTTCGAAGTGGATGGTAAGGGGCGCAAGCTCTCTGACAACTTGCTCCCGCAGTATCTTGCGGCGTTTGTCGAGCAAGCCTTCGAGCACGAGAAGCAAGAGTGCGAGCACATGGAGAACAAGCCGGCCGGCTACACCGATCAGCTCACTTTCTACGCGCAGCGGATCATGAATGAGCTGGTCATGTACATGCGGAACAACGCCGATCTCACGGCGGCGGGCAAGGATGCGACGAGTGAGACCATTGCCGCCATCCTTCGCAACTCCGGGCTCATTCAGCCCGACGTGAGCGGCTTCGACAATCCAGAGGGCAACGGGTGGAGCGGCGAAGCATCGCTCGTGCGTTCCGGCGCATCGCCGTGGCTCCAAGACGACCCGGCCGTGCGTCCCGCGGCGCAGATGGCCGAACACCACAAGCAAGCCTCGTTCATCGATGACACCGCTGATCCCGCTATCGCGCTCCGCAAATCGAACGTGGTCAAGCGGCAGCGCGCATTTACCGCCCCAGAACCAGAGTTCGTGGTAAAGGGGGACGGAGGTTGTCCGATTCACGGCTACGGGGATCTCACCAAGATGCAGAATCTTTCGCTCCCGATGGGCAAGTGCACGTGTAACTAATGGGGCTCTTAGACAATATCCGAACGGCGGGGTCGGGCGCTCTTGACGGTGCCCTACAGTCATTGCGCAAGGCTGACGAGCTAGGTGACGACGTACCCTTCGACGCCATGCAAGACGCGCTCATGAAGGGCGGGCTCGCGCAGCCCACCGACGAGAAGCCGCGTGGTCTCTTTCATGATCCCTACAGCGTCATGGATTGGGGCGGCTGGCGGCAGCGTCCCAGCATTCTCACGTACGATACGCTCCGCCAGATGAGCATATCGAACACGGTGATCGCGGCCATTATCCAGACCCGCGTGAACCAGCTCAGCCAGTTCGCCGTGCCGCAGCAAGGCAACTACGACCGGGGCTACCGCATTATCCTTCGGGACCGTCGCGACAAGAGTAAGGTCATGACGAAGGCGCAGCAATCGAAGGCCACGGAGCTAGAGCGCATGCTCGAATCGACCGGGTACATGCTCCCGAACGAGAAGCCCTACGACCGCGATTCGTTCCGCGGTTTCTTGAAGAAAATCGTGCGTGATTGCCTCACCTACGACCAAATCTGCATCGAGAAGGTGCGCGACCGCAAAGGCCGGATCAGCCGCTTCATCGCGCTGCCCACGGAGACCATTCGCCCGGCCGTCGCAGACGTGGAGCACATGGACCCCGAAGAGCGTCGCAACCGCGTCGCCTACGTCCAGGTCTACGAAGACTCTGTGATCGCGGAGTTCGGACCCGACGATCTGGCGTGGAGCATCATGAACCCACGCTCCGACCTACGCGTGAACGGCTTCGGGTTCTCGCCCATCGAACAGCTCATCCGCATGATCACGAGCTGGCTCTACGGCTTCGAATACAATACGAAGTTCTTCTCGCAGGGGTCCGCAATCAAGGGCGTCATCAACGTCAAGGGCGCCATCCCCGACCGTCAGCTCCGCGCGTTCCGACGCATGTGGTACTCGATGGTCACGGGCGTTCAAAACTCGTGGAAGACCCCGATTCTGAATGCGGAAGACCTTCAGTGGGTCTCGCTCCATTCGACGAACCGCGAAATGGAGTTCGGCCAATGGCTCGACTTCCTAACCAAGAGCATCTGTTCGGTCTACGGGATCGACCCGGTAGAGATCGGCTTCATCTACGGCTCGGGCGGGGGCGGCTCATCGCTCTTCGAATCCCGGCCGAACCAACACGAAGTGCAAGAGTCGAAGGATAAGGGGCTCCGGCCGCTCATCGAGCACATCGAAGACACGATCAACGAACACATCGTTTGGGAGCTAGAGCCCGACTTCGAGTTCGCGTTCACCGGCTTCGACGCCAAAGCCGAAGACAAAGAGCGCGAAGCACGGATGCTCGAAGTCACCAAGGTCAAGACCGTCGACGAGATCCGCGCTGAAATGGATGAAGACCCGCTGCCCGATGGGCTCGGGGAGATCATTCTCGACCCTGTGTTCTTTCAATGGGTACAGAGCAAGACCGGCATGGATGAGGGTGAAGGCGGCGAGTTCGGCGAAGAGGGCGACGACGACATGCCCGACTGGTTCAAGACCGCTTCGGGGGAAGACAACGAGCCCAGCGATGACGACAAGGCCAAGGGCGACGACAAGGCCAAGGATGGCCCGCCCGGCGTCAAGCAGAAGGCTTCGGGCAAAGACCTACCTTCGAGTGTGAAGGGCGGTAAGGATGGCCAGAAAGAGGCCCTAGCGGCGTCCATGGACGCGCTACGCACCGTCGACGTGTTGCGGAAGAGCCAAAGGGTGCACAATGGCCGCCAGACGATCGATGTAGAGATTGTGGGGGAATGATGGGGGTACGGACGAACACGGTGCTTTCGCTCGAAGTGGGTCAAGATAACTCGCTCGACGATTGCCTCTTTGAACGGAGCTTCACGGCGCTGTTAGACACGCTCGACCATGCGGTTTCGCAGGTCATTACGGTCGAATCAGGCACCACGAATCTCGCCGTGCCCATGGGAGACGTGGCCCAAGCCCGGCTCATCTACATCGAAAGCGACTTGGAAATCGAAGTCACGTTCGGCGGTGTGGCAGCCACGGGCGCTATCGTCGACGGAGCCGCGGGCACCTACCCGACTGGCTTTGCCGGCGGCGAGACCCTGAATCTTGAGGTCGACAACGGCGGGCTCGTGTCGTGCAGCTTCGACGCGGCCGATCAGTCGCTCGCTCAGGTCGTGAACCGCATCAACGCGTGCCTCGCACTGAACGGCCAAGCGCCCGTCGCGTCGGATAACGGCGGCCAACTCCGGCTCGCGAGCACGCTCACGGGTTCCGCATCGGAAATCGACATTCAGAGCGGCACTGCGCTCGCGATTTTGGGCCATTCCATTGGGATTACCAACGGGATCAACGCCACACCGGGCACCGCAGCGCTGCAAATCCAGCGCCCCGCCGATCCTTCGGGCGCGACCGCCGCAGATGGCGTGCTCGCCTACTTTTTGGCGACGATCAACACGAGTTCGGTGTCGATCAGCAACCTTTCCGCCACGGCCAACGCGCGTGTCCGCGTCATGATCGCTGGGGATCTGGTCACGACGCCCTAGGCTCATGGCGTCGCCAGCCAAGATACGAGTTCAAGCGCCAGCCGACCTAGATCCGATTCAGATCGCCCAAGCGGTAGTCGGAAACGGACTTTTGGTGAAGGCGGAGCCTGTGCCGCGCTACGGCAAGCGCACCTTCAAGCGCTACAAGCCCATGGTGACGAGCGTGGTGCGCTTCGAGAAGGCGTACGACGCCCAGCTCGTGGCCATGATGAAGGCGCTCCGCAAGCACATCGAGAAGACCACGGGGACGCGCATCGCCAAGGCCGACACCTACCGGCCCTTGCTCACGCCCGGCGAGCTATTCGAGCTGCAACAGATCATCGAAGACTACCATCGGGCGTTCATCGCCGGGACCGTGGGACCGGAGACCTTGCCGCCGGGCCAGGTCAAGCGCTTGATCGACGCCGGTATCCTTCCCGAAGACTTGCAGCACACGTTCGTGCCGACCGATAAGGTGCTCCCGCCCGCCGCGATGGACGCCATCGAAGACGCCTACCGCTACGGACACGTGCTCTCCGCGTCGCGCACGTATGAAGAGCGCAAGCGCACGTACGGGATCACCTACGACCAGTTCGTACGCACGTACGCCCCGAAGGTGCCGAACGGCCCGAACGAGAAGCACGCCATCGCATGGGCCAAGCACTCCGCGGCCACGGAGATCAAGGGGCTCGGGAACAAGGTCGCGGCGGATTTCAGCACCATCGCCATCGAAGCGGACAAGGATCTGAGGCGCCGCTACGAAGGTGTCATTCGTGATTCAGTCTCGGAGAACATCCAACGCCAAGAGACCGTGCAACAGCTCGCGAGCGACTTGGGCCACAAGACCGGGGACTGGTCCCGCGATTTCAAACGCATTGCGGCCACCGAGAAGCACAAGGCGATGCAAGAGGGCATCGTCACAGGGCTCGTGGAGCGCTACGGCGATCCCGACGATATCCGGGTCGCCAAGATGCCGAACCCCGATGCGTGCCCGCATTGCCTTCGGCTGCACAAGCACCCCGATGGCCGGCTCAGGATATTCAAGCTCAGCGAGCTAGTGGAGAATGGCAGTAACGTCGGCCGCAAAGCCGCCGCTTGGCAAGCCACGGTTGGCCCTGTGCATCCATGGTGCGGCTGCGATCTCATCCATGTGCCCGAAGGCTGGGGCTTCGATGAGAGCGGCGACATGCTTCCCGAAGCGCTACTGCGCAGCGATTGGCTCGCATGGGATCTGCGCAAGAGCGCAACCGCCGCCCCCATGCTGAGCTACGGGGAGAGCCGGCCCGACAAGGGCGTGGTGATCCGGGTCGGCGACCCTGAAGTGCACGCTGAGATCCAGATGGTGATCGACAAGACGCCGCCGGAGATATTCGATCGGAAGGTCGGGATCACGTTCATTACGACCGATATCCCCCGCGCGCAGAACCCGCTCGAAGAGCACGACTACGCGTATTGGAGCGGCAATGAGATCCGGGTCTCGCAGACCCTTCCCGCGGAGCGCATCGCACGGGTGCTCCCCCACGAGATCGGGCACTCCCTGAACGTCCACCTCATGCACGAATTTGGGAACATCGAAGCGGTCAAAGAATGGCACGCCAAGCTCGACGCGATCAGCCAAGATGAAGGCTACGTGAGCGACTACGCGAAGCGCGAGCCCATCGAGAACGCCGCCGAAGTCACGATGAACTATCTGTACCACCGCCAACGGCTTATGCTTCGATGGCCCCGGCAGTTCGCATTCGTGCACAAAGCGTATCGAAAAATCTGGTCATGACGGCTCAAGGGATAATGAACGGCGACAAGCACTTGCACTGCCCGCATTGCGACCGCCCGATCTTTCGCAAAAGTAGTTCTGGCGCGCGCTACAAGGCCAAAACGTCGATCATCGTGTTGCACAAGAGTGGCGACGTGGAGATCAACTGCGGCTCGTGCAAGCGCGCGGTTATCCTCGCAAGAGCGAAAATCGAGCTGCGGAAGGCTGTTTTCATCATCCCGAAGAGTTGACACGCCCTAGGGGATACTGTCAGATCATCATCGGGGCCTAGGTTACGCGGGGGCGTGATCATTAGAGGCGGTTCAACCTTCGACGGTTGACCGCCTTTTTTGCGTTCTGGGGGGCAAATTGGGAGCAACACCGTTCAAATTCGATATCGCGGTCGAGTGCTTTGAAAAGGCGGGTGCCGATCCCTCCAAAGAGCGCCGCATCGGGGGCATCGTGTCGACGGGTGCGATCGACCGCCAAGGCGAGCGCCTGATCCAGACGGGGCTCGACTTTTCGCCGTTCTTGAAGGGCGGCTGGTTCAACGACAATCACGATAGCAGCACCGAGGCGTTGGTCGGATATCCCGACAAATGCGAGCTGCGCGAGCTGCCCGATGGGGAGCAAGGTTGGTACGTCGAAGGTTATCTTCTGAAGGGCCACCAACGCGCCGACAACCTTTGGAACATTGCCCAAGCGTTGCAGAAGAGCGACCGCCGGCTCGGGTTCAGTGTCGAAGGCCAGATCGAAGAGCGCGACGCGACGAACCCGACCGTGGTTCGCAAAGCGTCCGTGCGCGAGGTCGCGATCACACGCTGCCCCGTGAACAACGGCACAGGGCTCGATGTGCTCGCGAAGTCGCTGAGCGCTGGCAGCGCCGTGGGCGACCCCGGCACCGCGCCCGGTGAAGGCTTCCCGCTTCGGACCGAAAGTCTCGAAGGCGGCAAGAAAAAGAAGAAAAAGAAGCGCCTCTACAAAGCATCTGAGGCGATGGAAAGACTTCGCGCAATCCGGCCAAACCTGGACGGCGCGCTAGCAGAGAAAATCGTGGCGTACGCGATGAAGTGGCACGCCGAAACGGAGGATATCGAAAATGCCGGATGAACAAACATCGGGACCGCAGGTAACGGATGACGGCCTTGGGAAAGCTCTCGATGAGCTTCTGAAGGCGGCCGACGCTACGAGCTTGGCCAAGGGCGCAACGCACTCGGGCAAGGGTTCCAACTCAGTGGAAACCAGTCCCCACGTCGACGAAGACGGCACCACGGCGGGCTCGCTCGCCGGAGCCGGCGACGTAGGCGGAATCGATACGCTCATGGTCGCCAAGATGAGCGCTGCGGGCATTCCCGCCGGTATCATCAACGCCTTCGCAGCCTTCATGAGCGACGACGAAGAAGAAGAGGACGAGGACGAGGACGACGACAAGGAGAAGAAGGAAAACCCCTTCGACAAGAGCCTTGAGCCTTCTTTCCAGAAGTCTATGGACTCGTTCCGAGAAGACTCGGTTATCGATGACACCATCGATGTATCGCCGTTCCTTGAGGCGCTGACGGCCCGCACGGCCGATCAGCTCGATGCGATTCGCAAGAGCGCGGGCCACTTCGAAGGCCAGCAAAACCATGTGAATCAGAAGCTCGCTGCGGCACTCCACCAAATCGGTGGCTTGCTCAAGAGCCAGACCGGCGTGATTCAGGCTCTCGGGCAGCGCTTGAATCTAGTCGAGCGCACTCCGGCACCGCAGAAGGGAGCGACCCAGCTCTCCGGCGCGCAGCCGCTTCACAAAGCAATTCCGGGCGAGCTTGGCCAGGGCGGCAAGGATCTTCGCAAGAGCGAGATTCTGTCAACGCTCACGTACATGAACTTGGAAAAGGGCATGCACGAGATCAACGGCCAGCGCACATCCGAACTAGTCGGGCTGTTCGAAGGGGGCAACGTCATCGATGAGAAGACCGTCGGTGCCGTTCAGAGCTTCCTCGCCACCCACCCAAATGAGGCGGACGCGGCTCGGCAGTACGCCTAAACGCGCCATGGAAAGAAACAAGAGAGGATTGAAAAAATGAGTGTTGGATCATTTGTTTCGGCGCGAGACTACCGCGATTACGGCGGATGGGGCTCTTCATCGCCGGACGAACTAGCAGAGCTTCGCAAGGCGCTTGTAGCCGGCAGCGACGTGAACGACCCAGGCGTTGCGCCCGGTGTCGGATTTCCGTTGAGGACGGAATCACTCGAAGCGCAGCTCAAGAACCTGACGTTCGAAATGTCAGAAATCAAGTTGTTCCGCAGCATCGCCAAGGTGCCAGCGAGCAATACGGTCGAGGAATTCAACCGTTTGGTGAGCTACAGCCGTTCGGGCAGTCGCCGCTTCAACATGGGTTGGATGAGTGAGGGAGCGCTTCCAGAGGAAGAAGACAGCACCTACGAACGTGTGACCGTTCTCACGAAGTATCTCGGCGTTGTGGGCCGGGTCACACATGTGGCCAACACAATCCGGGCTGCTCACGGGAACGTGATCGCGCTCGAAACCATGAACAAGACGATGGATCTTCTCAAGAATCTTGAGAACGCCCTCTTCTTCGGAAACTCCGCGCTCATTCCTGAGCAGTTGGATGGCTTGGAAAAGCTGATCAGCGACGGTGCTCCCGATAACGTGGTCGACCTTCGCGGTGCACCGCTCACTGAGAGCGCCATGAACGACATGCTGCTTCAGATTCGTCAGAACTACGGCATGGCGACCGATGCCTACTTCAGCGCCGGGGCCTTCTCGGATCTCGCGAAGCAGGTCTACGATCGTCAGCGGTTCGCACTGGCGCCAGCACCGGGCACGCTCGGTACGACCGTCACGGCTTTCCAAGGCCAACACGGCAAGATCAATCTCCACGACCACGTGTTCTTCGAGGACGAGCAGTCCGCGTTGACCGGCGGTCTTGGCGATGCGTCGAAGGCGCCGCTCGTTCCGACGATCACCGTGGCTCCGGCCGCGGCAGCCAACGCAGCTTCGCAGTTCGTTCTGGCAGACGCCGGCACGTACATCTACACGGTCGTGGGCGGGAACAAGTTCGGGCTCAGCCCGTCGCTCGACTCGGCTTCGGTCGTAGTTGCAGCGGGCGATCAGGTCACCTTCACGGTCGGCGACGGCGGTCAAGGAACCACGTTCTACGAAATCTACCGCAGCGATGTGGGCGGCGCGGCTTCGACCGCGAAGCTCATGACTCGTGTCGCGCGCACTGGCGCAACGCAGGTCATTACGGATAACAACGATGACATTCCGGGGACCACCAAGGGCTTCGTCTTGCAGCAAAACCAGCGCTCAATGAGCTGGGCTCAGCTCTTGCCGATGACCCGCGTGCCACTTGCAACCATCGATACGAGCATAAGGTGGGCGCAGGTAGTATATGGTGCGATAAAGCTCTACACGCCCGCACGTAACATCGTGGTCAAGAATATCGGCCGCGAACCGGGTAGCCTCTAAGGGAGGAAGCCCATAGCGAAAGCTGGTAGAACGGGGCGAGCGGGCGTAGGTTCGCTCGCCTTTTCTACTTTTTGGAGGGAAAAAGGACCATGAAGATCAAGAATGAGAACATGGCAGGCACCGAAATGGGCTTGCGATACGGCGACGGCACCGTGACCGGGGACGAGAACGGGATCTTCGACGTACCCGCCAAGGATGCCGAATTCCTTCTGAGCACACCGGGGTGGAGCAAGCTCAAAAAGGGCTCTCCCTTGAGCGGAGCGAGCACGCACCCCTCATTGGCCCCAGCACCCGACCCAGCACCCGACGAGCCTGAGCCGGCGCCTGAGACGGCCCCAGCGGACGATGGCGGGGGCGATGAAGGGGACGACGGCGAGGATGCGCCCGAAGGCCCTGATCTCGAAGCCATGACCAAGGCGGAGCTTTTGGCGTGCGCGGCGGAGTACGGCGTCGAAGACGTAGACTCGTACATGCGCAAAGACGATATCAAGGCAGCGCTCGAAGCCGCGCTTTTTGAGGGGGAGTAATGGCCGCTCACGCTGACGATCTGCGGTACTTCTACGCAGAGCACTTGGGGGATTCGGTTCAGGTCACGTGTCCTTCGGGGGGCACGGTCGAGCTGCCCGAAGCACTGACGCCGGGGCGCTACGAGATCCGCGTGCCCGCCTACGGGGGTGGGGATCTGTGGATTCGCCAAGGGGCGTTTGGCGACGTTCTGGCTGCGAATGCGGCCCCGTCCACGCAGTTCGTAGGACATACGGACGTAGGGCACCTCAACTACCCGGTCTTCACGCTCATGGTGCGCGGGACGCTCGACAACGGTCTTTCCTTTTACGGGGACGGCGGTACGCCCATCGCGCAGATCACCAAGGTTTCAAGGGACAAGGGATAATGCTACGCGAAAAGAAACAAGGCGGGCCGCTGGTCAAGATCAAAGAGCAGCCAGCGCGCAAGCCACCGCCCAAGCGCGTTGTGCCACCGGCCCCTAAAGAGATCGAAGTCGCGCTGGATCAGCAACAGCTCTTACGCATGCAGGCGACCCAGACAGACGATGGGCTCGTGATCTCGGCGTTGGTTGCAGACGGCTACACCGATGGCGAGGGGGACTTTCATCCCGTGCGTCGGCGTCGATTCCACTACACCGGGGAAGCGGCGCTCACGGTGGCGTGGGCGGCTTTCGAAGAGGCGTTGTGGACGGTCATCGATGAAGAGCCGGCGCCCTTCGAGCGCCCCGCTGATCAAGGTGAGCCCTTCCAAGTCGCGCCTACGGAGTAAGTGATTGACCCCAAACAGAGCATACGCCCCTATCGCAAGGTCGATATGGGCACGGAGCTGGCGGAGCACGATGCTCGGCTCCGCAAACTTGAAAAGCTCGAAACTCAGGTTCGGGTCTTTCAAGTGCTCGCCGGGATGCTGTTGCTCACATTGATCGGCTCATGGCAACGGGGGTGCACGCGGGAGGACAATCAGCGCATCGAACAAGCAGGGCTGAAGCAGGCCGTCGAATCGCACGCGAAGCAGCCGCATGGGGTGGACCAAGACACGCTTGATAGCATGCAGAACACGGACAAAGAGCACGGCGAACGGCTTTGGACCATCGAGAAGCGCCTCTACATCCGAAAGAAGAAGTGAATGCAGCACGTAGTCGACGTACCTGAAGAGATCGAAATGCGGCTCGCGAGCGAAGCAGACAAGCAAAAGCTCTTCGTGAAGGATCTGATCCCGCTGATCCTCGCGGAGTATTTTCAGATGTGGGATGACATGGAAGGTGGGGCTGCACTTTTGAAGGTGGATACGCCAGAATGAGCGTGGGGGGATCATGGGCCAGGTAAATCCAATCGATGCAGCGGAGAACAGCGGCGTCGACACGCGCGCGCAAGGCAACGTCATCCGCGTCACGACGAATGACCCCAAGATCGCCGTGGCCATCGAAGCAGGTTTCGAGCGCTTGGTGGTCGAGCGCAGCACCGATCAGGGGCTCACGTACGAAGAGATTTCCCACGCGTCGGAGCGCCCTGTGCTCAAAGAGGGGCAGTTCGTCTACGAGTTCTTCGACCGCTGCGGCGACCCCGGCTACCTCTACCGCACGCGCTACGTCGGTACGATCAAGGGTGAGAAGTATTGCACCGACCCAAGCCCGTCCATCCTTGGCGCGGGCCTTGCGGTCCGCAATATCCTGACGGTCGAGCAACTGAAGAGCCGCTACATGTTCGGGCTCGACCTGACGAACGACAAAGGCGAACCGCTCGAAGACGACGTGTACCTTTCGTACATCATGGCGGCGATTCGCGGCTTCGAGAAGCAAGTCGATATCCCGCTCTTGCCGACCACGTTTGTCGAGAAGCACGACTACTACCGGAACGACTATCACTCGTTCAACTTCATCCACTTGGATAACACTCCGGTCATCGCCGTTGACGAGTTCCGGGTGCAGTACCCATCGGGGCAGAACGTCATCATTTTCCCCGGCGAGTGGATTCGCCTGAGCAAGCTCGAAGGGCACGTGCAGATCGTGCCCACGAGTGGCACGCTCTCCGAGATCCTTGTCGGCCAAGGCGGCAGCTTCCTTCCGGCCATCTACAACGGGCTCGACTATCTCCCTGAGCTTTTCGAAGTGGCCTACACGGCGGGCTTCGAAGACGGGAAGATCCCGGCCGATATCATCAATCTGATCGGCATGATGGCGAGCATCGGACCCTTCCACATCTTTGGCGATCTCATTGCCGGCGCGGGCATCGCGAATATCAGCCTGAGCATGGACGGGCTGAGCCAATCCGT